AACGTTTCATTCCTTCAATGTTTAGATCTTCAATGAAAATATAATCATATTGTTTGCATAATTCATGAGCTAATTTCCATTGAAAATCAGATCGAAAATCGTTTATTTTACGATACGCTTGTTGAAGTTCAAACAGTCTTCTTTTTCTATTATTGGATCCTTTCTTCGCATTAGAAAACTTTCTATTTAGTTTTCTAATCTTGTTTTGATATTGCTTGAAGAATAGTGGAGAATTGATTTTACTACCATCGCTTTTAGTTAGGTAAGTTTTCAGACCAAAATCCAATCCTAAAGATGCACCATCATATGTCTTTCTGTAAGAGTTTGCAGGATTGTAATCTGTAACTATAATCAAACTAAAACGATAGCAGGTTTCTCTGACTATCCTTATTTGTTTAACATTACCTTCATATGTTCTACTGTATGAAAACTTAAAACGTTTCTTTCCTTTGTTGATTGTAAGGATATTACCGTTTAAGGTAAAACCTCCTTGTTTAAAAACAAAAGAGTTGAAACAATCTGATCTTTTAAACTTAGGTGGTCTCTTTGATTTTCTTTTAAAGAAACGATTATAAGATTCATCAAGACGTTCAAGTATTCCTTGTGTTGTTTGAGAATGAAGAAGATTTCTTTTAATTCTTTTAGCAAAATGCTTCTTCATTTTACCAATTGAGATATATTTCCCAAACAACTTGTAATACCTACGCTGTATAGATAAAGCGTGATTCCATACAAAACAACATTCACGAAGCATTTTATCAAGATACTTCGTTTTCTTGGAATGATAGATGTTGTATTTGTAGGTAATCATTTTTTTTATTTACAATTTTGATTCAAAATTAATCAAACCAATTCATCCACCTCCTAAAGTATGGTGGTTTTGTTGGTTAAATAATAATAACACATTCATCAGAGTCCTTATACTTTGACCACTCTGGGAGATCACCCTCGTAGGGTACGCAAGTGGACGGAGTTATATGTGAACAATTATACTTTTTCATACCAGCAACCTGTTAATATGTTCCTTTAACGATCTTACCTCATCCGGGCATAACCCGCAATCATTATCACACAATGACCTTTGCAGACGAATTATCTTACCCCAATAAGACACATCAGGCTTATTCCCGATCCTATACCTATGATACCTCATGTATCCACCCCATTGACAAGATAGCCATTCGTCTACGACCTTACATAGATCTATTCTATCAAGGTTTGATATAGATTGCGCGCCCATCGAGTATCTCCTTTCTCATTTCCTGTACCTCCTCGTCAGGCGGGCATCCATACGGCAGGTTCTTGATCCATTCACGGATCTTTTTCTGCATATTAAGATAAGATACACCCACGCCATCACCCTTGGTACGAACTTGCTTATATATACTAACCACGTCACGTTCCATGGTCTGCAACGGATCTTGCATAACCATACAACCAGCGGTGCTTCTAGAAGCGTACTCCATATCGCTAACAGCGGTAGAAGAAGAATGATTCATCATACTTCTCTCAATCCTTTCCCTCTCGGCCTTTAACGCCTTTTCCTTACAAGTATTACAACCCACGACTAAATATTTTTATGTTTAACAATCCACGCAATTGGTAGCCATCTCAAGAAGCTCTCCGACACGATCAATAATCTCATGGGCGGACCTTATGTTATCCAACCTGACATTCGCCTCGGCTACGGCCATAAGTGTCTCCATCTCCTGTATCTTGTCTATAAGACCCTTATCCTTGTCCTCGCATAAGACATCAGTCTTGATCCATAGCCGGTCAAGACGCCTGCGTATAAGATCCGTCTTAAGATACTTGCGACTGAAATTGTAAGTGGAAGGGCTACCTATGATCTTAATATCGTATATCCCGTCAGGTAGGTCAAGATACTTGACATTACAATCATCGTAATTAAAACAATTGAGACCTAGTGTTAGGCTGGTAAAAGTATTGACCTGATTCTTGCCAAGAAACAACGTAACGGGGTCGGACATACCCGGCGTAGTGATCTCGATGATCGCCTTCCTATCCTCCAGCAGCCCCCATTCAGACTCATCCAGAACCTGCAATACCTTTGGATCACGTGTCTCTAGTACCTGAAATGACAACCGAATATCATTCATATTAACCTTCTTATCGTACCTACACAAACTATCGTCATAACGAGCCTGCATATCAAGATCCGGGATATCGGTATAATATGTCTTGACCTCATGGCCGTTAATAAACACCGATGTTATCTGGCAAACATGAGATCTAGCGACATCGAAAAACACCATCCTTACATTACCCTCGTAATCAACGCCAGATGTCGGGTATGTCAATATCTGGGTGTTATACTCACCATCGTTACGTCTGGCCACGACAGTAATAACGATAGGTTTCTCTATATCATAATCATCCATGATAATCCTTGCGGCGAACTTATCATGAATTATCTTCGGTATGATGTTTATCTGGTTCATCTTAATATCTTTTTCACAAAGATACTAATTTGATCGATAAAACAAATGAAGCTATAAGATAAGAGCATTAAGAAGATCCTGTTCGCTTAGAATTATACCGCCATTGATAGCCATAGACATAGCTAGGTAAAGACATAGGCATTTAAGATCGTATCTAAGCATTCTACCCCTAAGAGATACGATAAATTTTTTAAGGTCAGGATTATCTCCAGCCAAAGACATATAGCCGCTAAAAAGGAACGTATTGTATATAGGATCGGATGTAGATGATTTTATATCGCTGTAAGACATACCACAAATATCAACCCACAATCTTATAGATTTGACGATAATCTCCTTTACAATAGACTTATTCAACAGACATCCGAATCTAACCAAAGCCACTATATCTCCCCACTTCTGATCGGATATCTCTTTCATAACATACATCGACCCATTCAAAGGGTCTTTTACAACAGATGACAATATATTCTTACATCCAATGGAATCCGATAGCTCTTGGATATTAAACATACCATTATCGTGGTTAAATACGATGAATACATCTCCACCTCTTACGATACTAAAGCTACTCATCACGAATCCTCCACAAAAGAATTGATATCAAAACAATCATCAAAATGGCATAAATCATGCTCATGCCCTTTCTTGCCATTTTCTATATCAGAGATAGACCTATCAGCTAAAGACCTTAACTCCAATAGACTTACACCTAAAAAGTCTAACGCAGCCTTAAGATACTTATACAAGGTAGAGGTTTTCATTTCTTTAAACCCCTCGTGAATCAAACGACTATTATATATATCAAAAAGGACTTTATTATTCCTTCCATCAACTCTTTCCCCATTATTTTTAAGGCTACCATCAGATTTAACCATCTTTCTTATCTTATCAACGGATCTTGTATTTATGATATTAACCATAATCATAACCTTATAATCAACAGCGGCCCTTCTGGCCTTATTAGCTCTTCCCTTTGAGCTTACAGGAGCGTTATCACCACCACCAATATATCTGAACTTAGCCTTATTCACGAAGCATGATGGATAGACCTTACGCATATTCCACTTATAATTATAATCACCGATTGACCTCATGATCGACGACTCTCCGTCAACTACCAATGATATCATATTATAAGCCTTCTCAAAACACTTAAAAGAACCGACATGCTCATAAATGAACCGATATGTCATGCCTAGCTTAAAGTCATTATCAGATATCCTATTAAACGCAATAGCCCTATCAAAGTTGATGATAATAGCCATGATAATCTTAAGCCTAAAATAAGGAGGTATATAGATGTTGTTAGGATCAATATCCCTTGGATTAGCCGTGGTATAATCAGCGCCAGCGAAAGTATCTCTACGTTTCTTAAAATTACGAGGATATATAGGTTGTCCTTTAGACAACTTAATACAAGTACGTCCCTCAGCTACCTGCCTCTTCTCAGCCTCTGTATATACCGGGAACTCCTTTATCATAGAAGAGCATTTCCTTATATAATCCAAGTCAAAATTCATATCGTTCATATCTTATCCACTTCAAATATACGTAAAATATAGAGAATGGTAAAGAGAAAATTGAATTAATTTATCATAATACCACTGCTATTATTTCAATAATAACGTAACTAACTAAAACACAGTTGTCTATTTTGTGACATGTGATATAAGGAGCTTCGCCCCTTAAGAAGGGAATCTCATTATAAATCCTTTCTTTATTTAATTACTTACTATCTTTACCTCATAAGTTGATTAATTAAAAAGCATTAGCTAACGCTTTCTTATAATTCAAAGTATATAAGTTAATTACATTAACTTAATAATCTGTAGTAGATTGAAAATCTAAGATCTTAATAATAATGTATATCAATGATTTAGTTTAGTGTATTTTTGACACATACTTATGTTATCGATGGATCTTTGATCGACAAACTACTACCTACATCAGACGTTAATGTATTGATATGTTTACTTCTTTCCAACGCTTAAGCGTAATACGCCAAGGGGAAAAGGGAGGTGGGCTACGAGTCGCTCCGCTCCTGGCCGGCCGTGCGGGGATACCTCCTGCCCTGCCTTACGGAGCCGCCACATTTCCTTTGGTGTCAACAGAGATAGACCTCAAAGAGATATTGCCTCACCTGGTATTTACTAGATAAGGGATTTTCTTCAAGGCAGTTTCTAGTTGAGTAAAAATCTGGTCAAAGAAGTTGTCTGGTCAAAGACAAAATTTTATATTCGCGATGCGGTCGGTTGGATGAGCGGTTTAGTCGGTGGTCTGCAAAACCATATACCCCGGTTCGAATCCGGGACTGACCTCATTTTGGTTTTGGTTGATACGTGGGTAAGGATGAATGGCAAGGGATTATGGTAGATCATAATCCCTTTCTTTTTGGAGGTTCAAAATCTGACTCCCATCTAGCTATATCACTTATCCTGAAATCGTCCATCATAAAATTTCCGTTATCCATACCATCACCTCGTGTATTAATACCTAGGTTATAAGACCTAAGGGAAAGCGTATTATTGGTTTTCGTGTTAATAATAAGTATACCATTAACAAAACATCTTAATATGTCATATTCATTACTGCTTCTGACTATAGCTATATGATACCATTTGTTTGCCTCAACTCTACCAACATGCCAACCAGCTTGTTGAGCTTGAAATAAAAAATAAAAACCAGTACCTGTTAAAACTACACCAAAATAAAAAATACCATTAGGATATTCATGCTCAACCAAACAACTTGTAACAAGATTGGTTGACTTATACCAAAAGTCTATAGTAAATGGATGACCGTCATAAAACAGCTCAGGCAATAACGATTCTTTGGTGTTTATGATAGTATAAAGAAAAGGATCCGTTTTGTTATATTGGACACATTGTATTGAGCCATCGGTGATAAGATTGCCATTATTGGCTATAAAGAGATTGCCAGAGGGAGTAGGATTCCCCTCTACCTTAAAATTACCATTGAATCTCATCAAAAACCTAGTATGATCATCGATCCCCCCCTAGTATATTCAATCATTCTTCGTCTCATAAAACCTTCATCTTTTTTAGTAAATATATTAAGCCCAATAATATCAACAACACGCTAATTGATGTGACAGCTATTGGCCATCTTGATTCTTTCTTGTCATCTACATCCTTATGTTCGATGTCTGTCTTCTTATCAATATCCTCAATACCGGTGATCGTCTTATCAATGCCAAGAGAATCGACCATCACCGTGCTGTCCCGCCGGCCGATGACGATATGAGCGTCCGTCTGGGAGGACACGGATCGCTCCCCAGTGGATGGATCCACCTCCTTCGTAGTATCGAATTTCCTCTCAGTTATGACAATATCAGCATTAAGATCAGATGTCCTGATCTCTACGATCTTCCGATCTATGACCTCATCTATCATCGTCTCTATCCTGCTGATCAACCGGCTATCAATAGACGTTTCGCTAACCTGCCTCCTGCTTCCGCAAGAGGACAGGAATAGCGACAGACCTAAACAAAAAACAGCCCTAAGACTTATCCTTAACCTCATCATCGGCAATCCTCCTTATATCGTCAAACGTCTCATCAGGTATGTTCTTGGAGAAGCTAAACATCTTGAACACGTTTATTCTCTTGAACACAGCCTTGAATACCTTCACCAAATAAGCGTCAGAGAAAGCATCCCCTATCGTATTCAAGAAAAGCATCACATATCCAACAAGGGCTATATACACCCCATATTTGGTAACGGTAAGTATCATGCTAGCCTCCTCCTCGATCGGGTATAACGTCTTATATATAACACATAATGTCATTACTATAAAACAGGACAAAGCGAACTCCTTAAGAATATCAGTAAACCTGACCTCCCTAAACCATCTCTTGAAACTAAACCTCCTCCTACGGCTTCTACGGAGCTTCCAGCCCCTTACGCTTTGCGCTAACCTAGCCAAAAAATTCGCTATTAATACTATAAGTAATACAGTCAATAAATGATGCACTGGCTGGAAGTAAGCCCAACAAGAAGCACCATACGCAAGCGCTATATTCCATAAAGCCCCCACTCGCTCTATCATGTCTTTGTCTTTCATTTTATACCCTATACGCAAAGTTAACCACCATACCGTTAAGCACCTAAAACACCACGGCGTGTATACCGTTCCTAGTATCAAGGCTATCAAAATGCAACCAATTTACCTTTCCCTCAAGCCGGAAAGGATATGGCAACATATCTTGATGATCCAAGATCAAGCCTCTAGCCTGTTCCGCCGTCATTGACTTGACATCGAAATCCCCAGCCTTACCCAACACATGAGCGGATAGATAAACATCTTTCTTATCCTTGACTATCTGGCAGATGTTGCATCTAAGACCACGTTGGGAAAACTGCCCCTGCTTGTCCCAATTATTACAATACATAGGCTGTTTAATTATATCCCTCCGTAATATAAGAAGATTATGGAGAAACGCTGTATCAAGAAACTGCCACGATCTGTCCTTCCACTTATTGTATGTATGAGGACACACCAATTCCACTATATCAAAATACGAACCTAGTTCTTTTATAATATCATTTCTATTCATATTATCAATTTTTAAAGTAATGCAAAATAATAATACCACGATAACCTGATCCTCCTCGACCGCTCGTAGCTCCACTATTAGACGCTTTAGAGGCTCCTCCTCCACCACCTCCATAATAAGTGGCATCATCTCCATTTTCGCCATTAATAATAGCGCCCTCAACATCCTTAGCTCCAGCTCCATCACCTCCTCCGTGATTGCCACCTTTACCTCCGGATAAAAAGCCAATATCCCATCCTCTCGTATAAGCTCCCGATCCACCACCAGCGCCCATAGGATAAGGATATCGGTCAGGATATTTGTTGTTAAAAACATATGATCCATCTTGCCCTGGATTCCCCGGGAAGGATCATGACCATCCCCTTCAACTCCATATCCGCCTCTTCCACCTTTACCGGCAATAGCCTTATATATACCGAATATACTATCACCACCTATATCTCCGACAACTACCCTATATGTAACAAATGGATTTACGGATATAGTCCCAGTCAGTACACCACCTCCGTTACCGCCACTCCCGGCATTATATACATCGGAATATCCTCCATTAAGACCTCCGGCGACCAACGCGAACTCAACCTCATAGACCCCATCAGGAACCTCCCAATATCCATTATCCTGAGGAGATAGTTCCTCGAATACCTCTATTATCTTCTTTTTGGGTAACATCCTTCTTCTCATCATAAGGCAAACAGGATTTTACCCCCCCCCAATTTAATTTTAAAATATTGATATTCATAATATTATTCTGGTTTAATCGTCCATCTCTGGGCGTAGTTATTTTTTAGCACATATATCTTCTCCATAGGTGTAGCGGGAGACCCGTTGGACGAGCCTTTCACGAATCCCTCTGGGGCCTGCTCCGTTCCGGAAGGACGCCGGTTTTCGGTTGGATAAGTAGCAGTATACATGCTTACCGAAAGACCATAGAACTGATTCCTCTTTCCGTCATTAGCTACCGATGTCATGGTTATCTGATCCCATTCCGTAACCAGTTTATAAAAAGAATCCACGAAATCATCTGATCGTTGCTGGCTAAGAGTAGAACAATTCACGTTAAACCATGTAATAGCCCTCATCTCATAAATATAATCCGGAAGCTTATCCATTCTAAGACTATTGCTATGAGCTGCAATGAAACCAGTAAGATGTTCCAATCCCCTTCCAGACATATTATCATCATTCCAACTCGTCCTCCTTTCTCCACTTACCCAGTCATCTAAAAAATAAAAATCAGTAATATTAGGATTTATCTTATCTACCTCGAAAAAAGGAAGGGTATTTATATCAAAATAATTCCACATATCAGAAGGGCCAGGATGCATTTTCAACGAAGTTAATTTAGGAAGATCATTAAACTCCTTTATATACCTATCCAAATAACATGAAGACAATTCAAGGGTTTGAAGATTTTTCATATTCTTTATATTTCTTATCCCACTAGCCTCTATATCCCTAAGATCAAGCATATTAAACATAACTAAATAATACACCTCAGTCTTACTAGTTATAGCCTCAGGTATTTCAGTCATTCTTTGCCCTACATTTGAAAGCTCTATATAAATTAATTTATTAGATCTCGACAATTTATCTACCGGTATGCCATCATTAACATACATCGTATGCGATACGACCAAAAACTCAAGTCCTGGTATATCCACAATCGGGAAAGCCGTTACCTTACAAAATTGAATATTGGCATAATAAATATCACAAGTAAAATCTATCGACACAGCCCGTTGCACGTCCCTCCTCCCATCAGCGTAAGCATGATTATCTATAGGTACGTATTGCGATCCATCCTCCTTCCTGAACCACCACGTAGTATTGGGATTTTTCCTATGTTGTATTGCCAAAGAACGGAATATAATACAATAATCATCCCGCCCTTGAACCTTGGTCATAGGAAACTGTTCCTTTATTCCATCCCCCCAATCCACATTAGCCATACCGGGCTTTCTGGATCTAAACTCAACATACGTATTAAAAGGATTACCAACGACAGGATCGGGTACATAATCATAATCATCGGTATAATAATTTCTAAGTGCCCTATCCCATGTGGTGAACCACACGAACTTGTTGGATGATGCCTCATATTTATATAATGTCTTAGCCATTACCTATCTTGTTAAAATATTCTACAATAACATTCCTGTCCAATCCCATAGAATCACATAAACACTCCCCTTCTGGTTGACCCCCAAACGATAATACCTTATCCGTATCATGAGCTAAAACATCTCCATTGCCTACAAAGGTACGCCCATCGTCAAATACAATAAGCTTATATGGCTTATACGACCTCGTGTCAATATCAGAAGATCGTATTGACCTTAACACCGAAGCCTCTGGTGCCATACTAAACCTCCATTCATAATTATTCATAAGCACATAAACCATCTCCATAGGAGTCGACGGAGAGCCATTAGACTGACCCTTTATAAAACCAGAGGGAGCCTGTAATACGCCACTAGGTCTTTTATCATCAGGATTGGAAGCTGAATACATACTTAGATACAATCCATAAAACTGATTTCTTTTGCCATCGGAAGCAGAGGAAGACATAGTGAGATAATCAAATCCCATCACCCTCTCATATAATGTCGATATAAACGTATCACATCGACCTTGGGTTAACAAGCTGCGATGCATATAAAAGCTATTCATAGACCTCATCTCATATATATAATCCGGGAGATTACTTACATCTATATTACTATAACTTAATGAAGCGTCGATACGCTCAATGTTTCCCAATCCCTTACCGCTCATATACGGATGCCAACTCACGACAGATCCATACCATCTATTTATATGATCGAAAATCTTTAAACTAGAATTTATCTTATCCACCTCATCCATAGCCGGGCATGTGTTAGGATCAAACGATGATGTGGCATGACCAGGACTTAAATACAAATCTTTTAAATTATTGAATGATAACCATTCCTTAGGATATAACCTTACCCTTCCACCAGCTAAATGCAATATCTCCAAATTAGGCCACATGGAAGGGAATTTCCTTATATTGGAAGCTTCGGTATCACTAAAGTCAATAGACTTGGACAAATTCAGACCTTTCAATTTAGTTAGTCTATTCCAATCCTCCGGGATGGACGTCAACGTATCCACACCAAACTCACTTAATGTTATACGCTCTATATTTACCGATCTCATTATCCTATCCTTTGGTATATCTGTTATGGTACGATCCCCAGGAGTACTTATAATTATATTGATAAGGCTAGGCATATCAAGTATAGGGAAACCTACCATCATAATCCTATAGGATTCCATCATCGTAACATCATTGGTAAAAGACATGGATATCACACGCTCCTTATCCATGCCATCATCATAAGCATGATTGGGGGCGGGAACATACTCACTCCCATCCTCTTTGTAAAACCACCATGGATGACTGTCTGGATTCTTACGATAACTTATATCCCTTCTCCTGAACATCAATCTATATTGACCATATATAGATCCACTCCTAGCCTTTACAAAAGGGAATTGCTCTTTATTCCCATCTCCCCAATCAACCTCGCACATGCCGGGAGCATTAGAATAAAATCCTATAATCTCATTATAATTATTATCATTCAATATAGGATCAGGCACATCATCAGTAGTATCATTCCTGTTAACGCCCCTAAAAGCGTATTTACCCTTAGTAAAAAAGGTTATAGACCCTTTATTCGTATCCTTACATATCAACTTCATACCTCTCCCTCCTCTATTCTCCTGAAATACTCGACAACCGGCGAGCTGTCCAATCCCAGATCGTTACAGATATCCATAGCCTCGTATTTGTCGGCGAAATTATACTTACTCATATTATCATCCAACACGTCTCCGCTGAACACGGATACATGACCGTCCTTTACGCCAAGGACGAACGGGGCGATCCTCGCCTTCCCCTCCCGCCGTGCCCTCGTAAGGGCGGCCTTAGAAGCCGGGGCAGGCGCCAAGACCCATGTCTGCCCGTAGTTATTGGTAAGTACATACACCTTCTCCATAGGCGTCGTAGGATTACCATTACTAACGCCCTTCACGAACCCATCAGGAGCCTGATAAACGCCAGACGGTCTCTTATTAGTAGGAGCTGAGGCAGTATATAAATCTAAGGTGAGTTTATAAAACTGATTCCTATTACCGTCAGAAGCCGTCTGCGACATCGTTATATAACTCCACGACATTATCTTATCATAAAACGTGTTAACGAACGTATCAGCCCTCTCCTGCGTATTTATAAATCTACCTCCATCACGCAAAGTCCATATCCTAAATTCCCTTATCTCATACAAGTAATCCGGAAGATCGTCTACCGGCGCCGTACTTGAAGAACAATACATATTATGGATCTTATTTAACTTCCCTCCTACTAAATCCTGCTTCCATGAACTACCGTTAGTCATAAAAGTAACGCTTTCCTTATCATCCCCTACCTTATCCACCTCATCAAATACAGGTATATTATTCCGATCGCTAATAATGCTTATACTTTTTGCCGGAATAGAATCAAATGCCGGGTCATACGAAGGTATATTGCACCAATTGAAATTAAACTCTGTAAGATTCTTCCATTCCGAGAATCTTCTCCAATTCGAATCAGGATCATCCCCAAAGTTAAAAACGTTATTGCATCCGAAATACCTCAGATCTTTCATGTTTAAAAAACCTTCTGGCCAATTACTCCATACACCAGGATGAGAAAAAGATCCCATCTGTATATTATGAAGATTAACGCTCTTGCTTATCCTGTCATATGGGATATCGCCATTTTTAAGAACGGATCTGGTCATAGCCAAATAAGTTATATCAGTAAGATTAATTATAGGGAACTCATGAAGGACAATACCATCCATATTGAACTCCCCGTCGATTACGTTAGAGAACCTCATCGTAACCGCCCTACGCCTGATATCGCTATACTTATGTGGAGGAACCGGTATGTATTGTGAGCCATCCTCCTTCCTGAACCACCACGTAGTATCGTCAGGATTCTTTTTGTACTCAATATCTAAAGACCTGAATACAATCCTATAACTACCATCAGATACCTTAACTAAAGGATATTGATCCTTTGTCCCATCACCCCAATCGACGTCCACGAATCCTGGCTTTCTTGTCGAGAACCTAAGATTGCGATTAAAAACATTCACTGATATTATCGGATCGGGTATATAATCAGCGCCCTTACCATCATAACAAGGGAACCTGTCCTCATTCACTATAAACGTGACATAGAACGCTACCGTGTCGTATCCTGCCAAAAAAGCCATACTATTAATTTATTGAGGTTATATCATAAGACACCCATTCCTTATATCCATTAACCATCTCATATACTTTGTTGATGGTCTTGCATACGACAGCGAATCCGATATCCACGTTAGGGAATTTCTCGTTAAGCTCATCAATAGTAAGTTCCCTGACAATACTCTCATCCCATTTCCTCATCTCCTTTACCTCCATAAGGATCGGTTTTCCGGTTATGCCTACGCTCATGACCCATTCTCCCTCACGATTGGCATCTGCCAGATCCGGAAAGATAGTAACGCCAAACAACTCCGTGAGCACGAACTCATCGCCGTTCCAGGTAAACGACACCGCCGCTCCGGGGGTCAAGACTACCTCGTTCACCGCCAGCATACTCACCAGCTTCTTGGCTCCCCCTGATACGGTCCCATTCAACACGACAGTCACGTTACCCGTAGCGCTATTAACAAACTTGATATCATTCTTCTCGCTATTTATAGCCTGTAACCTAGACCCAGATACGATATTTACGATCTCATAATTCTTGTCGTAAGTACTCTGTAGCGTCACATTACCGTATTTAGTATCGATAAGGGTAATCCACTTAGCCTTACCACCTACTATCTCAACAAGCTTATAGAACACGTCATTACCGTCAGCGTCAACCCATCTAGCTATAGCTCCAGGAGTGAAATTAGTCACCTCCCGATCTTGGGTATAACTAACGGTGCTTTCCGTAGGCTTGTTAGCCAAAGTAACGTAAAGACATTGCTCTACATCGGCCTCCATCTTAACTATCCCAGCACCATCGTAATAATAATCAGGTACGTTTTTCTCTCGTATCAACAAGATGGTACCTTCCTTAAGCTTATCGGCGTTAGTTGGATCATCCACGAAAGACTTCATCTGGATATAAGTATCGAAGATAATAGACGTACTCTTATCCTCTATCTTCTGATTGATATCATTGACAATATTATTAATCTCGTCTTTCGTATAATAAGGAGATAAATCAACCTTCGGACCTTCCTGCTCTAAAGCCTGAGCTCCATCCCACCAATAATCAGGCACATCCTGCTCCCTAATCCAGAGGCTGTCACCCACACGGAGCTTAGCCGTGTTCTCCGGAACCGCCAGCCACTCATTCATGGCATCGACCGTATCAAAGATATACGCCGTGTTCTTGCCCTCGGCTATACGTCTTACGACAGCCAACTCGCTCTCGACATCGCTAAGTCTTTCCTTTATATTATTGATCTCCCGCTCCAGCTTATCATAATTATTCTCCTGATCTATAGCATCGCCTATAGACATATAGACCTCATTGGTGAGCTTATTATAAGTAATACGGGCTACTTTCTCGTAAGATGTCTTATACGACTCAGATCCTTTATGGGTATTACATACAAAATCATACGTATTTTGATACACCACAGATCCACCGGTATTGATGAAATTATATCCGTCTTGGCTCATAGTACCACCCTTGTAACCCACAAGCTCAAAAGAACATTTACCTGTACCTATAGAAGCAAACCATGTAGCATAAGCCATGAATTGCGTCTCATCCGGCAATGTGGAATAATACTGCGCCCTTAAATCCTTTACCGACATCCAAACACATTCCTTACCGGAACCGGTATTATCACCACCCCATTTAAGCACGCTCCTTACGGACTCATCACCGTTACCGGGGCCATTATAACCAACACCAAGATTATCGATAGTCGGGACATTCGAGTTGAGAGCCTCCGTCATCGTATCCAAGTCCCTTCCGGAACTTGACTCCCATAAATACCTGAAAGTAACATAATCGATATCCCCGATCTTAATGCCTCCGGTATTGCTGGGATATGTCTTTGTGACTAACTCATAATACCATTTACCATCACGAAAAGTAACCCTTATCCGCTCTACCTGCTTGGGGGATATGGAGACATAAGATCCTCCCACGGAGATATTATCACCATCATCCGCCCTAGAGGTACCGTCCTTTGGATCCTCGGGATCTATGGGGGTGTAGATCGTAGCCTGCTTATCTCCGGTGTTGATAATAACTATATAATAGCTATCCCCGTCAAGACCCTCGTCATGAGCCATGGTGACAAAACCTTGCTCGCTATCCGGTCTCCATTCAACGACAACCATATGCTTGTCCATAGGTATTCCAGATAAATTATTAACATAATTCGTGGAAGCCATGAACTCGGCGTGATCATCATAAGCCTCATCAACACGTTGATGCTTAGTAGCCAATCCGTCAAGACGTGATATCTCAATGGGATCAGTTACCTCGACCCCATTATAATCATACCACTTATATCCGATCATCGTATTCTCACGACGATATTTCCTTTTCCTTATGACCTCACCGCCGGCTAGGGCGTCAATCATATAATAATCATTACATACCTTAACCATGACCTTGATATTAACAGGTTTGACATAAACAAGCCACGATAGTAGCGCCATCGGGGATGGAGGTCAGCGTAGTCCCTACAGGGTAGGTCGGGGAGGATGACTCAAGCACCATCAACGACATCCGCTCTACGACCATATTGTTGTCAATCAACCGGCTTCCCTCCACATAGAACCGGCCATCCTGTACCTCATAGCACTCTCGCACCGGAACCATATGTCTTTGGCTCTTATCAGCGTAATCGCAGATCGTTACCTTAGCTCCATCAGGTATGGAGGTAAGCTCATCACCTACATTATAATTAGGATGATCGGAATATACGACGTATAACTTGGACTTAATATCCTGCAATGCCGGATTGACTGTCCTGAATCCCTTCAAATGTATCTTATGACCACCGATCTCATAACAATCATCCACGTCCATGATATTAAGATCACAACTGATAACCGTCCAGCCGTTAATAACCGTCTGCGTAGGGGTAGTATTGATAGGATGATCGGGGTCGGTAGACTCAACGATCTTATAGTCGAAAGTCTTTACATCCAGATTTCCGTTCAACGATTCCTGTCTCCTGATCTTCACCGTACCCTTTCCGGTATCATAACAAGTCTCAGTGGTATCTATAAGTCGATCCATATAATCCGGCTCCTCGCATTCGATACGAGTGAAATTAGATGGCAAAGAGGTATATTGAGTACCAACATGGATATCATTGTCTGTAGAACTCAATACATGATGATTATACGACCTAACATGATTTAAAGGGTTGATAACGTAAGTGGATTTAATCCTTACCGATCCTCCCGGTGTCGAGTAACATTCTATCGCATTTCTGGTAATACGATCATCCAACCTTTCTAGAGCACACCTTTCACGGATAAAATCCGCAGGGATATTATTTATCCTACTCCCTAGCCCATACCTATTATCAGACGAGTCCACAATCTCCCAGAACTGGTTTCTTTTCCCAAGATCACCGTCATAAGACACCACATGTCTCATACGCACGCTTCCGGCTGATGTCTTGTAACACTCCTCGATATCAATAGGCATCCTATCTTCCATATCCGTGAAATCACAAGACACCAAAGAGAATCCGTCCGGGAGGGTAGCCAGTTCGGCCCCCGGAACGAAGCCGGCGTCATCCGATTCAAGCACCTCGAAGCGGACGTATCTTGCCTTTATCTTGGAGTCATAAGAAACCAGCCTACGAAGCTTGACATTGCCATTGCCTCCGTCATAACACTCGACATAAGACCTGATGTCACGCTCCTCCATATCGTCGAAATCACAGACAGTCCTTACCCACGTATCTGGCAAGGAACTGAAGCTGGCGCCCTCAGGTTGTGACGGATCGGTAGTCTCCAGGACTTTATAACTCTTATCCCTAACTCCTATATTCCCGTCCCATGACGTAAGAACCTCCAGCTTCACCTTACCGGCCGGTGTCTTATAACATTCTATAGTTACCTCAATATCACGATCCTCCATATCCGTGAAGTCACAAACGACCTCAACCCAGTCATCGCTTATGCTGGTGATAAACTCACCTACCGGATTCTCAGGATCGGTACTTTGCTTGACGCGATACCATTCCTTTCTGGTACCCATCTCGTAATCAAATATCTTATATCCCTCTATCTGCACCCTTCCGGTTCCGGTATCAAAGCATTTAAGCACCGGTATTATCTCCCTTTGGGTCATGTCCGGGAAATCACATACTATACGACTCCATGTATCGGGTATCTTATCATACTCCGTACCGATAGGATTGCTATCGTCAGTCGTATTTACCACCTCATAATGGGATACCTCCGGGTTCAGGCGGGGGTCTACCGACTCAACGCCCTCGATCTGGACCTTGCCCCCTTCCGTGGCGTAACATTTACTTACGAATATCAACTCCCGATCGGTCATCTCGGCTATACTACAATCTATAGCCACCCATTCGGCAGGAACCTTATCTAATTCCGTACCGATAGGAGTATCAACATCCGAGGAGTTGATGATAAATATCTTCTCGGCCAGTATCTCCCCCTTATTATTCATATAGGTATGGATACGAGCCTCTACCTGACCTCCCGGAGTACGATAACATTGGTTGACGATCGACACACGGGCGTCCTTGATGTTAATGAACTGATAGTCCTTTTTAGGGACCTCGCTTACAAGTCTCTTTACTCCTTTATCATCGAAGTATACGTAACACCCGTCATTCCTCATCATGACCGGATACGTCTTTCCGTCTATAACAACACCTGAGAAGTCATCTGGCGGAACGGAGAAACCCATGCTTCCGAATATAGAAGCCAGTCTCTTTAAATACTCATTAATAGCGGACATACTACAATATTTAAGTTCTTATGCCTCAAAGTTAATAAAAAAGGGGAAAGAATTGAATCTCTCCCCTTTAGGAATTATATGAACGCAAAAAAGGTCGTTCTTATTTAGGTTCGGTCACGATAGCCGGACCAAGACCAGCAGCAGCACCGATCATATTAATCATCTCCTGAACGCCCTCATGAGCGCCGTAACGTACACGTAAGATCAAGTTGATAGGATCATCAGCGATAACCTTTCCGAATCCCTGAGCGTATCTATGAGGATTGAGCGTAATCTGGAAGTCAACGTACTGAGCCGTTTGCTCTACACGACTATATTCGTTCATGAACGTCCGCCCCATGAAATCCTGATGTTTCGGGAATCCATTGAAATGAGCGTAGCCCTTCAACTCATCATCCATCATATTGCCACCTACGTGAGTGCGCGGGGCTTTGCTGGACAGTCTCTCAAAATGAAGTTGATCCCACCAGATAGGAGACCCCTCGTCAAGAGAATCAGGATAACCGCCGCTAGCGCCAACGATCTCAACACTATCCTCGATATAAGTCATTTTATCCATCAAGCACTCTGATGGAGATAACAACATTTCCTTGCCACGGAAACGGATACCGCACTTGCAATTCGTGCCAAGTTCCTGAGCCGACTCCAATTTCTTCCACATACGGTTGCGGTAGGACGCCGGAGCCTTGCTGGTGAAGAATCCCTCGAACACCTTGTCGCACTCATCACACAACATGTTAGTATATACCGTTGTCTGGAAGCTATGCTGGCAAGCCTCAGGAGTACCGTAGTCAATGATCTCCAGTTCCGGGAAAGCCTGTTTGATTTCCTCCAAAGCACTGTTCCCGCACTCATCATCCGGGATCGTGATATAATACTTCTCGGTGGATACCTTGCAAGAACCACAAGCTGACCAAGAAGCGGTACGAACCGTAGGATTCTCGCACATATCGGATGTCTTAGCCACATAGTAGATAATAGCCGTAGGATTAGCCTCCACGAAAGTAGAGATCTCCTCATCCGTCAATTTCTTGGAAGTAGCGGCAATATACAAACCTGATCCCTTGATCTGACTCATCTTATTAACCGTATCGGCTACAACGTTAGGCAATGACTCCACCGTAGTAGACATATCAACACCGTCATCCTCCAAAGAAATAGAATAAAGATAACCACCCTTAACTTCCGTATAGTTAGGAGGACAGTCCGTACATCCTTTCATGATAGAGATAAGACGTTGGGTATAGTCAGCAGGTTTAGCCCCTTTCTTCATAACCTTATAACGTGACATGCTACCCTCAATAGTCTCTCGTACGATCTTCAACCCCGGATATTGGGCGCGAACCTCAGCCAAGGCCAGATCATCACCAGTATCACATACCTCCATACAATAGAAGTTGACATCTTCCGTATCAGGTTCGGTAGCCTCGTTGGTGCATCTTGTAACCGGAGTGATATCAATATAATCGGATAACTTACCACCACCAGCAATAGGTTGATTCTTCATCCGCTCAATACACTTCAATACGGCGGGCAACAAATCAACCTCCTCGCAAGGATCGCACTCCTCGCATTGATTTGGAGTATTATCACAATCATCCAAAAGGATAGCGTCATTGATCTCAATACGACCTCCCTCATAACCAAGAAGCTCGAAAGCCCTGCCGGCGAGAATCAAGCGGATAGCGATACGGTCGCCCTTGGATACGGAGAAAGCCGTGTCATCAGACACACCGTTGTATCCTAAGATAACATCATCGACATAAGCATGATCTTTCTTCGGCCAAGAAGCGTAGATCTCTGTGATCTCGTTCAAGGAGAATAACGGCGTGGAAAAATCCTTGTCATAGATAGAGCGGGAAGCCGCTTGTTCATTACGACCGATACGGATCTCATAACGCTTGTCATTACGAGGCTTACCGGTAAAATCAATCACGGCCTTACAACCGTTCTCGGAAGTATCTCTGGTATCATAAATACCGATCTGTCCTTCCTTCAATAAGATGGAATCAACATCCACCATCTTAGCGTGCGGGGGTACGAAAAGTACCCGGTCTTGCGGTCTGTGCAACATATTATCAATTTTTTTAGTTCAAAAATCATTACCTAACGCAAACATAATCATAAACAACATCACCTCAATAAAACATAGTCGGGAATATATGACAATACAGCCATATTACATTTTTTGTAAACATGTTATACTGAAAATGCTATTAGAATGCATATATCCATAAAAACAGGACAAGAATCTTTATAGTAAGTATCTTATAATCAACTACTTTCTGGAGTCGGATATTTCTCCGAATCCAGAAAAATAATATCCGATTATATAATAATGCAATAAAAATCCCATTCACATAATTCTATGTATCAATATATTATAATATATTTTGGCAACAAATCCCATTTAATTATATTTGTATCGTGAATCTATCTATCACAGACCGATTCACGATGTAGTATAAATTAAAAATATAAAGTTATGAAATCAAATTTGATTTTAAAATCAGAAAGCAGGATGCTTTTAGGGAATCAGATATCCATAATGAGCAAGGATGGGTATGTATGTATAACTGAGGCTATGAGTTCAATAAAGAGCAAAAGGGAATCCATGGGATTATCATCAAGGGAAATTAATGACGTATTGTCTCAGCAAGGGTTCAAGGAGAAGATAAAAGCCCTAATGAGCCAGCTTGGATACGGCAATGATAATATCAAAAGCAAGCTGGATTATGAGAACCTTACGCTAAAAGAATTTAGAAAAGCGGGATTAGCCTATAGGAAGGGAGGTAGAGGAGCCCAAAAATGGTTTATAGATCCATACGTATTTATCACCATAGCCATGGAGTTGGATCCTGAAATATACGCCACGGTAGTTATATGGCTAACGGACGGCCTCGTAAAGAATAGGAATATAGCGGGAGATACGTATATAAAAATGAGCGGAGATATAAGATCCTTATTAGGCGATAATATAACGAATGATGATTTCAAGGGATATATGTCAAGGATAGCCAAAGGCATAAATTACGTGGTGTTCGGCAAGCATGAAGAGGGCATAAGGAATTATGCCTCGATTACGCAAATGCAGGAGATAATAATGACACAAGGATATATATCCGATATGATAGAAAGTGGAATCGTTTCTAATTTTGACGGAATAATAAATTATCTCGGCATGAAGTGGAAGAAAAGATGGGGATCGAAAAATCCTGTCATAGATAATTAAAGCAAGTTAACAAAAAGCCTACCCGTTTCCGAGTAGGCTTAATGATCAAACTAACGGCGTTTATTTAAAGGAAGCCACATTATCCTTATCCATCCTATATCTACTTAGTTCATTCTCGTTAAGGTTGAATTGCTTGGCGACCATATCCAGAATCTCCTCCACCAAAGGATCGGGCAGCTCAGGGTCGATGTCCGTGGACCGATCGCCGGCGGCGTTGATGTACCCGGCCAGATCCACCCGTACCGGATTCCGGTAGTAGGTCATCCTGACCTCGTCTGTGCGGAAGCCGTCCTCATACACCACGACCTTCCCGTCACCTATGGTGTAGAACGTTTCCCGATAGTCAAAAGAAGGTTTATTATTATCATCCCCAAGAAGCTCATGGACATTCTCGTTCTTAGCCTCCCATATGACAAAATCTCCAACCTCACATCCATTATAAGAAAACGCTCCTTTTATATTTGAGAACCATAAATAATCATCAGGAAGACCGAATGATGTCGATTCGGGGTCATCAATATGATTGATCTTATTAAGCGATTTCCAGTACACCAGAAGAGTTTGTATAGATCGGATGGTCTCATCATCCTTCCTATTAAGATAGTATCTTATCAACCTATCCTGAGCCTCGTTGAACAAAAGCACGAACCTCCCAGGATCAAGCTTAATCCCACCATTGGCGAGATTCTGCTCATTCTTCTGCAAAGACCTTAGATACGCTTCTTGGATCGTCATCGTCATTCCTCCGTATTAACCTTATCACCTTCACCTACGTCTTCCTTCTTCTTGACATCCTTAACCTTCCTGGTCTTGGTCTTATCGTCTATATTAGAAATAGACATAAGTTCCTCGTACTCATCCAAGACATTAGCCTTTACACTGATAAGATCTTTCTTGGTAGCCAAGAACTCGGCGGACGTACGGGTGTCAGGACCTATGATCTGACCATTATATTGCAAGCCAGATGGAGTCATGTTGATACGACCGTTACGTTGAAGGACGTTTATGATACGATAGAACTCAAGAACTTCCTTGAAATCACCCTCCAATGAACGATCCCAAATATCAAGCAGATAATCGATGTTGGTCTTCTTCTCGTTCATCCAGTTCGATAACGATCCGGTGTAATAATCATCCTCCGTGAAATCAGGACGAGTCACGATGCCGATATACAGAAGAAGGTCGATGACAGCCTGACGTTCCTTGCCACCTTTCTTAAGGGCGTTGATGAACTTATAGCTGATATTCATCTTATTGATCTCACGCTGCTGAACGAAATCCTTGGCGTTGTCTTTCTCAATGAAACAGAACATGGAGTTCATGAAGACAGGATCGCCATCCATTTCCTGAGGAGTCAACATGCCAGAAAATACAGCCAGATATAAATAAAATAACTCAACGGCATTAGCCGTGTTATAAACCTTACCCATATAGATCTTGTCTTTAGCATCATCCCAAAACTCGAAATTGGTCTGGGAAAGATCCTTCTGGGAAATATTCTCAAAAGGCTTCATTATATTATTGACACGCTGATCAACCAACTTATCAACCTCATCCTTATCCATGCCATTATAACATCTTGATCTTGGATAAAAACCGGTATTGTAAACTTCTGAGAAATCATCCCACGGGCAACATACGTGAGTAGCATTCTCCGGGAACGGAGCCTTGGCTATATTGGCGTCTTGGAAGGCCTGCGGAGCGCTTCCGTCGTGTTTACCTACTACCTCATACAAGGTATCTGACATGATATTGAAGCCGTTTACCTCGACCAATACCTTCTTTGATTTTAAAATCTCTTTCATTTCCTTATTTTTGCGTTACTTTCCTAAAAAAAAGAGGAGAGGAATATCCTCCCCTCTAAAAACCAAATTACATATGAAAAAAACTTAGCCGAAGTAGTTCGGTTGAAGCTCGATGATCAAGAACTTGCTGTTATCCATAACCCAAGCCGCAGAAGCTGAGTGGCACCAGAATTGCTCTTTCATGCCCGGCAAGGATGATACGATCTCATTACCGTTAGCTTTGTGCGCCCAACGACCGTACTCATAACCCCACCACATGCTTACGCCTTCTGGCTTGATATAGAATACGTTGTTATTCATATTACCTAACTTAGCGTTAGCCGTATTAGGAATAGCGGAATACGCGTTAGTCGATCCAGCGTCAGTGATATTCTCAATAATACAAGAATAAGAGGATCTAGGATACATGCCATTCACTAACTCGCTACGATCTGTCATGTCAGCGTAATCCAAGGAAGGATCATGCTCGAACTCTACATTACCGATACCAGGTAAGAAGGCTCCCTTAACCTGTACCGGACCTAAGATCATAGCGTCATTAGTACCGGAGATAGGATTAGAAGGCAACATACGGTCACTACCCATACCCCAGCTCAAATTACTCAACGTAGTAAAGAAAGCCTCTCTAATCAACTTCTCTAAGTTGATCATAGCCATAGCTCCTACCTTGAACTTAATCTTACGCTCCGTAATAGGAAGATCTTGACGACCACGGAAAATATAAGCGGCAGCAGCCATAAGAGTATCCTTAGTAATACCCATCGGGCGACTATAGTAGATAGTATAACCACGGCGAAGCTGACGGTAGATACCCTCATTCAAATGGATAGGACCATTTTGATCCATGATAACACCACCTTCTTGCCACATCAACTGTCTAGCTTCCAGCTTAACCAACTCAGCCATACAGAATACCTCCAGCGTGGACGCTACCTTAGCCGTACGTAAATCAAGTCTACCATTAACCGTCCTACCGATAATAGCCAAATCAGGAATATTGCCCTCATACTCGCTTCTCATGGCATTCATTCTCCGTAATGCCGTCTCAACAAACTCAGACGTACTATTCTGCGCTGCCTGCATGGACTTCATACCGGCATACATAGTAGCCTCGCCCTCAACACCACGATGGTTTCCTAAACGGAACTCGCAGGTCATGGAACCGGCCTTGTCAGCTCCAGATACCTTAGAGAACTGGGTACTATACTCACCAAGAGCATGACCGATCTTCCAATAACGGATACCCGGACGTAATTTCTCTTTAGGGAAGTATTTAGCCTTTCCGCCGATAACACGACACCAATAACGTGTCAAGTCGCCTTCTGTCTTAGACGGAATCTCACCTGAGATAAGGATATTACAGCCGTTAGCGGCGTCATAGGTGATGACATCATAAGCCGTAAACTCAGATGTATTCAAAACGATATCAAACAAGCTACCGTCAATACCCGGTTTTAGATGATGACCTGAAGTATCCTCAGCCGTAACGACAGCGAATGTCTTTGTAACAGGTAAATCATAACGGAAAGAAGCCCCGATACCGTTTACGGAGATCGTAGCGCCGTTATTGATCATACCCATATACATCGGAACAGGGTAGTTGGCGATATTAGAGAACAGGTTCAACAGACCAAGATGATTCTTGTCCGGATCCTCATAATACCAGCTCGCCAATGAGCCTAAGTTATGCTCCACGAGCGATGTCTTATAGTTCTTGGCATCGGTGAAAGCAATAACGTTATCACCATTCACGGTAGCCGGAAAACTTTTTGTTAAAAAAGGATTCATAATTATCTATCTTTTAATGTTATACACTCTTTGATCCACTCAGATCAAGGAAGTTAGCCTCTATAGTATCATTATCGATATTATTCTTATTTTGCTTTCCTCCCTTATTGCCAGAAAGAAGAGTGATGGTCTTCTTATTGACCTCCATCTTAGCCTTGTTAGTCTTCTGTTTAAGGAACTCGTCCTTATTCATCAAGAACAAAGCCAGATCAGCGGCCATGTCCGGATTCTTGATAGCTTCCGAATAAGCTTTATCTATAGCCGTATGACCTTGATTGTCTATCGGCTTGGTAACGAAATCGACAGCCTTACCTATCATAGTGTCAGTCAACTGGAATCCTGAGCTTATAGATGTCTTAAGACCTTTCTTATAGATCTTCATCTGCTCAATCAACTCCTGTTTCCTTTTCTCGGATTTTTTCTTCTCCTCCTCGATAAGGTTATCCATCTCCTTTTTCAGGATATCATGGAACTTATTGGCCTTGGACTCAATAAACTCATCGCCCTTGCCGATCATCATCTCCATATTATCCTTTATCTCGTCTTCCGGCATACCCAACATCTTATAATAATGCTGGATGACCGCAAGCTGATCATTCTTGTTGCTCATATCAAGGTTATCCAACGGCGCCTGAATGTTCTGATATTGGCTTAATAGTTGGCCAACGTTACCACCGGCCTTATCCACCTCTATCATCTTCTTCATAAAGTCAGACATAGAACCGGTATCAACCTTATCCTTTAACAACTCATCAGCCTTATCCTTGATCAACCCCTCCACTATATCGAGTAAATCATCCTCTTTAGTGATAGTAGAAAGATCGACCGGTTTATCATCTACCATAATATCAAGGTTGTCAATACTATCGATAATACCTCTAGCGGCCATCTTCTCCAAAAAAGATTTCCCATTAAACCCTGATACTACATTATTATCAGTACCGCCTTCGCCAAAGGAATCAGGGTCTGGGTTGGTAGCATCGCCGCCCTTATCCCCGCCACCGTCAGCCGCTCCGCCGTCGGCAGGCTCTTCCTTGGAATCACCTATAGGATTACCATCCTTATCATATTTACCCTCGATATTATTCTTATCGCCATCACCGTCACCACGGTAAAAAAGTTCCTCGACACTCATGGTCTTAAAACCTTTAGCGAAATCACCCATGTCATTCATACAATTTCCTTTTTTGCTTTTTACAAAATTATCATTAATCTAATTACCAATTAAATCAAACCCATTATAGTATATGAAAGAATTTTACGCCAAAATGATTACAGATTTTGTAAAAATATTTACAAAACTTGTAATCAATTCTTGTTTATTATTGACGTAAACCTATCTGTATCAGAACGTTTGTTCCTAGCATCTATCTCCTTTACCTTTAATTCCAACTTCCTTTTCTCTATCTCCTCACGAGATCTTCGCTCAGCCTCGGCATTAGCCTGTCTGGTTCTCATATCCTCCTCACGGATATCCAGATCCCTTTCCTTCAAGGCTCGATCCGCTATAGCTTCCACATAATCCATACCCTCTTCGTTATCTTGTGTCCTAGCCGCTTGACCGGCGGCCATTATGCTCTTACCCCGTAAATCGAAGTTACCCTTGATATAAGCCAGCTCCTTCTCCTTCTCATGCTCGTCATTACGGGCCTGTTGATCGGCCTCGGCTTTTTGCTGTACAAGTCGTTGTTGATTCTGGTACTCCTCCTGTCTTACACGATCTGCGTAAGATCTGGCATCCCTTCCTATCTGATTCATCTCAGCCGTCGAGTTGGCATTCATCATTCTAGTGATATCAAGCAAGTCATTGCCCAAAGTATTCGTCTGTAATATATATTGCTTCAAATTCTCCAATTCCAGACGTTTCTTGGAATTAGAGACAGCCATAACATTAAGATGACGTAACGACAAGCTATTATCCGTAAGACTGACGTAAGCCAAGGACAGATCGCTGTTCCTGTACATCACGGTCCAATCGTATCCTTCCTTCTGGCATACTTGAGCCACGGCTAGATGAATATCCAATGTCCGTTTCTTGAAGTCATCGAAATCATTAAAGTAAGTCTGGGTCTGTAGCATAGTAGCGTTAACTCCCTGTTTTACGCCCGTAGAACTCTCGTATCTAGTTGACTGACCCATCGCTTGCTCGGATATACCTATCATCCTATAAGCCATCATATAGGCGTAAGACGCCATTTCCATACGGGATCTTATCTGATCCGTATTAGTAAGATCATATACACCGAACTGATTATATATGCTGCCCATCTGCGGATTCTGGTAAGGATTGTTTGTGTCATTACCACCTACACCCATAAATGAGACGGACTTAACGATCTGCATAAAAGTAGCCAAAGCTCCCTTCTTGTCCATCATATCCTTATATTCCGTAGGCAGGAATCCTAAGTCGCCTAAGAAGAACTTACCGATCTCCTTCTCGGCGTTATTGTATAGCTGGTTCATAGCAAGGTTATACATCATCTGGAACGGCTGTATGCGATCAGCGAGACTAGCCCCTATAAATCCAGAAACCGGAATGACATAATCATACAGACTGCTATCACCATGTATCTGATGAGGTATTGGATCCCCACCAATATATATAGGCTTATCCATTAAATTACCTCCGGTGATCTTAACGCCAAACCTAACCTCAGGGACATACTCCAAGATATAGGTGTTCACCTCAGGATCACCAACAGCATCGGCCATAACCCTCTTTACTTTCTTTATGCCATTCTTCTCCAAGAATTCCGGGAGCAACTCATCGGTTACAAGTTCCTGATCAACCATCCCGGTCTCTGTCATATAAGTTATTAAGAATACCGGTTTCATGGATACCCAATATCCTTCCATAACCCTAAAAAGGCGAGAGTCTATCTCATATCTCTTACCATCGGCCATACCGGAGTTGAAATATCCAAAGGGATGGAAGCGGGGCAAGAAGCGGGGTTGGGTGTGTTCCTCCCCGTCAGGTCCGAAGGTATGGTACTCTCCCATCGGCACACCATAATAGTCCTCAGCGGCGACTATAGACTCATAGTCATGGTATCCTTTCCATGGAATAACCTCATTCTCATACATACCGGTAATAGACGGTTTCTTTTTCTTCCAATCATACCTAGCACCGTCATTAGATACCCATCCCTCATAATCATCGTCACCTCCCATAATCCGACGCTTGTCTTTGGCCGTCATCTTATGGCCGTATCTTGATATCAACTCAACACCCTCGTAATAATGAAGACGGCCTACATAAGATCCATATTGCGGGTATTTCACATCAGGATGGAAAACCTCCATCGGACTCCATACCTCCGGACGATAATAGTCGAAGCCAACGAAATGGTTCCGGAACATCTTTCCGCTAAGAAGACGATCCCGGTAATTCTCCCTGTCAAGCTCATCCATATAAAACCGGCTACGGTCAGCCTCGATCGTATGATCCCCCCATACCGCCGCCTGCGTCTTCCATCTGGTACTCATGAACCTCTGGATATCATCAGGGGTCATAGACGCTTTGGCCTGTTGGATTTGCTGAACATAAGCCTGACGCTCCTCCTCGGAATTAAACTCATTGTACGTAGGATCAAGACCGGCCTCCACAAGACGCTGATTAACGATAATATCCCACTGTTCTTGTATATGACGATGAAGTAAGTTTGACATCGTATCCTCATACTCACTTATAGCCATATCCCCTACCTCGTTAACCGTATACTTATCCTGTAGGTTTGTCAGCCATCCCTCAAAGGCATTTACGATACCACCTATTATATCATAATGCTTCAAGAAAGAAGGTATCCTTATATCGCTCCTTAGCTTCTGTACGTTCCTTAACTGAGGGATAACATCCGCCATCTCCATAAAAGATAACTTACCATCCGCCATCAGATAATAGTCACGGTACATCTGGTTGCGATCATACTGTTTTAACCCTATCGTCTCAAGAGCGTCCATACAATCCTCCTTCCATTTCCTGTTCTTTTTCTTCGTGGAAATAGCCTGAGGAGGTAATCCTAATAACGCTCCTTTTTCTGGAAACGAATGATCTCTATTAAACACTTCCATGATTATTCAATTTTATTTACAACAAAGATAGGCGTTTAATTGACATTCATTTACCTAAAAGCTCCTATAGATACCGATCCAAAGGCAGAGGCATATACCTCATGGTGTTTATAAGCGTCTTCCTTGCGGGCATTATTCATCTCCTCGATCTTCGATTTAGGCATGTAATTGTTATCGTCAAAATATCTGGCGAGAACCAACGCATGCCCGAACGCTATTATCCTATCGACGTTCAATCCGGGCTTATACTGTATTATCTCATCCAATAGGGCTATATCATCGATCAGCTCAATACCCTTGACAGTTATATCAAGACCAGTCTGATCATCATAACCAATAACGAAATCCTGCCAGCAATAATCCACTACGCACGAGAATAGCAGGTTCTGGTTGCCGGGGGTCGGGTATAGCCCCAGCTTGCTGTTCTGCCGGGAGCCTGCCTTCACATACTTATTGGCTATTGCCTCACCAGCAAACAGAAAGAAAGACGCTGGCATACCGCTTTTACGGTTAAGATACTGCTCATACATCTGGTCAGCGTTCTCCATAAGACATATAGCACCATATCCTTTCTGAAGTACCTCGCATGTACGACAGAATTGGTCTATGGATGATGGGCGGGATACGTATGAAGCCACTATTCTATAGGCATAAGGATCTCGAATACCAACACGTCTCTTGAATACATAAAAAGCACCTAATGAAGGGGTATCAGACTTGGCCTGTTTATAAGGGTCGCAATTGTGAACAGATATATTCCTTAATAAATAATTATTCGTATCACATTCAAAATTATACACAGGACCGGTATACTTTTCTTTAGTTATAGATGATATCCTGACATATATATACTTATTATCATTACTAATAAATATACCTGTGGAAGGACTTTTTCTTGTGCTGGTATCCATACATACTTTAGACAATTTAGATATATAATCAGGAGTTAATGTCTCAACCAACTTCATGAAATACACAGTATAGTTATAACCTATCCTTAAATGATAACATGATCTTTGAGATTTAACCTTATTGCCATCTATATATTCAGCCCTATTTTTTTTCATTATGGATATACCTCCAACTACTCCAAGAGATAACAATATATCCTGTATACCCTCAAGAAGATCCATACTGACACTTACGAAATCCATGCCCGAATAATTGCGAAAATCATTATGGATAGATCCATCCGTATCCAGATATCCATGAATTAAACTAACCTTCATGCTAAACGGGAGGTATTTAGCAAATTCAGGAATATATTTACCATAACAATATTTACCAAAATTATTAACAAGCCACTCGCTTAGATAAACATGCTTAAAATTTAATTCCCAATTACCCTTCCTGCATCTCTCCGAAGGCTTAATACCAAAAAGATTATCTATAACCTTGTAATACCTATCCCTCTCTTCTGGATAGTCAAAACAAATAGCCATCTGTACACGACACTGCTTATCAATCCATCCATTCCCTAGCCACATCCCGACAAACCACCAAAAATCATCAGAAAGCATATAATCCCTAAATCCCGGAATATCCATCCTTTCTTCGGCATACATATTTGGGATCCTTGTCCACTGTCCCTCTTTTATATCCTTGACAGGTATGTAATCAAACTTGAATAAATCTTCCCTAACCCTTCTCCCTACGGTCTTATGATCAGAAACAAAAATAGGATGATCAGAAGTAAATCTATTTATTCTTACGCCATTATACATCTTTATCGAATAAAGATCCTCTTCGACCATATTTCTGACAAGTCTCTTGCGTATCCTAACATTATCCCCTTCATTATTAACCAAGAAATCATCATAGTCAACATCCTCTACATTCTTATATCCATCAGGGGTCAACACCCTTTCTCCGGGAGGCATACATCCTGCGACATAAATAAAATCATCAAACCTATTAGATTGAGGCATCTCAAATATCTGGACAGGAGCGTCAATAACACCGCCGCTAAACGGGAATCCAGCCAGTTGCTTATTCGATTTAGTAGTCCCCAGTTTATTACCTGACTCAAGAAAGACATCACACAGCATACCGCTATATTGCCCCGACTCAAGGAGATCATTCTTATGCTTGATAGCGTACTCTACCGGAAATAGGTTCTGGGATGAGCTTAAAAAACAGTCATCGATCGTAAATGGATAGAACATAGTATGAGAAGTGTACGCAACCCTATCTTTTGTAGATAGTTTCTTCCGTTCCTCGTTAAGCTTATTGGTACTAGCATCGAAATCAGTAGCGTCGATCTTGATCTTATTAAGCTTCTTGTCATCAGGCTTACCAAGATAATCGCCCAATCCTATAGTTCTCTTAATACCGGAGTTAGCCATCTGACCGGGAACGAACATCGCCCATTTCCGTTCTTTCCATGTTTTCCCTTTCATGGCTCTACGATTTAAAATATCCCAGTCCATAACCAGAAGATTGTAGGTCTCAGGATCAGAAAACATTTCTTGAGCGTCCTTGGATAATTCTACCTCACCACCAGTACCAGCCAAGATAGGGCTAAGACGCCAGCCGTAAGGAGTGTCGTATGACGGCATGGCGGCAGTGTACGGCTTCTTGATAGGTCCCTTACCTACCTCGTCGAAAATAGCCGTGGCGGGGGTCAGACCGGCAGTCTTCTGCGTGGATGTCTTCCTACCCATGTTGATATTGGCTATGGATATTATGGCATGAACATCACGAACCCCGTTGGACATACGCTTGCCTAAGGTGACACCAGAACTCCAATCGGTCTTGGTCCTGTTAATCCTGAAAAAAGGATGCACATGATCAAGACCATACTCACAATACTCACCTATATTAGATAAATCACTATCGCTGAAACCTACCACGGAATGACTAAGCCCGATCGTCATGGTAGCGTTCATCTGAAGAAGGGATGACATGATAGTCGTATTATGAGATACGACAAAATTAGTGGTAAGGAACTGATGGGACTTATTATCGACCTCAATACAAGTAGCTTTATATTTCCCGTAATAATCTATATCGGATATCCTAAGTCTGTTATGGGTCTTGGATATATACATATCATCACCATCCATGACGCAATAATATCCCATAGACCAGAATATTCTTCTTACGAAGGATATAATATACTCACTTTTGTAAACGACCTTAAAACGATCGTCACCAGTACTTATGCCGCAAGCTATCTTCATGAATGAGCTTATAAACAACTCTTTCTGTTTTTTGGATGAATAAATAATATCATCCATCTCCTTATTGCTTAACTCGAAGATCCTGTCGGTAGATCCACAAAGGAAAGAGGCGGTCAGAGACCCAAGGAGATGGGGCGACATCAGCCACCGCCGCTCGGGGAAATCCACGGCCTCCCCTATGTCTATGGTCATATTCTGGAAGTCAGAGTGGATGATACCCATGGTGCTCATGACTTTATAATCACCATGATATTTAACCTTCCACTGATGTTGACCGCAACATACTATACTGCGCCCGTCCTCAAACGTAACCTTATACATATCAACGAATCCTTGAGGATATACGCCTACTATAGTCGTAAGCTTACCATCATCGCCATATATGATATCCCCGATATCAGCGAACCCTATCTTCTTAGGTCCATAAGGAGTATATATCAGCTCCGATTCCAGAAGAGCCTTGCCAAAACGACGAGTACCAAACATCCCCAACCCTTTCTTCTCCTGACGGGCACGTTGGTACATCTCGGCGAAAAACCATTCGTTATCACGCAAACGACTGATCGCTGGCACACGTTCCCCGTTTGGAAGATCCTGGAATACGGGGAAGAAATTAACATGCCAATAAAGCCATGGGGGGATGAACGTACCATTGATAGTCACCCCGTACTTGACCTTATAAGCCTCTTCTTTAAAGAACTGCTTAACATCGTCATCCTGATCCTCCCAACCGAACAGATCGTTCCATACAGGAGGATTTTTCATGTTTACATAAAATTCTGGACTCGTGCTTAGGCTCATTTTATAATATCCTTTAAAACAGACTCGATTCCACCAGAAACCTGACCCTTACGTTCCTTTTTCTGGACATTGCTTACAGACCTATATACATCCATGATTCCGCTTTTTTCCATATACGATTCATTCCATGAATTGATCTTATCGATCAACTTGGATATGAAATCGAACGCCCTAGCCATATCCTCAGGCTTCTCCTTATCCCATGGATGCTTGGCGATATACGTCTTGGCGTCATCCACGGCCTTGGATATGACCTCAAGATTATCATTAACCCGATCAACATCCTTACTCGTCGGCTTTCGTCTTCCCTGTGGCATTGGCTTTCATATCCTTAAACTCGTTATACTGTTTCATAAGAAGCTCATAAGATTGAACAACCCCGATCTTACTTACTTCCGTTACGCTCATGTCATGGAACATATCCTCAAGCTCCTTGTCAGCATATCTAAGACGTTCCTTGTCATCATAAAACACGAATCCAGACGTTCTGTCTTCTATAATACTCTTGGCGGTGGACGCATATGTCGTATCTAAATCCAGATCCATACCGAAGCTGGTAGCCAACTGGATTATGAACATCAACCTAGAATTGACTTTTACAGCCTCTATATTCAACATCTGTATCTTATGGGTCATCTCATGAAGAACGACAAAATCATCCTCTTTTATCAACGAGGATGATTTAAGGGCTATCTTTTTAGTCCTATCCTCAATATCGCTATATAGACGCTTGCTCTCACGTTTTATGGCTATCCAATGCCTTATATGGGTATCAGCCTCCTCCTTAAGATAATCCCTGATCTCCTTTTTTATATCCTTATTCTCCTCCATAATAATCACGCGTTATAATCATTGCTATTCAACTCAATCTCATCACTAATACTTTGGTCTATAGACCTCAATAGATCTCTGGTACTAACATCCCGCAAGAAGCGAACGTTACCACCATTAGCCTTAGCAACTCTCCTTAAAGCGGAGTAAAGTATATCACCCAGCGAATATTCGGGTAACTCACGGCAACCGACTTCCATGACAATAAGGGCATGGATACGATCATCTATATTGCTTCTTACGGGACTTCTCATCGCTATTACTTATAAGCTTCCCCTATAATACGTAGCGGGAAATGTTTGAAATTACGTTCAGGATCATCCTTCGTATAACCCATAAGAGATAGATGTTTCTCAAAATGACCTTCCGTATATTTTGAGGTGTCTAACGTCATCCTAAATATAGTTCTATTCTCATTGTCAGGATGTTTGTTGTATGACACGTCTCCCATACATCCACATCCAAGATGATGCTCCTTGACATGGAAACCATCTTTATGGGTGATAAATAACACGATTTCTATCTTATCACCTATTTTCTGATCAAAAATATTTAGATAAAACTCGCTCTCTTCATCCGTCAGCCCTATATCAAAGGAATCGTTAGGGCACTCGATATTAAAATCGTTATGATCGGCCGTTATCACCTCCATAGCATTCCATTTGGCTTTCTCTCCTTCCACGAACTTCAATGGGCATACCTCGGTCTTCATCCAAGCCTTCTCCTTGATAAAACAACCACACAACGAACATGCCTGCCTACCCATCAATCTTTGCAGCAATACCTTAGCAGGTAACTTAAAGAAAGCGATATTAGAAGAGTTCTTAGGACATTTCTTGCATAAATCAAGACGATTCTTGTACCACTCCGGATAATCCTTCTCATCCTTAGGGATCCTGCCCAATAAACTGTCTTCCCAAGCTTGGGCTATCACTTGGGCTTTACCGATTGTTTGCATATTATTTCTTAAATTGTTTTTGTTGAAAATCCTGTAATTGTTCCCATGTCATTCCATACCGACATTGATACATGGCCTCATGGTTATCACGTATAAGAGGATCTCCGTTCTTCAACCCCTCCATATCCTCTATCGCATTAATCTTCTTATCAAGACAATCAAGCTCAATAGGCATCCTTTCATCCGGATAACGATTACCTTCCTTGACAAATATCCGGCGTATCTTATCACGCCTTACCCGCATCTCTCGGAGATTGCATATAACGTATCCGATAAACGGGATTCTGATAGATATATTGTCAGTATACCTAGCTAGGTGGTGGACGTAAGATACGGATGCTTTCATGCACCACTCTACCTGTTGTTTGGTAAACTTCCCATCAGATCTTCTTACCACCTCATCCACGATATCCCTATCGAATGAAATAAGATTCCTACCCATCAATATCCAATTTGTTTCTCTTGAACACAAACCCCATTACACGGGTATCATCACCCTCCCCGTCAAGAATAAAATAGTTACGTAAGCTTCTCATCTCAATAGACAGCTCACGGGTACGGAAGTTCCCGTTCTTCTTGTCCACCAGAAAACCCCCACGTTTAAGCTCGTTGTTCAGGACAGCGACGTAAGATTCCTTCTGTCCATGACAATCCATGTACTTAGCCCTGGTATCATCCGAGTATCCGTAGTTGATGTAGAAAGAAAGTAAGTTTATCGTCCTTTCAGTAATCAAGCTCCTACCCTTGGAATCCAGATAGCCATTGTATATCCTTAAGAACTGCTGGATCATATCCAGCCTAGTGTCGTAAGGCGACGCAAATACGAAAGCTTTCCTCTGTTCCGACATATAAAATTAGTTTTCAGCAAAACTACTTAAAAAAAATATCGTTGTCAAGAAATTTTGCCATAATCGACATAATATATGCTGACTAGCATGTATTTACGAGAATCCAAAGGGAAAAGGCTAGTGGGGTAGGACGAATGAAGCCATGTATGTCTACGGCTGGCTACAATAGCAAGGGCAGTGAAGTTCACGTACGCTATGCGCGTGGACGGCGGGGAACATCCTTATCCTGCCTCACGGGATGCGACCACTCCTTTTTTCTTTTTGGCTTTTTATCGTCCCATGACATAGCCAAGGCATCCAAAGGGAAAAAGATTGGTGGGGGACACGATGGGGCACCCAAGGTAAGGCTACCGCCGTTATGCCGGACAATGCCGCCAGAGGTTCGCTATTGACATGGACGGCGGTAGAGATATATTCGCCTGCCGGAGCGTGAGCGACCGAATACGACCTTACCTTTTTCCCTTTGGATTCCTTCCTCCCAAGCTATGGGATATAAAGCCAAGGGGAAATGGGAGGCCTTGGGGCATGGGGCCTGCCGTAGAAGATACGGACGGCCGGAGCGCGAGCGATCGTACAAGACCTCGCTTTTTCTTCTTTGGCTTATGCTCCACCCGATCCCCCTACCGGGGTACCGGCTTCCGGTATAGGATACGGCTTCTACCAGGTTTAGCCTGCGGTATCCTGCCTGACGGCACCATACCTTGGCGGTAAAAAGCAATGTTTTATTAAATAGAGACTTTAAGTGGAGTACACAGGAACTCGACGTCAGGAGAGGTTCTGTGTACGGATAGAGATATTAGAAAGTAGTATATGTTTATAAAGTTAATTATATTTAATAAATATACCTATTAACGCGCGCGTAACAAGTAGGTTGAGAAAAACCATCGTTCACGCGCACAGCGTTTTACGGGCATCATCTACCCTCCTTAAACAACAAATGGGCGACCTTCACAGGCTACCCATCCATCCGAATAACTTGTTTCGTATTGATAAAACTCGTATATTCGCAGCAAAAAAAATAAAAAAAAATGTCTGGAACAAAGATAACACTTTTACAGAAAATGAAATCAAATTTCGATAAGATTCTTACCGAAAAGTATATTCCACGTAATATTCAGGCCAAGAAAGATGAGCTAGGATGTGTAAAACTTCCAGCCGGATCACTTATATGTCCAGTTGATTTTAAGCCTGTTACTAATAAGGAAGGCAAGAAAGTGACAGCCATAAAATATTCATTGAAACATGAGGAGTATCATGGATCGGGAATCCGGATCAGCGATGAATGTAAGATGGCAATGATATATCTTATTATCATAAACGTACTCAAACATGTGTTTCTAAGAAAAAGGATGCAAGATGGAAACAGAGATCAGATAGAGATCAATACCAATGATTTTATTGATATTCTATCGGATGGATGCGCTTATTTCTGCTACCGACATGTATTAAGAGATTCTCACGAAGATATAAACTACCAACTTATAAGTCTAAAGGCTTGGGCTGAAGGAGAGATCAGAATAGCATTGTCAGATATCATAAAATACAAGCATAAGGCTAGTAAGGTCCCAAGGATAAAGGATATGTTTGTAAAGAAAGGAGAATCCATATACACTTGCATTGATAAGAATCTTGATTCGGATTCTAGACGAAGAATGGCTAACAAAAGCCGGAAGCTTGATAGGGTGAGAATCCTTTCCAAAATAATATTCAGAGCCAGAACCAGAAACGTACATCACATATACAAGGTAACTAAAAGAAAGACAGTTAAGTTCAATGTAGCATACCTTCTTAATGAGTTGAATAAGAAGCTTGCAGGAATAGGTATGCGTGAGATATCGCAATCCACTATATACAGATATATAAACATGTTCTTGGATATGTGCAAGAAGAATATATCCGATTTGTATGATGAGGTAAAAAAATACAATGGAATAGCGAATACCAAAGACAGGAAGAACGTAACTATCGGATGCTTACGACTATTATACAAGGGGAAATATATGCATATCCTTATATCGACAGAATACATAAGAGATGTATTTTTAGGAGAAAAATCTTCTGAGATGAGTAAAGCTGGATGATTTGAGTATCAGATATAAAATTTAATATTTAAATATTATTCACATTTATTTTTTAATAGTTAATTATAACTATTCGTATCTTTGTACCATAAACTTAAAAAGATATGGTACAAGAAGATTTTAGAAATGAAAACGACCTCCTTCGTCATATTATGACGGTGGATCAAAACGTAGAGCAAGGTCGTGCCTTGAAAAAGATTTTCACCACTAGGGAAAATCTGTTTATTACCGGTAGAGCTGGTAGTGGTAAAAGTACGTTCATGAGACGTATCGTAAAGTTCTTGGGTAAATGTGTTATTGTAGCTCCTACTGGCGTGGCTGCATTGAACGCAGGAGGGCAGACCATCCATTCGTTTTTCTCTATAAAGAACGATCCTTATATTCCTTCTATCGAGAGAGGTATGTTGTCTAATAAGGTGGATGTAAGTCCGTTTATGAAGAAGAAGATCAAGAATCTTGATACTATTGTCATTGACGAGATCAGTATGGTAAGACCTGATTTGCTTGATGAGGTGGCTGACATACTTAGACAATGCAGGCATAGCAAGGAACCTTTCGGTGGAGTTAGGTTGATTATGTTTGGAGATCTATCACAACTACCTCCTGTGGTGACGGCGGATGATTTTATCGACAAATATTATGAGAGCCGGTTCTTTTTCTCATCAAAGGCATTAAGAGCGTCAGGATTCTCGGTCATTACCTTCGAGAACGTATTTCGTCAAAAAGATCCTCAGCTTCTTTCTGTACTTGAGGATATAAGATGTGGGGTTATTACCGATGAGTCAAGACAGATATTGGATAGTAGGGTCAAGTACCCGGATAATATGGATAATACTATAATTATATGCTCAACTAACAAAGAAGCTTATGAGATAAATAAGACTAATCTTGATAAGATCAATAATAAGGTATTTAAGTTCGATGCTACTGTATTCGGGGAGAAGCCTGTAGCGCCCTGTGAGGATGAGCTTATAGTAAAGGTAGGAGCTAAGGTCATAATAACCAGAAACGGCAACGGGTATGTCAATGGCTCGATGGGTATCATAACCAGCATAGATACTGTTGATGAGACGATATATGTTCATCTAGATAACGATACTGAGGTGGAGATAACCAAAGAGAAGTGGGAGAAGATGAAGTATAAGCAGGTAGATGATTCCCTTGAAGGCATTTCTTGCGGCTATATAATACAATATCCATTGAGGTTAGGATACGCCATAACTGTCCATAAGTCCCAGGGAATGACTTTAGATAATATATTTGTAGACATCAGCAGAGCCTTCGAGATAGGGCAGATATATACCGCTCTTTCAAGATGTAGGTCTATAGACGGGCTTTATCTAAAATCAGTGCCTAAGGAAGATATGGTACTGCTAAGCGATAAGATATCTGACTTTATAGAGAAGGTGGATGAGAATGAAGGTGTTTTGAATCCGGAAAAGATATCTGATATCGGGAAGGATATGATTAAGAAACAACAAGATTTATTTAACTTCGAGGAATTTGGATTATAATGGCTAAGAAAGAACTTTTTTCAGACGTAGATGAGTTAGTATCATCTTTAAATAAAGAGCTTGGAGAAGGCTCGATAATGAACTTCGGCGATGATAAGCCTATAATATCCATACCAAGGGAAAGCACTGGTTCGCTGGTGGTGGACAAAGCCCTCGGCGGCGGATGGGCGGTAGGCCGGATCCATGAGCTGGTCGGGATGGAATCTTGTGGCAAGACCATGATGTGTACGTTAAGTATGATCGAGTTCCAGAAAAAGCACCCCGATAAGCTGGTAGCTATAATAGACGTGGAGAACGCTTTTGATATCGAATACGCTAAGAAGATGGGATTGGACGTTAACCGGTTCCTTATTTCCCAGCCAAGCTACGGAGAGTTGGCTATCGATATCACGGCCAAGCTGGTGGAGTCCGGAAAGGTAGGCTTCATTGTCGTGGATTCCGTGGCGAATCTAGTCCCTAAGAAGGAGATCGAGGGTGATATGGAAGATAGCAACATGGGACTACAAGCCCGGTTGATGTCAAAAGCCATGAGAGTTCTTACCGGGATCGTAAACAAAAGTGACTGTGTTCTGGTATTCATCAACCAGTATCGTGAGAAGATTGGTGTAATATACGGTGATCCTAAGGTAACAACCGGCGGTAATGCCCTTAAATTCTACGCCTCTATCCGTATGGAGATGTCAAGGAAGAAGGTCATTGTAGGAGAAGATGGCTCTTCTATCGGTCATGAGGTTCGGATAAAGGTATTGAAGAACAAGACAGCTATACCTTTCCAGATAGCAGAGACAGCATTGTATTATGGCGTAGGATTTGACAAGGAGCTTGAACTTTTGAAGTTATGTGAGGAAACCGGTATCTTTACCCGTAAAGGATCATGGTACTGGTACGGAGAGGTCCGAGTAGGCAATGGAGTGGATAATACGTTAAGTATCATGAGGGATAATCAAGAATTGTGTAAAGAATTAAGAACTAAATTGAATTTGTAATCATGGCAATAGGAGTAAAATTTGTAGACGTAATACCGTCCAGTGTAGAGAACGCTGTCGAGGTTAAGAAAGGGAATGTGAAGAACTATCTGTTCGTAGGTATTCCCATGAGTGAGTTTATCGGAAAGAGATATGAGTATGAGGGATTCATATACATGTGCCTACAGGGTGTCACCGGTGGCACGGAACTTGGCGGAGATATAGCCATAGCCGTATTGAGACCGGTTCGCCCCGCCGTTGGGCAGGCCTCTTATCATTTGGTATCGTATACACCTCTTACGTATACGAGATCTGATGTGGCGATATTCCTTCGCAATGGTGATTTTAAGGTTGTTAAACGTGATGATTGTAATCTTATATAGTATGGGTACGTATATCTCTATAAAATCAACAGTAAACGCATTCAGGTACGGGATTGATCCTGTACCTGAATGGTTCGACAAGATATCCCATAAAACCAATGAAGTCGATATTATGGTTGATGGGAACAAGGTAAAGGCATTGGATATAAGTCTAGAAAATGGCATTTTACGGGCTTTTTACGGTTATTATATAGGTATGTATCCGGATAACTCGATACAGGTGTTTAGACCTGAGGATTTTCATTCATTATATACCTTAAAAATATGAATATAGCGATAGGAATAGATCCGGGTATAGATACCGGAGGATTGTCCATGATCCCAGAAAATGGCGAGGTTAAGGTAATTATGACTCCAAGGATATCGGTTAAGGGGGATATAGATCTTAGGGCTATATCAAGCTTCTTCCTCGATGCCGCTGACAAGATCCAAGAAAAGGGAGGCGGGACGCTGGCGATCGCCGTCGAGGACGTCCATAGCATCCACAACAGCTCGGCCGCCAGCAACTTCACATTTGGCGGGAGACGCCGGGAACCGAACGCTCTATTTGCGATGATGGTGGAGATGATGGAACGATACGGATCTCACCCGGATGTTAGGTTCATGTTCGAGGAAGTGCAACCAAAGACCTGGCAGAAGGAACTTCATACGACAGCAGATCGGGTGTATACGGCGGCGAAGTTAGACACGAAGGCTACCTCCATCCGATGCGCCATACGCCTTTTCCCTTTGGTGTCTTTCGTAAAACCATGGTCAGGTAAAGGAGTTCAACCTGCCAAGATACAAGATGGGATGTGTGACGCTACGCTTATAGCCGAATATATTAGACGTAAGTTTAAGCTATTTTAATACTATTAAGCGTTTATTGTATTTGAGTTAATATAATTATGATTACATTTGCGATGTAATAAAAAGTAGTTCATTATGCTTATAAGATGCTTGTCGAAATCATTAAATGAGAAGTTGAGTAAATTGGAGCTGGTTGTTAAAAATGTAGGATCTAATTCACTTTATAAGAATATTAAGATAGATATTGTCAATAATCTGGCTTATATCACTTCCGTAAACGCCAAGGTATGTGTTATAGAGCGATTGGAGGTTGAGGCTGACTCTAACTTCTCCTTCTTGGTCGAGGCAAGCTCTTTTATCAGATTTATAAAAAAGCAGAAGAATGGTGAGATTAAGATCGCGCTTTCCGATAAGAAGGACAGTATTACCATATACTACGCCTCTGGTGAGTATAGTTGTCCGGCGTTTGACGTAAATACCTTCCCTATGGTATATAATATTCCTGAAGGAGGTATTAATGTTAAGATGAATGATTATGTATCGATACTTAACAAGGCCAGTAACTATACGGAGATCAACGAGCTTTATCCTTGCATCGAGAATGTGGTTATTGATATTGATGAGATTAATATTAATATAGTAAGTACTGACAGGAATACTATTTACAGGTATTTTGTTTCTAATCAGGATAAGGTAGAGAAGGTATTCATCCCGGTATCAAACGCCTCCTCTATATTACTTGATAAACATATAGATAAGTCATTAGATACGTTGTCTATCAAAGTAGATGATACTAGGACTTACTTCTCTACCCCTGATATGGATATGTATGAGATTCACTTTGACGGTAATTATCCTAACTGGAGGTTCGTGGACGAGCATTTTGTCAAAACAAGTACCTATGTCTTTGATAAGGATCTACTCGTCCAAGCCTTCCAGAATAATATCAAGATAAATGAATTTGATCATTGTAAATTGATATTTACGGAAAAAGGATGCGGTATTATGTCGGAGAACCCTATGTCTGGAAGATCTTGTAAGGAAAGGCTTACGGCTTTATCGCATAACGGTAATGATATTATATGCGATGTGCTATGTGGTAGGTATCTTGGTATAGTTAAAAGCATATCATGTAATAGGGTCGTTATCGAACATGATCATAAATCTCATTTCAACAAGATTTATGGGGAGGATAATAAGAACGAGTATTTCTTGTCATCATCAATTATTGTTTAACGTTTAAATATATATAATATGGGAGTTCGTGAAAATCAATTATCATCTAATACACAATACTTTAATATAAGTGGAGGTGGTGTATTATATCAATCGTCAAGAGATCCTAAGGAAGGTTTCGAGGAACATATAAATGAGAAGACAGGAGCCGTATCCTACTGGAGGGTTTTCTGGAACGGTATAGAAGGATATCTTTCCGATATTTTTGTATTAGAGCAGGAGATGAATGGCGCTAAGACAAATTTCTTATTTATAAAGATAAGCGATGAGGAAGGTAATTATGTTATAAAAGTTCCGTTGATGACCTCAAGAGGCGGTATTAACAGCTATGCTAAGTCTCTTGTAAGATACTTGCCTAATATCGACCTAAAACGGAAGATTGTTATCAATCCTGCGCATACTAAAAAAGGAGAGCAATACGCTCCTGGTAATTTCTTTATCTCATACGCTAGGGAGACTCCAGACGGAAAAGATGAGCTTATCCAGCAATATTATAAGAATGGACAGAATGGATGGCCTGACAGGGTTGAGAGTACTGATATAATGGGGAATAAGAAGTTTGATTATACGACCCAAGACGCTTTCGCCTATCAGGTACTTAATAAGTATATTCAAAGCATTAAAACAGATGGTGTGAAACCTGCTCATTCGGAAAGCCAAAACAATGCTGGTGAGGTTACAACGCAAACGCCCCCACCGTCATATCAGGCGCAGGCCCAGCAGCAGACACCTCCTCCATCATACCAGCAGGCTCCGCCTCAGACAGCCCAAGCACCTTTTTTTGGAGGTCAACAGCAACCTCCTCAATATCCTCCTTTTGGAGATGACAATGATCTTCCATTTTAATTAACTAATTAAAAATCAGAAAGTTGATGGAAAGTAATTTTAATATATCTACTAAAGTGAACCGTGTCTCGATGCCTACCCAAAATAAGGTAGATACGGTTATGAAGAACTTAGGGCATCGACCTTGTGTAGCGTATTCCGAGGAAAAGGATATGTATTATAAGGATGGAGAATGGGTAGCGTCAGATCTTGACGCTACTATCTTACCTCTTAGGGAGATGTTCGAAAAGACATCTGATTTGAAGTTAGGATTGAAGATCGTTTATTTAATAATCAAATTATAATGACCAGTATTGAGGATATTAAAAAACTTCTGGAGAGTAAGTCGTTTACATCAGCCAGAGATCTTGACGAGTTTGAGGAAAAGCCGGATGATAAACAAAACGAGGTTAGACTGAATTGCGAACCTATGGTAGGGATGGTGGAGAAAGAGGGAAAGATCTTCCTTAACTCCGTAAGATTCTCGAAAGCATGGAACTCATTGGGTAAGGATATTCCTATCAAACAGGGTAATGCCTTCCCATTAGGGCAGGGTGATGTCCTTGATATAGATACAGGGGTATGGGCATCGTTCCCGGACAATACCATAGGGGTGTTGATGATGCTGCCGTCGTTTATCGGCGATACGGGACTTACTTTGGTAGGATCGCCGTTCGTGTCGTCTAATAACGGGAATATCATGATCAGGGTCACTAATGTCCGTAAGGATATAGCTATAGTCGAGAAAGACAAACATATAGCTGAGTTAATTATAGTCGGCAAGATAAAAGCCGATATTTTTAGAACTTATAAAAGTAATGAAGATGTTCGGATTGAAGATAGTAAAGAATAGTTATATAAATACCCTAAAAAAAGATCTAGATGAGGCTATTAGCTATTCAAGCAGATTAAAAAGGGATTATAAGGATGCCCGTAATAAGATAACTGAATTAGAACAGAACGTAAGGTATCTTGAAACGATTTCCGATTCCCTTAATATGGATATAGAACAAAAGGATTCTATTATAATTAAGATGGGTAATGAGCTTAGTAAATCAAGAGAGATATATAATGAGTCGGTAAAAGAGAAAGAAACTCTTAAACGGGCTTATATGGATATCGAGAAGAAACATAAGTTATCATCTAAATTACTCGATGAGGCTAGAAGAAGATATAAGGAACTTGAGGATCAGAATAAGGCTATGTCCGATCGTATCAAATATCTTGAGGCAGAGCTTTTAGATAGCGATGTACCTGATGAGGTTGTTGTTGATGAGGATAAGATGGATCCTAATTCCGGTCATATTGATATACCTGAAAATAACGCTCCTGAGGTTACTGATGCCGATGCCGGTAATGATGTAAATGTCGAGAATAAGGCAGAGGATAAGAAGAAATCTAAGAAACGTAAAAAGACTAAGAAGAATGAATAAGATCTTGTTTTTCTTGTTAATGTTATTTACCTTAGCGGCTGTCGGATGCAGTACGTCAAGAACCTACTATACGGAATATGATACTACTGATATATCTTATGTGGTGGATTCCATAGTGTCTTCCGGGACCGTGATGGGCCAATGGAAGGAGTGGAGGTTTACGCTGGACGACGGCCGGGTCGATAACTTTGGCTTCACCGCCCTATACGACGCCAAGGGAAAGGCTAGGGGGTCTATACAGGTAAGGCAGAGATCCGATACGTTTAATATTAAGATAATTGATTACCATAAAAAAGATAGATAATGAAATACGGACTAGGTTACATACCTTCACCAGCGGATGACAGGGACGCTATTATGAATATGCAGCATGAGGCTGTTCCTGATGAGTATAAGGTCAATAACGTTGATAGCGTAGTGGATCAAGGATCTTCTCCTATTTGCGCTGCGGTAAGCTTAGCTGAGATACTTAACTGGAGAAAGAGTATAAGGGCTATTAAAAGACCGGCTAAGATCTCTCCCTACGATATATATGATCTGAGAGAGGATAAGGATCAAGACGGGATGGTTCTTCGTGACGCTATCAAGTCTATCAAGAACGTAGGCGTAGATGGGGAGAAAATAAACAGTTACGCTAGGATCATAGATCCGGTATCAGCTAAGGTGGCGTTGATGCTGAATGGTCCTCTGGTTATAGGTCTGTATTGCTATAATTATGGTAATCGATTCTGGCAAGGCCAAGGACAGAACTTGGGAGGTCATGCCGTTATCCTCACCGGCTGGGACAAGGCCGGCTTCGTCCTACAGAACAGTTGGGGGACGGGATGGGGTAGGTCTGGTGTGGAGACGTTCCCGTTCGAGGATTGGTGCTATATGCTAGAATGTTGGACAATAGTTTCATGATATTACTATATAAACTTCGAGAAATTCCTTTCCACATCCTCTTGTGAAAGACGATGTGGTGTATTTAGGACCCGTAGCTCAATTGGTAAGAGCAACTGGCTCATAACCAGAAGGTTGTCGGTTCAAGCCCGGCCGGGTCCACGCTATTTTTTTGGGGAAAAACTAGCACAGAGTTTTGTCATTAGATTTAGAGTTTAGATTTTGTTTGATGTCCTTGTCCGGGAGGATCGGGACATATGGATCCGAGGATCATTGGATGATTACCATAATATTGGAGATGCTGGTTCGATTCCAGCCGGATTCGCTAAAATATTGTTTTAATATGGATAATGGATATGTAGAGATAATAGATACGACTCATCATAGAGCTAGAAGTAGCGGAGCTGTATATGAACATATAATCGTGGCTGAAAGAAAAATAGGAAGACTTTTGAAGCCGGAATAAGTCGTTCACCATATCAATAAAATAAGGCATGATAATAGACCTGATAATCTTATGATATTTAGATCTAATGCCGATCATACAAGGTTTCATCATGGAGCTGAGGTTTACTTTGATAAGGAAGGGATAGCGTATTGTAAACCCGTGGAAGTTAAGTATTGCTCGTGCTGCGGTAAGGATTTATGTCATGATACTGAGGGAAGTTTGTGTTTTGATTGTAATAACAAGAAAAGAAGAGAGGATATGTTATCCAAATATGGTGATATAACTAAGGATAAGCTTTTTGAGATGCTTAAAAATGAGTCTTTCCTAAGTGTCGGTAAAAAATTAGGCGTATCTGACAATATGGTAAGGAAAATATGTGATATCTTTGGCATTCCAAGACATGCCTCTTACTACAGAAAATTAAAGGATTGATAATTAGGGGAGTTAATTTAACGGATAGAATTTACGATTCCTAATCGTAGCGTGGATAAGGGTTCGATTCCCCCACTCCCCACATGGTGTTTTCTTAAACATATTCCCGTAGGTCGGTAATTAACGATAACCGGTAGACAGCCTACGGGAATCAACAAAATCTTACGTGCTTAAGATCGCTTTCAGTTCTATTTTTCGTGTGTAATCTATAGGAGGGTAGCACGACCCTCCTTTTTATAAATACTATTTGCTATGGACATTAATCAGATAAAAAAGTACCTGCCATTAGGATGGGATGTGGTTGATCTAATAGATCACGGCATAATTGATCTTGATATCATGAATGGTAAGATGATGGGTGAGTATGTGGCTGTGTTGATGATAAAATCTTATGATAAGACCAATGGTCATATTCTAACCACTTTCTCGTTCCATGATAAGGATATGGAGAAGTTGAGGATGTTGATAGGTAACGCTATAATGGCGGTAGGATATAGGAATAATCCTCTTACTGGAGATGGGAACACGGCAATCAAATAAAGGCACGGAATACACTGAAAGAGGGATATTGGATATCCTTAACAGACAGTTCTTGGTATCTCCTAGATGGATTATAAACAACTTGTATGTCTATAACTGGGAGTCCGATTATCTGGCTATAACCAGATCAATGTACGCTTATGAGGTTGAGGTGAAGATCTCGTTGGCTGACTATAACAAGGATTTCGAGAAGGAGGGTAAGCACCAAGTAATGCAAGGCTGGTTCGAGGCTCGGAAGCAAGCCCTGTACGAGACCGGAGACTGGGTCAGGTACGGCCGCCCCAACTACTTCTACTACTGTGTTCCGGATGGGTTGGTTGATCCTAAGGACATACCTCCGTACGCAGGACTCGCTTATGTTTGTGGCAGGAATTTGAGAAAGATCAAGGACGCCCCTATCCTGCATCGTGATAAATTTGACCCCGAAGCTTATAAGATGGCAGACAAATTCTACTACAATTGGTGGAATGAGAGACGTAAGGCTAGACAGATAGAGGGGAAGGATATGAAAGACGAGTTTAGGAAAAGCATGAAAAAGGTTAAGGAGAAGATAACTGTTGATGCTAAGATCAAGGCGATGGAGGCGTTCTGGAGCGTCTGCGATTACGCCTACTGGCCGTACGGGGGAAGAGGTGTTCCCGGAATGAGACCCAACTGTTCCGCTTGTGGAGAGGAATGTAAATTACAATGCCCGAAGGGGAAAGAATTTAAAAACAAGATAAAATGAGTAAGATTAAAGATTTATTGGCAAGAGCCATTTCATTGGCATCAGAGCAACCTATGAGCTATAAAGAGGCGGTTGAGTTACTTGATGGTATAGATACGTGTAAGGTCAAGATCTATCTGGAAGAAGGGGCTAAGATGCCTAAATACGCCCATGAGGATGACGCTTGCATGGATCTGTTCGTTAAGAACATAGAACTTGACAGTGGTAGGATCATATACCATACTGGCGTACATGTAGCCTTACCTGAGGATTATGAGATGGAGATCCGCCCTCGTAGCAGCATCACCAAAACTAAGTCCATTATCCAAAACGCTCCGGGTACCGTAGATGAGGGATACAGAGGGGAGATTATGGTAGTGACTAGACGTATAGATCGTTATGGTGATCCTTCTTATTCGGCAGGGGATAAGGTAGCTCAATTGCTTATCCGTAGACGGGAACGCATCGTATGGGATCAAGTAGATTCGTTAGAGGATCTTGGAGAATCAGAGAGAGGTAATGGTGGGTTTGGTAGTACCGGTAAATGATAATTGATATGGAGAATAATAACACGTCTACCACAACCAATGAGGGGTTGAAAGAAATCGATAAACAAATAAATCATGTTATGTATGGATGGAGATGCCCTGTATGCGGGAGGGTGTATTCACCTTTTACATCTATGTGCGCTTATTGCGGAAACAATAATAACGTTAATCGTATTACATGTAAATCGATATGAGCGGGAGAATTAAGATAAAGCCTAAGAATAAGGATAAGAAACCTAAGATCGATATATTTAAGGTAATAGAAGGCAGGTTTAAGAATATGAACGAGCTTCGAGACCTGATCGACATGGATCCAAGGAAAGGACTGGTCAGGATCCGAGACGGGGCCGGCTTTAGAGAGGTGGAGCGGGGCGGATGCCTGCACCAGAACTACCTTAACCTGTTGGAGGAGGAGCTGGGAACTAAACTATCAATAGATCTGATAGATAAGTATGTTAAAAGAAAATAGCACATCACCTACCCTAGTAATTACCTAGGGTAGGTTCGTTTTGTATACCGAAGTGTCTACCACGATCTGGCTGTCCATATCCTCAATCAACTCAATGATCTCATCCCTTATGTCGTAAGAAAGCAAGATCGGTATTATGGTTAGTATAAAAGATAGTATGATTCCTGATCCTATTATGATAGCAATATTATCGCACTCTATATCTAACATCGGCATGACAAATATCAACCCTGACGTGAATATCATCACGAATAACGCTGATATCTCATTTATCATAGTTGTAAATTTCATAAAAATATTCTAAGATATCCTACTCCATTTTAGACGCTTCAACACAACCGGCAACCCGGCTGCTCTGCGTCCGTATAGCCGCATCAACTCCTACGGCTTGTATGTTAATCGCTGCGTTGAGATCCCTGTCGATCTCCAAACCACAATCTTTACAAACAAATGTTCGATCCGATAACTTCAAGTCTTTATTTTTCCAACCACATCTTGAACAGGTTTTCGAGGATGGGTAAAAACGATCTATAACAATCAGTTCTTTACCATACCACCTACACTTGTATTCAAGTTGGTTACGGAACATTGAGAAAGAAGTGTCAGATACAGAACTAGCAAGTTTGTGGTTCTGTAACATACCAGAAACATTTAGATCTTCAATGCAGATAACATCGTAATTATTTACCAACATCGTGGTCAAATTATGCATGTACCATGAACGCTTGTTGGCTATATCACAATGAAGTCTTGATACTTTTAGCCTGCATTTGTTTCTTCGATTACTTCCTAATTTCTTTCTCGACAAATGTCGTTGCATCCTTTTTAACTTCGCTTGGTTCTCACGAAGAAAATGGGGATTCTCAACAGTCATCCCATCGGATAATGTAGCTAATGTCTTGATCCCTAAATCAACTCCAACCGTTTTACCGGTTTTCTGTTTATAACACTGTTCTATTTCAACAAGAACTGATACGAAGTATTGACCAGAACGGTTCTTTGACCAACAACTCAGGTTCGTCCCTAAGAATGGATATATTATACTTGAAGTCGTATATAACAAGAAAGAGAAAGATCTTATGTATGATAACGATAATTACCTTGGTATTGATCTTGGACTTAAAAATCTTGCGTCTTGTGTATCAAATACCGGTTCTTGCTTTATCATCAATGGTAGACCTTTGAAGTCCATCAACCAGTATTATAATAAAAAATTAGCATATTTAAAATCAAGATTAAAAGGCTATAAACAAATATCAAAGCGAATAAGGTCGTTAACCAACAAAAGGAATAACAAGATCAAGGATTATCTGCATAAAGCCAGTAGGGTATTGATTAATCACGTAGTCTCCAATGGTATTAATACGATCGTAATCGGTCATAACAGATGCTGGAAACAAGAAATCAATATCGGAAAACGAAACAACCAGAACTTTGTATCTATTCCTTTTAATATGTTTATCTCAATGGTATCATATAAGGCTACACTTGAGGGTATTAATGTTAAGATCGTTGAGGAATCCTATACCTCAAAATGCAGTTTCTTGGATAACGAGCAGATTTGCAAGCATGAGGAATATGCCGGAAGACGTATCAAACGAGGATTGTTCAAGACGTCTTTCGGTAATATCATTAATGCCGATATCAACGCTGCATTTAACATCATCAGAAAATCGGCAAAAGAAGCCTTTGATGTAAGTACATTACCAGAAGGTAGAGGGTTTTGGTGGAACCCGGTACGGATTTCCGTATAGATATATATCATTTTACGATTTTAGTGCAAAATGGTATATAATCACCTAGTTTTGTCCCAAAGATATGAATTTTTGATATCCGGTCAAAGATAAGACAGGGAGAAGCCAAAAATAACGGGAGGCGGAGGGAGGGCGGGGGATGCCCGGAAGGATGGAAGCCAGCCCCTTCCCTTGGATTCAGCGACATGATTTGAGAATAAATCGTATATTCGTATGTGCAAAATGCATAATAATATGATATTAAATAAAATTAACTCAATGGGGGTATTTCCCGTCCTCCATAAAAACAATAGATTATGTTAAGAAGAAGAATGTTAAGTCAAATGCCATTGCCGCCGTCCGGTAACGTGAATGACGCTTATTTTTACGTGGAAGCTCCATGGATAAAAGATCTATCAAAATATAATATGAATGTGGATGGATCTATGTATATGGATATTGATAAATATAATGGTAAATATGTATTTTCCATGGGAAGAGTAGGAGCCTACAATTCCTATATCAAATTTGATAATGACTCGAATATATTACCATGCCCTCAACCAGATAACGAAATATCCATAGAAGCGTTGCTCTATTTAAATACACAACAGGAAGGAAGATATTATCTATTCGCTCCATATGGAACCCAATCTACTACACAAAACTATTTATGTATCGGTGTTAATGTCTCATCATATGGGACTAAACTTTTTTATACCCAAGGACGATCTGTAGATATACCAGCATATCAATGGGTACATGTAATGGCGTCGTGGAGAAATGGGTATTTGAAGGAATATATTGGAGGGGTGCTGAGTTATGAGGATGCGACTAATGTGATGTATACACAAAACTATCAAACATATTATTTTAATATAGGAGGATATCCATCAGCCTACAACATGGGACTCCCGGGAATGTTTAGGTATGTAAGGATCTGGAATTATGCTAAGAACTTTGACTTGGATAAATTCGTGCCGGATACTTAACAATGTATTGGGCATAATATCATACAATGGAATACTTAATCAATTAAAGGAATGAGAAACGTGAAAATACGAATATATCATCCTACCCACCCATTCATTTAATTGGTATAAGTATATAATTATGACTAATTTATATCTCTTATGAACCGAACACGAAAGCTTTCGTACTTATCTCGGTAGTCTACGCATCCACTGGAGAAACTCAAGTACCATCCGGTAACGGACCTGCGCTCTGAACTAGACCAATAACCTTGGATATTATCGAATTCTTGTCCACCTATATCAGATAACGCTTTATTGACGCTATTTAAGTTCATCCATATCAATGACAATTGTAGGCATGATGGGATATACCAATCATTATATCCCTTAGCGTCTTTGCTGGCTAAAAATGCGTTAAGTACACGCCCAATTGTCACATAACCACCATATCCTTCACCTCCTTCAATCACCTCCTTTAGCACTTCGGAATTCGCTTTTCCCTCCCAATCAGACAAAGCCCCACTTGTCCATGAAGAAACATTTTCCGGAATATTGGGAGTACCTTTGTATGACCCCGACTCAGGTTTTAAATAACCGATGATATTATTCCCATACAAATTACTATAGTTTGTAATGTCGGTCTGATCCGTACCATATCCACCCCAATAGAACAAATAGCTTTTATTATACCCTGCTGAAGCGTTTTTATAGCTTTGATTAGAATCTTCATTCTTCTCGATCATGAGCTTATGACCATCACTGACAAGTGCAACAGCGATACATGTGGTATCCGCTTCTGATATCGGTATTAATATACCATTTTTTATTCACGGCATAAATACCAGATTTTATGCCTGAATTAAATCTTCTTCTCATCATAATGATACATTTTTATGGAGGATGAAATACCCCCCCCCATACCGTTATTAATTTATTCATTTATAATATATTATGTTTTTATTATGTCGTAAATATAACATAATTAATTATATGTAGGTAATAGGGAGATATGTGGGTATGGATTGGTTATGAGATATGTATGATTACATTAGAATTTAAGTTATGCACAAATATAATGAATTATAGGGATATGCCAAAGGAAGCAGTCGGCGGAAGACCCGAGGGGTGGGCTAGGAGGGATGAGGTCTCCCTCCTTCCCTTGGGATTACACTATCCTTACCATTACTCGATAGTTACCACGAAAACTTTTCCCATAGGCATAAGATTCACATCCCGAACAAAGATCAGTTGCTATACAATTATCGTTTAATACATAATCACCATCCCAACTTACAGACCTTTCTTCTAAAACCTGAGTCTGTAATTCAGATCTGTAAGTGAAATCAATGATCTCCCCAGGATCTTCTATTATAAGTATAGGAACAAAATTAATTATCCTATTCCCGTATATCACCTTATTAGCCAACTCGCAATGCATACCCGAATCATATTGATACGTAAGGGTTCCATCTATAACACCTCCACTTATGCCCAAAATAACATTGTACTCACTTTTCGGATTTATATATGATATCTGGCCACTTATGCTTATAGTTTTTATCTTCTTATCGCGATATATATCAAGATGATATCCGTTAAAACCAGGTAGATATGGCTTCCCATCAATATATATATCCACAACGCTTATACACATATTCTTGTTTATATTAACACGGTAGTGGATCTCACCGGAAGAAGAAGTCCTGCGCCTAAACATACCCCCTCCTTATCTGAGGGTTAAAATACCCCCCCACGAAGTTATCTGTAATATATTGATACATGATTAAATAATTTAAGTTACGTACAAATATAATAAATTATATTAGATGGGGGAGGGAAGATACCAAGGAAGGGGGCTGGCGTCATACCCGCCGGGAAGGCTATAAGGGATGGGAGCCAGCCCCGTTCTATTGGGTCAGTAGGGTGTATGATCACTCGATGTCACGTACAAATCGAACAGAAGAGGTTAGGCGCTTGTATCGGGTGAATGTGCGCCCACTGTTGAATAGTACGATCCATCCGGAGTTGGAGCTATGCTCTGAACTAGACCAATAATATCTGGTATCTAACGGCTGTCCACCAATAGCCAATAACGCGTTATTGACGCTAATCAAGTACATATATATCAATGAAAGCTGACCACATGATGGGATATACCAATCATCATATCCTTTAGCGTCAGCACTAGCTAAGAACGTATTAAGTACATGACCGACTGTCGCATAGGAAGTATAAGAACCGCCACCGGTAGTCACCCCTTTTAATACATTGGAATTCGCTTTCCCATCCCAATCAGATAAAGCCCCATTCGTCCAGGAGCTAACATCATCCGGAAGATATGGAGTACCTTTGTATGAATCTTGCTCAGGTTTCAGGAAACCAAAATCATTGCTCCCGTCTACTTTGTCATAATTTGTAATGCCGGTCTGATCCGTACCATATTCACCCCAATAAAAAGAGTAAGTCTTGTTAGAAGAATCGGGCAAACCGGACGTGGCTGTTTTGTAGCTTTGATTAGAATCTTCATTCTTCTCAATCATGATCTTATGATCATCATGTACAATAGCTACGGATATACATTGATAATCCGCCTTTGACAAAGGTATTAATCTACCATCCTGTTTAACGGCATAAACGCCATTATCAACAGGGGATTTATAACTTGAATAAAATCTCCTCCTTATCATAAGAATAAATTTTTACGAAGGATATAAATACCCCCCCCCTCATGTATTTAACTTCTTTATTTATAATATATTATGTTTTAATTATATCGCAAATATAACAAATTAAATGAGATGGAAGGTGATATGGTTGTGAGGAAGTATGAGGGATATTCGGGGAGGATGATATGCGGGACATTATTGGAGAGATGAGGTGGGGTATGATGGGAGGGGGATATGCGGGACGGACCACCTCCCCGAAATCGGCCCGGCCGGGCTGCCGTTTTTGGTCCCACCCCCCCCGCCTACAAAGACTGGGAGACAGGAACGGCAAACGATCTGCTAGCCGAAAAAAGAATGTTTATTTTGTATTTAACTTGTTGATTGTCAATCATATAAATCAATATTTTAATATACGTTTACATTTGATTAGATTTATTACATATAATCGTCGAATTTTTATTGCAAAATATTTGTTTGAAAATAAAACATGTAGTATATTTGCCTATGTAAAAACAATATTAACAAACCGGCGAACCAGAGGCCATTACAAGTCCTAAAGGTATGGGCAAATCTAATGATAGGTAAAGACATTAACAAAGTACAAAATGAAGTTAAGAAAGCAAGTGAGAAAACATTAACAGGTGCGGTTAAAGCATGGTGCCAGCTTTTTAAATCCGGAAAAGAAGTTAATGAGATTTTAAAAGAAAATGAGATCAAAGTAGACAAATCGATTGTCCCCGCTTTAGTCAATTTGGCAAAGGACAAGGAAATTGTAATACAACTTTGCAAGGAAATATTACCACGAGTTAACAATACCTTTTGTGCCTATAAAGAAGTTGAACGCGAATACTATGATAAAAACGATCAGGATAAAAACAAGAAGCTTAAAATGAACGAAATAGAGAATGTAGCAATACTCGGCTCGTCTCATAAACGTTTTGGATACAACGAGCCTATAGAGTTTGATTTTGGCATATATTATGAAACGTTCAATGGCGCTGACAAACGTATTGTAAAATGCGCCGTGCCAATAAAGCGGTACACATTTAGTCTTATAGCAAAATGTATCACATATTACTTAACTCACCCTAAAAATGATAGATAGTATCATTTGCCCCTATATCTCTATATATAGGGGCGTTATGGTTGCACGTGTTTACCTCCTCGTGGTGCAACTGGACTAAGACTAAAAACACACGATATTTGACATATTGATATAAGCATACACAAGTGGGTAGGGGTATAGCCGTTGGCGTTCGATAGCTTGTGTAAATAGGCCGCCTCTTAGCAATGTGGTTTAAGTTCGTATTCAGTCGCAATACGAATAGTTATTCTTTGGGCTTGTATCAAGACGGGTAATACGTCCGGTTTCCGGATAGGCCGTGTAAAACACGGGGTATATTGGTGTATATACGCATGTATAGGGCGTATGTCCATGCGTTGTAAGAGTAGCACGCATGGAGTGTATTACGGGGTTATTTCCGTGCTAATGTATCAATACGACGTATGTTAGGGTGGCTTAAATACCTAATATGCGTACGGATAGCAAATAACAACCCTTACAAGGGTATTTCGTGCGGTTAAATTGACGGACAAAATGCGCCTTGTCGGTACGTATCACGGGCAACGTATGTACGTATTTGGCTTCGTTCGTTCGGGGCAAAGGGACAAATCCAAAGGAAATATGGAGGGAGTGGTGTGTCCGGCCGGACGTATTGATAACGGCGGCCGTGTCGTCCCCGGCTTACCGTTTCTTATTGGTGCAATTTAAAACGAATAAATTATGTATAGGAGAAAGTTTGATAATCTGAATAGAAAGCTAGCACTTAAAAAAGAAAAGGCTTTAAACGCCGCAAGAAAGTCTAAAATTGAGTTCTATGTTGAGCTCACCAAAGAGCTATACATGTCTAATAAATTAGATTGTAGTAGAAGTTTTGATAAATGTAGGCAAAAGCGTTTAAGTTATATGGCAAATAAACAAAGGCAGTAGTTATTTATTTTTCGTTGATTTTAAAGTTTGTGCCCTTTTGTACTATAGTGATATAGGACGGAAGGGCTTTTTTGTGCCTGTATTTTACAAAATGACAGCATATGTATATATTTTGCTTACGCATAAAAGTGTTGAGTCGGTAAATTTTAAGCCTTGATCGAAAATGTGTAAGTAAAATGCTTTATTATGTATCATTTTGTATATATCTATATCCATACAGACGGGTATATTGTGCCCTTATGTATGGTTTCGTGCGTGAATCGATCCTAAAAGGTATATAATAGACGGTACTTATTGTATATTTTTTATCTATGTCTGGGCTTATCTTTCCTTAGAGGAAGCTCTAGGGATTGATATATATTATATTATTGATACTCAATTAATTGTATTATTTGCGTTCAATTTTAAAATCGTGGTTACTTATTGTATATTTTTATGAGTGTATTTATATATTTGGTGCTTACCTTGTTTTGTGGGTATATGGCGTTTGAGTTGGGGCGGTATGTTATAGCTACGGGCGACGCCCTTCCTTTAATCATAGTTATTTTATTGGCTTTATTATCAATACATTGCATTAGGCAAGTATATAAGGCAATCAAGAGCAAAGACCTCGATATCCTAGACTGAACGGGCGTTCCACGTGGAACAATCGGGAGGAAGGTCTCGGGTTTTATGCTGGGAGTTGGTGGGGTTGGTTTGTTTTGCGGGAGGGGACACCTCTAAACAAGAGGAGTCAAGGGGAGTCAAGGGGAGTCAAGGGGAGTCAAGGGAAATCAAGGGGAATCAAGGGAAATCAAGAGGAGTCAAGAGGAGTCAAGAGGAATCAAGGGGAGTCAAGGGAAATCAAGAGGAATCAAGGGAAATCAAGGGGAATCAAGAGGAATCAAGAGGAATCAAGAGGAGTCAAGGGGAGTCAAGAGGAGTCAATGGAAACCCCTTCAATCAACAAAAGAAATACCTTCCAATCAATGGGAGTATCTTTAATCAATAGGATTCCTTTCTAAACAGGGGTAATACTTTACCGTTAAGTGGAAACGCAAAGCGGTTGCGAGCGATGGTGGGTAGGGTGTTATTGGTGGTAGATATTGTCTGTTGGTGTGGGAGTGATGCGGAGGGAACCAAGGGAAACGGGCGGCGGCGGCGATGGCGTGGGGTCGGCCCCGCTGGTCGTCCGTTCCCTGTTCTCCTTTGGCGGTAGTGTAATATTAAAAATCTGATAGTGATATGACAAAAGAGGAGGCGAAAGAAAAGTTCGGCGATAATATAATAAACGAGTTGTTGTCGCTTGGTGCTGAACCGACAAATGTATGCAGGAATGACGATATTGTGGAATGGTGCAGTGATGGATGCATAAAAGTGGGCGATATTGAAGTATGGTCTTACTATTACTTTTATGAAGGAGAGGATCCGGATTTATGTGATTGGGAGGATCGTATGGAGATAGAGGTAGAGGAATGTTGGATTTAAAATCGGTTGATATGAGATTCATGTATTTAACGGAGCTTAGAGGAAAGGATATATGCGTAGGCGACAAAAAGTGCAAGAGGGTAAAAATATATGTAGGCAGGCCGTTGGCGGATACGCCTAAAACCTATAAACAAATAGGTGGATTTGTAGCAAAAGAACTATCCAACGCTTATAACAGCGGTTGTGTTTCCATCTATGAAGCAAAGGATAAAACGCTCAGATATTCGGTTTATCGAGACGGTTGTTTTTATCCTTATTACGGGAAATTAGAGGTGGTAGAATAATACCAATGGGAACGGGCGGCTGTGTCACGGCGTGGCAGGCTGCGGGTGTCGGCTGCCGTTCTTTCCTTTGGCGTGGTAATATAAAATACTAATAACATGGACGAGATTATAAAATTACAAGATGAGATACTGTCTTATCTTCGTAATAATATTACAAAGGACGAGGCGTATTATATCCTTACGACTGATAAGGAAATGATAGAGATTCTTATATCAGATAAGAAGGACGGAAGCAAACGTATCAAGATTCTTGATATGGAATATACTATCGAGAAGGATGATATGTTATTGTTGTTCGATACAGATGTGATAATAGACGAATGTCTTTTGGTTGCCACATACATAGGGGTAAATATGTATTTTCGCAGACAAGATGTCAACGCTATTTTGAATAATATCAATAGAGAGAAAGTTATGAAATATCCTTACATAGCTATTCAGTTAGATAATATACAAACTATAGAAAAGCGTAGGGTTATTTTCGATATAACCGGACATAGGATGGATGATAACAAAGAGAGAATAGATTTTATGTTTGTTTATTTTATGGCAAGATTATGCGTATAAGAAGAACTGTAAAGGAAAGGGATATTGTAAAGGTATGGGTATTCGGGTACGATCGAAAGCTTATAAAATCGGCGGCGGATTCCGGGTTCAGAAACATGTCGGAGGTATTATCTTACGCTAATTGTATGGCAGGAGATAAACCTGTAGATCATATTAGGGTCTCGAATGAGAATCGTGGCTGGTGTGGATCGTATACTATATATGGTAGGGAGATAGATTAGTTTGATAGTGAACAACAAAGGAGGTGTGTATGAATAATGTTATAACAAACGCCAATGGCGTGAAGGTAAAAGTAAGTGTGTATGATATTGGTGATGGGGAGGTAGATAGATACACGATAATATGTGTAAGTGATAAGGGTAAAGATAGTAGTGGGTTGGTATATTATCCTGTGTTTGCATGCAGCGAAAATCCATTTCATCCACAATGAATAGGAATATATGTTGGTGATTATTATCCATATAGGAGACATTCATACGATTTCGGTAAAAGAGTTAAGGATCTAGCATCCTTACCAGAAGAGGTGATTAAGTACATAAAAATAATAACGACATGAACGAAATAGTTTACAACAATTACGATTTAGTGGCTTTTGAACAAGATGGAGAAGTGGTAGTGGCCGTAACATTTTACAGATATTACAAGAAGAAAGCTAAGGGCGAGGTTAATTATAGATGGAGAACCAGATGCCCGGAGTTGGTGGATAAGATTGTAAGACACCGTACCAAGGTGTTTACCGGCCAGCTTATTCAGTTAGCGAAGGCGTATGGGGAGAAAAGGGTCATTAAATATCAAAAACAGGAGGAAGAGGTATGTCAAAATACGACAGGGACGCTATAGAAATATATATACTAGATCATATAGATACTGATAATTACAAAAAGCAGTTTAGATATGATAGGGAGTATCTGGTTTTTATGCTTAACGTATTTAAGGATGAGTATAAAGAGCATATCAAAAGGGATGGGATTGAGAAAGCTTTCGAGGATTATATAATGACTCTGCCATCTATATTTAGTGTAGATGTAGCAAATTATAAGATCAAAGACTTGTTACGTTCATGGGAAGTGGAGTTCGATGATGATGATGAGATATACATCTTGTACAAAAAGATCATAAGGGAGGTTTTCTTCAAGATGTGTAATGATATGAACATTAGATTTTAGTTTGTTAATATTGTGACCATGACCTTGGCGGGGTGGAAGGATATATCATAATCGTACGTGTGCGGATATGATCCGGGGCCGGTTCCCGGCACCTTGGCGTAATTTAAATATAAGTAGTATGGAAGATAATATTTTAAAAAGAGCGGCAGCGGAATTAAAAGAAGCTGGTTGCAGGGTTTTCGCATGGCAGGATGATTTTTATAACAGGAGTTGGAACAAGGGTGATTATACGATGTTGTATTACGCCTTCCCTGATTCACCCAACATCGGGTATCTGAGTCATGGAGAATATGGAATGAGCGTAGCATATAGTAGGGCATATATACCGAACCGTGGAAGTGGATCGGGATGTTGTGTCAAGGAGGAAGCTACGTTCGATCTTGCGACGGCACTGGACGTGCTAAACGAGCCGTTACCTATGTGGTGTAAGTCTCATGGGGTTTATCCAGAACAATATAAGGATATTGATGGATGGTACAATAGCGATAATTATAACAAAAAAATATTTAAGGAGATTTGATATGGAGGTAAAAGATTGGGAAAATCTGGTTTTGAATACAGAAGTAGGATCACATTGTTTTGTTACGCTGATTGATGATAAGGACATCAGTAGAGGTTATGCGCAAATCAGACGTGCGGAGCATTTCGGGTATAACATCTGTTTCACCCGATTATATGGGAATAAGTTTTATTTCGAGAAGATAGAGGAAGGTCGTACGCAACAATATATCAATAGGAGGAAATAAAATGGTAATAGAGTTTGATTTCGAGATATACAAAAACGGAGATTACGATAAGGTATATCTACGTAACGGAAAAGAGGCAAGAGTATTATGTGATAATGGGAAGGGTAATAGTCCTATGGTCGTGATGATTGAGGATGATAAAGCGGATGATTATATTATTCTTCGTTATAACGAAACTGGCAGGAGGAATATCAATGGTCAATCGGGTCTCGATCTTATGTTATCGGTAAAAGAACGGGAGCCAGAGTTGTGGGTTGTTGTTATATCTTACATAGATAATAAGGATAAGAGGCAAAAGATGGTCTTACCTAATTTTTTCTCAAGGAATATAGGAGGAAATATATATCTTCAAGGAAGCTCTAAATCGAATGTATCATATTATGTTGGTAGGTTAGAAGAAGATGGGTGCTTCGATGAGCTATGCGAGAAGATAAGGGTAAAGAGGGATCGCATCTATAACATGGAAATAATATCACTATCAGATGACAAGAAGACAGTTTAACCAGTTAATAAATGAGTTGGACAGGGAAAGCCCATTTATTGTACTACACAAAGATGCCGTTGCGCCTAAATACGTGGGTGTGGAGGTATCGAAAGAAGGTGTGGTATACAACTACTCGATTATAAGCATAAACGACGAGTATAAGCCTAAAAAGGCTCTTATTTCGAAGATATTGGGTATAGCTGATAATCTTAATAGCGATAAAGACTTAAAAGAGGATTGATTGGATGTATTTATGGCATGCGGCATCATATACGATATAATGCCGTGAATAACGTTGCATGAAGGATATGTATGGCAATATGATAGATAACGTATTTGTGTCTTGATATCATAATATTATGCCATTATATCCTCTTTTTGTATAAAAAGATAACAAATGATATAAACATCTTGAATATGGATGAGATTAATATAGGAGATGAAATTGTGTTTAATATAACCGGCAACCATAATATAGGATACACTAAAGGAGAAAAGTATATCGGGACAGTGTTAAGTAGGGATCACCGATCACGCCTTTATGTACGGACGATAGGAATGCCTAGGGCTTGTATTGATGAACGGGACGTGGATAAGATTATTGATACGGGTGATGATTTTGATATGGATGAGGCGATCCCGAATCCTGTGGCAAGGGAGTTGTATAAGTTGATGAGCAGGTATATTTATACGTTCGGAAAGTCTCATGAAAATATAAACGGATATATCGTGTATGAGTGTATAATGATGGGTAGGGATTTAAGACACAATGTTATGTGCCTGTTACATGGTCGTGGATTTGAGATACGGCATATTGATAGTTATTCTTGGTGGATGACTAATGAGAGGCTGATGTCCGAGGTAACATATGCGGAGGGGGATATTCATATAGTTGTTCATGAGTGTATGGAGGATTATGTGGATAATGTGAGATTTGAAGAGGAGTTTTATAAAAACAAGGGAACGTGATAAGATACTTACTTGTGATGGCGATGATAATATTGACACCACCAAAAGGGAACGGAGGCATGCCCCACGCCCCAAGGCCTGCCGTGGTAGAGGCACGGGTATGGGATAAGCTGGCGGCCGCCCTGTCTTTCGTGGAGTCAAGGAATGACGATCGAGCGTATAACGCCACTTCCGGGGCTTTAGGGAGGTGGCAGATGAAAAGGATATACGTTGATGAGGTTAATAGGATATTACGCCTTAAACGGGAGAAAAGGAGATATAGATACGAAGATCGAACGAACCCTGTCAAGGCTAGGGAAATGTTCGAGATATATCAATCTCACCACAATCCTAAAAAGGATATAGATCGGGCTATAAAGTTGCATAGAGGATTGCATTCCCCTATGTATGTTAAGGAGGTTAAATGTAAATTAAGGGAATAATATGAATCGTGAGGTATTAATAAATATCATTAATAGAGGTGGAATAAGGTTTATCCCAGTAAGAAGATGTTTCTTATGCAATGAATATGTAGGATATAAATTCGTTAGGATGTGTGATGGAAGTATGATACCGGTATTTTCTAGTGGATGTAGATGTTGTGGCATAAATAATGGGACGCTATCAGAAAGGACTTGGGATGAAGTGCTTGATCTTGTCAAAACGGTACAAAATAAGCCTATGAATGAGAGAACGGAGGAAGATGAATTTATATTAAATAGTTTAATATAAGGAGGTATTGTATATGAAATGGGTGATAATAAAAGGCGTTAGATACCCTATCTCCGTGGTGTCAGCCTTCGCTGCGTATTACGGGGATAATCCCTTTTTGAAGATAAGGATAAGAAACAAATATCACATAATTTATTTTGATAATATGGATTATCTGAATATTCAGATAAGGTATTTGATTAACAACTATCCTGACTTCGTGCAGATAGGGAATTGGTATATATCCAAGAAGCAGGTGATGTCGTGGGCACCCAAGGGGCAGGCCGTGGACGGGTCGGGCTGGGTCATATCCTTTTACCTGTTTTTTGGCTTGGAGAACAGTACTCAAATTAAGTTCGACAAGGAAGAGGAGTATCAAAGAGCTTTAGATTGTTTAAATGAGAAGTTCAATGTAATATTATGAGTTGTATCATGAAAACCATGATACTTAGAGGAGTATTGAGATTGATACTGATCAAGGCAAATGATGTTGTTTAATTTTAAAAAAAAATAAATTGTTATGAAAATAAAAGAGCATTTATCAGTTTATCTAGAGAGTGGATATCTTTTTGACGATATGTCAGGAAAATTAAAGTGGTTTGAGATTGATAAGATCTTGATCAGTTTTACATATGGAGTAGTTAGATATGTAGGAACATGGGGAGGATGTAGGGCTGAGAAGACATTAGATGGGAAATTATTTTATTCGTCCGAAGAATGTTTTAAAAAGGGTAATAGCATCCCTAAGACAAAACTATCAATATATGATGTTTTTGAGTCATTATATGGGTTCGTTCTAATAGGTGATGTGTGGAAATACGAAAACGGAAGAGCTGTCAAGTGTGAGTTGGAATGTTTTGATGTTGAAATAGATAATAAAGGAAAAATTTATTGTAAGGAAACATATTACAGAACATGTGAAGATGTGTATAAATTCAATGACTTAACTGTAGTTGACAAGAATGGAGACATGAGATTAGTAAAATCTTCAAAAAGTAAATTAATGCTTACTAATGATCAATTAGATGTTGTGGAGAGAATGAAAGGCATCATTGATGACATGGTTAGGTTAAAGATGATTATGTATATTGATCAAGACTATAATCTTTGTTTTCTGCCGGGAGATAAAATAGAAGATTTGACAATGGATGAAACAGATGGATTTGTGGATACCACCGGTATAGTGACATCTATAAAATCTAAGAATGTAGTGGAGTTTTATGTAGAAAACCCATTCGTAAAGATAAAGGATGAGTAATATCTGAAGGAATATGAAAATAAAGGCAACCAAGTACAGAAATGATTACAGGGTATGGTTGGACTATGCCGGGGATTACAGAAATGAAAATATAGAATAACATGAAATATCAAAATTTTATGTGCCCTTATGAGCTTGCGCTAAAGTTGCATGAGTTGGGCGTAAATTCGGAGTCGGAATTTTATTTTGTGAAAGAGATGAAAGGAGGGGGAACCCAGATAGATTAAGTTACGCAAAATACAATGAGGTATTCATATAGAAAAGAAGGAGACCTCATACCGGCTTATATGAGTCATGAACTTGGAGAGATACTACCAAGTATGATAAATATCAGTAAATCAAAAATATGGGATGACTGGTTGCAGTTGACACAGTATTTCCCGAATAGGGATAGTAGATATTACGAAGCCGCCTATGTTCGTTACAATGCCTACGATTCGCCAACAGAAGTGTATAGCGGATTTGGGGAAACAGAGGCGGAGTCAAGGGCGATGCTTCTCTTTGATTTGTTGGAAAAGAAGATATTGACACCTGATGGTTTGAATTTAAAGGAAGTGGATAGGAGAAAGGAATATGAGAACGAATTTGAATAGTACAAGTATGAGAAACACATGTCCAAAATTCCCGCTTTTCGGTGCGAATTATCCAGACGCGACTTGCATAGATGGCATATTGTATGATCTGGATAATGTAGGTGATGACGGTGTTCTAATCAAGCCATTGGAAGAGATCCCATGCCCATTCTGCCGAACAGAGGAGTTTATCAGATACGATCCATTCAATAAAGAGTATAGCATGGATAGTGAAGAGGATATAAGAGATTGGTATATGAGCTATATTAATGAAATGAGAAATAAGTATGGGGGAAAATAAGAAGAAACAAACACCATGCCGGAACTTGAAAGATTGGCATACGAACAAATGAAGGAGGTAAACGATGGAGACAGTAAGATTATCAGATTACTCTTCTTATGATAAAAACAAGGGAGGAATACAAAAATTGCGTCACAAATTCAGGAATCAAATACTTGAATATTGGGGAGAAGATACCGGAATCCTAATAGGAACAACCATGGTATATGAAAGACATTTGTGGAGCGAGGAAGTTAAAGTAATATGATTATGGATGATAATAAGATAATGGAAGCGGCTAAGTTAATAGCCAACTCATCAGCGGCCTTGATCGAGGCTATGGGGATGATGAGCGAAAATATCGAGAGAGCTAATAGGGGCGAGTCTTTGGCGTATACCGAGGAGGCCTTTAATAAAGTGGTTATGAATAATGGAATAGATTATAATAGTGTTATGAGTAGAAGTTGGATATGAGAAATGGAGGAGGACTATGGGTAAAGAAGTTAAGATAGATGTAGGATATAAAGATGTGCTAGAAAAATCATTATCAGCCATCCAATATCTAAGAATACATGGATTCTCGACGTACATGGAATCGGAGGGGATTGTAAATAGGATAATGATGTTCAAGGATAAGAATGAGATGAGAGATCAAAAGATCAGATCAATTTAATAGAACTAATTATGACAGTAGAGTATAAGTGTATTGATGTTTACAAGAAGCCGGAGAATCCAATGGAATGGTTGCCGTGTCCACGATGCGGCCTCCGGCCTCTGGTCTGGGAGTTCGATAACGGGAGATTCACGGCGTGCGGGTGCGGAACAGACTGTTATAGTCATTGGAGCGTGCGAGCGGAAAGTATTATGTCGGTCATAAAAAGATCTGATAACGGTAAGTCGGCTGAGGTGTATGATATTGATGAACTTAAAAATAACTGGAATCATTGGGTGAGGACAGGGGAGATACTGTTTACGCCAGGGAATGGGAAATGGTAATATGATTAATAATTTAAGATATGGATCATTATTTGGCTATAATTCAAACGATATTGGATAGATGTGAGAACGACAATACATCTCCTGATATCCATGACATGGAGATAATAAAAATAAATCTATGTAGAATAATTCAGACTCGTTGCGGATTAACTCAGTTATGGTTCATTCCGTTGATAGAGAGAATACAGAATGTTTGTTGTAGACATTACGATGATGTTGATATGTTATGGGAAAATTTTGTTAAAAAAAATGACTGAATAGGAGGGATAAATATGAGTACAAAAACAAGTAAAGAATATAAAGCGATAAAGAATTATATCCATAATGAGCTTGGGCTTACGAAGGAAGATATAATCAATGCAATTAGATCTGATATAAGAAAATATGTTGAGGAGTGTATATGTAATACTTACGGGAATGATAATAATATAGAGCAGATGATTAAGTTTATGGTGGATAATGAGCTTAAAAATAAAGATTTTAATGTCATTCCAAGAATGGTAGAGAAAGTATTAAAAGATAAGATGTTAAACGATATAGAGATTGTTGTAATAAACAAGAATTTAAATGATTGAGGATATGGAGAATAAGTATATTTTAGATAAGGTAAGAATGAAGGGCATGAACCAAGGGATATGGCTGGCGGTTCAGGAGCTAGCCCACGACGGGCGATGGACGCAAGCTGCGGAGGAACTGGTATCTTCTTGTGGATTGACCGAGGATGAATGTAGGAAGCTGCAAGAAGAAAGCGAATCATTCAATGATGAGATGCTTGAGTTTATCGATATGGTATTTAAGCATGATACAATGAACGAGGATTACGGTGTGAAGACCTTGGATGATATATGGTATCATGAAATAGGCTCTGTGTTTAAATATAATATCGGTTCGAAAGAAGTGGAGCTGGAGGTGGTTGAATCCAGTGACGCCAGTTGTGAAGGATGCGTATTTAATAATAGTAAGAATTATTACTGTAAGGATACCCATTGTATTGATGTAGATAGGAAAGATGATATAGACGTTATATATAAAGAGGTAAAAAGATCATGAGTTTAATAGATAAATTAGAGGATTTGGTGGTCAAGGTAGACACCGAATACCAAGAGAAGATGGAGGCGGTGATCCGGGAGATAGTCCCGGGGATGCCGGAAGGGAACGTGCGCCATGCCGCCGAGTGTATGTGTACGGACAGGATGGGGAGCATGATGGATATCGATATTTATATATTAAAGGAAGAGGATAGACCTTATAAATGCCCTTATCTAAAAGAACTGCTAGAAGATAGAATAGCCAGAGTGACTAAGATGCATGAGAATAAAAGCTATGCATACGATACGGATGATAATTATTGGTGCGCTACTTGCGGGTCTCATTCTCACAAGGAGGATTCTAAGACAGGATATTGCTGGCATTGTGATACGAATAATTGGGTTAGGGAAGATGAAATGCAAGGAAGATTGTAGAAGAGACAGCGGAAAACGAATTGTCGTGAAAATGGCGAAAGCTATTAACGCCCACTGGAAAAGTTGTCCAAACCTCTCTGGGGATAATGATCGAATGTGTAATCATTCGTTTGACTGCGATCAGAATTGCGAGTATATGAAGTCTTTTATTAAATCACTAGAGAAGATAAAAGTGAATCAAGGGAAAGATAAGTCTATTAAAAAAGTGCTTGAGGATATAGAGGATAAGGCTATTGAATCTCGATATACGAATATGTATGATTGGCAGCGCAGGGAGCTTTCAAAAGAGGATCTGTTTGAGTATGCGGAGGAGATGAGAAAATGTCTTGATAAGATATTTGATTTGGCAATTGATGAAAGGCTTAAATAATTCAACACAAAATCATATAAGATGATAACTTCTATAAGGATAGACGACAACAAGAAGACTCCATTTAAATATACCCCAAAGATAAAAGCGTTCAAAAATGGCTCTGAGTTTATATTCAAGCCCGGCGTGAATGTGATTGTAGGCAAGAACGGGAGCGGGAAATCAACCCTCCTGAATATGATATCGAAGTACATGTTGTGCGAGAAAAAGATGTGTTCTGAATTACCGTCAGAAGCATTGTATTTCCCTGATATATTTGATGATGACAAGGTGCTTGACGGGATCAGTATTAAGTCGGATTATATTGGGAAAGTCTTCTATCTCCTACAGCAAACTGAAATGAGAAAGGATGATATATTGGATAATATCAATAATTTAAGTTTGTATATGAATGGAACATCTAGATCCTCTGGGGAGAAGAACCTTCATGCCATGAACTCGCTTTTTGATTTTGTGTTTAACCAAGATGAGTATGCGTTTCCGATACAGAAGCTTATGGAATTTAAGAAAAAGTCAAATGAGTTCTGGGCAAACAGGATCGACAATCTTTTAAAATACTACAAAGACAATCATGTGGTATTAATGGAGAAGGATTTTGAGTATACAATCCTTATGGATGAGCCGGACAGGAATTTAGATATTGACAATATCATGGATCTGTACAAGGTATTGTCATTTCATAAACCGCAAACACAAATTATAGCCGTAATTCATAACCCGGCTTTGATTTACAAGTTGAGCAAGCTGGATTGCGTGAACTTTATTGAGATGACAAGAGGGTATTTGAATAAAGTCGTTGATTTCATGAATAAATAAGGTGATTATATAAAGGATTTATAATTTATTAAAAGATAATGATATGAAAATACAAGTAGAATTAAATTTGGAAGATGTATTCGAGGAAGCTATGTACAACGAAGCGACGTTGAAAGAGGAGTTTACCAGCTCGGTCAGGTTAGCCGTAGTACGTGAGCTTAAAGAAAAGTTCAAGAATGAGTTAATGAGGGAAATATCCAATCCGATATCAGAGAAAATTGAGGATATAGCGAGGGAGTCGATGAGTGAGCTGATCGAGAACGCCAGCAAGAAGAAATATAAATTTAGAATAGATTATATGGAAGAGGAACTGACGGTCGATGAGCTTATAAGAGGTAGGATCAAGAAAATCGTAGACAGCAGCATTGAGACAATCATAAGCTCAAGAGCTAAATCTTTTGTCGATGAGTTGAGAAAAAGGTATGATATGGCATTTGCTACCTTCATCGTGGATAATATGAGAAAGCAAAATATGTTGAAGGATGAGAAGATAGCTGAGCTGTTAAAAGATAATCCAGATGAGAGGTAGGGAGGATGCCAAAGGAAGGCTGCGATCGGTGCTCATGACGCCGGCTGCTCCCGAAAAGATAAGGGTGTTGTCTCCGTTATGGTACAGGGCGGCGGTGAAATTTCAAGGGAAGCCTGAGTCGGAACAACTGGATTTTTGTTCGCGGTGCTGTTGTACTGGAGAATGATAGGAGAAAGGATAGTATTAACTATTAATAATGTTTATTTAATTTAATTCAAAAACAAAATGTCTACTTTTGTAGACACATAAAAATTACATATATGAAAAAGAGTGAGTTTGTAAAGGCATTGGAGAAGATCATCGATATGGTTAAGACTAAAGATGATGGTTTCGAGTATGGTGGTAAAGTCATCTTCTATAAAGAAGATGGTGATGACTATGAAATCTCGGCAATGAACATTGAAATGAATTTGGAAGTAGAAGCCAGTGTTATGGCTAGTATGGATGATAGTGCTTTTACCTGCCTTATGAGTGAGGTTTATAAACAAAAGGCGGTAAAGGCTATAATGATGGAGGAGGATGACGATGAAGACAATTAATGAGATGACCGATCAGGAGATATATGATCTTACTGACGAACAGGTAGAGAAATTGATCGTAATAAAATGCGCCGAGGAAGGTGTTAGATTCATAGATGAGCCTCCAATTATGAAGACATATGACTATAAGCCTATTTCTCCATCACATTTCTTCTACTATTTAGAAGGGTTGAATATAGCCGTTCTTGATCAGAATGATGCTATTAAGATAGCTAAGTTTTTAAGTGAATTTGATCTATATAAGACTAGATATGATTTCGTTGTATCCAATGAGAAACTATACGGTAAGTTAGATATAATCAATATCAAACATATTCCGATGTTTGACACGAAAGATGAGGAGACCTACAAGTCTATCAAGGACAAGAACAATGAGATCGAGAAGGAATATAAAGATCAGGTGGATAAATACAAGGAGAATACAAAAAAGATGGATGAAATCCGTGCCGAGATATGGTCAAAAGTAATTGATGTAAGGCGCAAAATTGATCACATGAATCATCTTAGAACTCTTTTTATGAAGGAATATCTTCCGTTGATGGATCATGATACGAATACGGCTATGACGTTTTTTAAGAAAGCTTATGACGTGGATGATGATACGGAAAGATATATTCGTGAAGGAATAAAAGATTATCCTTTGTTTAATAATAATATAGATTAAAATGCACAATTGGTTTAAATGTACGGTTTCTTATGAGACCGATGCCGAGAATGGCATGAAGAAGAAGGTTAAGGAAGAATATTTAGTAGATGCTCTTTCTTATACCGAGTGTGAAGCTAGAATCATAGAGGAGATGAAACCGTTTATCTCCGGTGAGTTTAGCGTTGATATCAAACGATTCAGGATAGCTGAATTGTTTGCCATGGATGGAGACCGGTTCTATAAGGTCACGGCTGATTATATTACGATAGACGAGAAATCGGGCAATGAGAAACGCAAGGCGTTTAACTACATCGTTCGGGCCAATGACCTTGATCATGCCAAAAAGAATTTCGAGGAAGGCATGAAAGGGACTATATCAGACTTCGTGGTAACCTGTATTAAGGAGGAGAAGAAGTTGATGGATTTCTATGAGTTTGACGGTAAGATCAGGAACCCGGAGAAGCATGAGGATAGTAAGCAACAAGGCTAGCTACGAAACCATGTCATCCGTCGCCGAGAAGTTGATGGAGATAAGCAAGATGGAGGGTACGATTTATCGTATCCTCACATTATCTAATAAAACTTATCTGGCTTCCAAGTTAGGGTATAGTAGGTCCGGATTCTATAAAAAAATACAGAACCGGAATTTTAATATCCGGGAACTAGCTCAGATATTCGATACGATCATCAACTTCAAGGATCAAGATTGGACTGAGGGTAAGATTAATAGGCTTAAGAGGTATAGGGCTATGAGCCTTATGGAGTTCAACAAAAGTTATAAAAAGAAAAAGGCATGAGAGGTAGGATGTTACCGTGTGAGAGATGTGGGAGGATGGTAACCATAAGGAGTAAGGGGTTGTGTCCCGCGTGCAGAGCCAAGGAGCTACCGCCAAAGGAAAGGGCGGCGATACGGGTGAAGGCCAAGCCGAAGGGGAAGAGCCTAGCCGTTTTCTTTGGCGCCCATGTGGCTAGATTGAGTATGACAAGGAGATCTGCTACCGGCGCATACATACCATGCCCGGGGGTAAGCAACATATGCCACTTATACCCTAAACGGAAATATAAATCAGTTGCTGAGGATAATGATAACATTATCTACTTGACGGCTGATGAGCATACAAGATTCGATTATCTATTAGATACGATGGATTTCAGCCGGCTCTTGGACGAGTTTGGCAACGTATGGCTGTTGGCAGCCAGAAGGATGAGGGATCTCGCACCTAGAGTCGAGGAGGATGGTAAATTAAAAACCAGATTATTATCATGGATAGAAGAAAACAAAAATTACTTCTAGCTCTTGGATACGAAGCTATAAGTGATACGATATATAAGAAAGGCACGGATATGGAAGTCATAAGCGATCAAGAATCGTTTGATGATATGAGAGTCCGTTTATCCAAAAAACATCATGTGGTTATCACGGATGATGGTATTGTAATAGAGTTTGTTCATAATAAGACAATGGACGAGAATGCGTCATCATATTATTGGCGATCATCGTTACCAATATTAAGATCATATCATACAGATCCTAAATTTACCGCTTTCTTTGGCATATTAGACGTTTTGTCAACGATCCCAAAGAAAGATATGGTCGAGGAGAAAAAGCCTGTTGAAGAGCCTAAAAACGAGCCTAAGGAGGAGATGGAGGTTGAGTATGATCTGGAGACAGAGCAACAGTATTATGCCGCTGAATGGATAAAGGATATCCCGACACCAGTGTTATATAGAATGACTGTCGCTGGCAAACGTGTGTATTATGAGATGGATGTTGATGGGTATCCTATCATATACGATGGAGCCACTAACAATATCGCCAATGGGTATTGTGATACGTCCGGCGCTTTGGAGAAGTGGAAGAATGAGATGAGGCTCAAGGGTAAGGATCCTGATGAGTACGCTAACTACAGGGCTGACTTAGGTACTATCATGCATTATCTATTTGGGTTGTATCTGACCGGGGTTAAGATAAAGCTGATCCCGACGTGGATAAGGAAGGCTGTCAAGGAGGCTAAGCTGAGAATAGACAAGTATAGGATGGAGCGGATATTAGTGGATAACATTGATGAACTGATAGAGGATCTAATATCATTTGCCATATTCTGTAAGGAAAGACATGTAAAACCTGTATTGATCGAGAAGATGTTGAGGTCAAGGAGATTGAAAGTGGCTTCCTCTGTAGATGCCGTGGTGGAGATGGATAGCGAGCCGGAGATGGTGGAGATAGAGGTCGAGACAGGAGAGTTCTATAAGACGGGAGCCAAGAAAGGTCAGCCTAAGACGGAGAAAAAGAAGATAAAGAGATGCAGGAGGATATTCGCTATATTGGACTTCAAATCAAACAGGAAAGGCAATTTCTATGACGAGTATGCTTTCCAACTTGAGTTATATAGAAGAATGATATTAGAGAACTATGGAAAGATATTGGAGATAGAGGAGATATATAACTTCGCTCCGGGTGATCCTACCGCAAAGACCAGCCAATATAAGTTGAAGAGACAGACTGACAACCCTATATTGAATATGGCTACCGTAGTATATCTTCAAGGAAAGTATAAGTTCGAGAAAACTAATTATACGGTTACATCAAGAGTCGGATCCTTGGACATAGAAGGCGAGTTTGATGTTAATAAGTTGGTAAGGAAAGAGCCGCTGAGGGACTATATATATAGAGTCATGAATGAGAGGAGAGGGTGATGGAATTTAGGGAGTTCAATAAGAGCGTTCATCGGTATGAGCTGGATCATAGCAAACCAAGGAGGAAGCTGACGTGCCCGCAATGCGGCAAGGATAAGTGTTTTACGCCGTACGTGGACGTAACCACCGGTCAGATCGTTGGAGAGCAGTTTGGGGTGTGTGATCATAAAAATAAATGTGGTTACTTTAAATATCCAACAGGGAGCGAACTTGGGAACAATGATCTTTTTACCGATTCAAACAAAGTATTAAGGAGGTACAGACCTCCTATGGATCCGGATATAGCCAACTGCATTCCGGTAAGCAAGATGTTTGAGACACTTAATCCTTTCAAGACATCCGATCTTCAGGATTATCTATCCAATATCTTCGGATCGTATCATACCAATAGGGCATTTAGCTTGTATAAGGTGGGGATGATGAGATTCGGGGACTGGGGTAAGTGCTGTGTGTTCTGGCAACTGGATAAGAATTGGGTAGTGCGGACCGGGAAGATAATGGACTACGGGCCTGACGGGAAGAGGGTAAAGGTTCCCATGGATCACGTATGTTGGGTGCATATACTGGACGGTCAGGATTACCTGCTTAGGCAATGCCTGTTCGGGGAGTTTCTTACCAACTTCTATCCCAATGACGCTCCGGTGTATATAGTAGAGTCAGAGAAGACGGCTGTTATCTGCAACATCGTGTACCCTAGTAGGTTGTTTATGGCCTGTGGCGGTATCCATATGCTGAAAAGGGAGATGATAGAGACATTGGGTAGGAGGCGGATAGTCCTGTACCCGGATAAGGGCGACGCTTTCAACGAATGGAGAAAGAAGGTAGACAAGGATATGAGGGGGATGAATATAGAGATAAGTAATTTTCTAGAATCAAAACCCAATATAGATGAGGGAATGGATATAGCGGATTATTTTATCATTAAACAAATTTACAATGGCAAAGGTAGTTGACAATTACAAGAAATTCAAGGTGCTTGAAATAACAAGACAGGAGATGATGGATAAGCTCACCAGATATAGGTGCTTAGGTATTTGCGACATATGTAACAGACCTACACCCGTGGGCTATTATGTAGCAGTAATCAATCAATGGATGTGCGAGGACTGTTATAATGATTTCATCAAATCAGTTGACAGGTATGAGGAGGATATGAGAATAGAGAACAGGAATTTTAATAGATTCTGTGATCTATTTAATGTCAAAATACAAGAAAAGGCATGAGAGAGCTATCTTTAGCCCAGAAAGCTATGTTAAACGGATCCGTATGCCCGTATTGCAAGGCCCCATCCACTATGATGAATACGGTGGAGGGAAAGCAAGTTGGGTGCGAGAAGTGTGGGGCTTGGATGAGATCCGATTCTACGGGTAAACCTGTAGGTAGGTTAGCCAAGCCGGACCTCCTTAGGTCTATGGATATGGTAATGACCGAGATCAACGTATTCTTAATAAAAACAGGACAGGATAGACATGATCTTTACAAAGAACTATCTGGTGAGCTTATGATACCGGAGGAGCATATATCCCCTTACAAGATGTCTTTGCCATCATTACTTAAAGTCATGAGACATATCAAGGCATATAGTGATAATCGGATACAGATATATGATGGAGGGAGGGGGAATAACTGCCCTAGGCATAATACGATAGCGATAGGAGGTAGCGCATGCCACGGATGTCCGGAGCATCTATTCCATGTAGTGGATAAGGTAACTGACTTGGTGGTGTGTGACGCTGACATGAGTTACGGTGATTACAAAAAATAATTATTATATTGATAAAAATTGACAGAACATGAAAGTAATTTTTATTCACAAACAGACAGGGTTTTATGTAGGAGGATCAGTGTTTAACAAGACATGTGGTTTTTACAAATGCAGAGATAAGATGATAGAAAAAGGCATAAGCGAGGATAAGGCCAACATGCTTATTGATATAATAGGTCCGTACTTATGTGTGTGGGAAATAAAAGATGGGGATGATCCTTACGAGAGCATGAGAAGCAGACTTGGAGATAAAGCCTCATATTTAGATGGAGAGGATATTATCGTAGAGGATGATTATGACGAGGAGGACGAGGATGGGGAGGTCGACTGAATATTATAGGACACATCCGGAGGCCAGAAGAAAGAAAGCTGAGACGGATAAGAAGATCAACGCCCGCCCTGAGCAGAAAGCCAAGAGACGGGAGTTAGGTCGCAAGAATTATAAAACCGATAAACTGAAGGGAAAGGCCTATCGGAAGGGAAAGGATTTATGCCATACGGCTAAAGGACTTAGATATAAATCAAGATCAGCTAACAGAGGATCTAAATCCGATACGGCTGGCGATAGAAACGCAAGAGGATGAGTGAGGATAGGATATGGAGGTCATCCAAGGAGATTATCATGGATGCCTATGAGAGGATAAGAAAGTATCAGTCGGGAGAGCTTCTCCCGGCTCGTACTGGATACGCTTATCTTGACAAGGCGTTGCTGGGCGGGTTCTACCCACAACATGCGGTGGCTATCGGCGCTAGGCCCGGAGTGGGCAAGTCTTATTTGGCTCAGAAGATCATGAGCAATGTAATGAATGTTAATATCAATCCTCAAGCTGATGATTATGTATGGCTCAGATGTGAATTTGAAATGAATCCAGAGGATTTGATGTTACGTTCACTATCAAAAAAAATGGGAAGGGATATACAAGATATTCTCCTTAACGAGATGTCTGATGAGGAGATAAAGGAAATGCAAAAATGTCTTAAGGAGGAAAACTCCAGCAGAATAACATACATCCCTAAACCATCGACAGTAGACGAGCTTCAGAACTTCTTATGGAATAGTTATATGCCAGCGAACAAGGATAAGAAAATGGTATTTGTATCCATAGATCATACAGCTCTTATACAAGGTACGGGTGACGCTAAGAGGAATATAGATAGTCTGATAACCATGTGTAATATAGCTAAAAGAACTTTCTCCAATATATTCTTTCTTATAATATCACAACTTAACCGTGATATTGAGGGAAGACGGGATCCTAAGGATCATATGCCAAAACAATCTGATTTCTATCAATCAGATACATTGGGGCAATTGTGTACGGCTATGGTAGCGTTGAATATCCCAAAGAGATACGGGTACTCCTCATACATGCAATTCCCGCAAGGATGGTATCCTAATCTGGAACGTTTCAAGAGCGAGTCAAGACGATCTTTCCGTGTGGATGGATTATTATTCCATCATATCGTAAAGGTCCGTCAAAGATCATTGGAGGAGATTGATGCTATACATGTGGATATCATGAAAGGATATGAGCGATATTATCCTGATGGAGGGGTGGTGCGCCAAGAAAGACCGGGAGGCTCGGATGCCCCTGTGGGTAGCGGCAAGCCGGACACGACCGTGGTGACGCTGCCGCCCCCGCCTCCCAGTATCCCGTTGGAGCAACAATATATACCGCCTAGTGATGATTTCAATATAGTACATGACGAAACACCTTATTGACATGAGATTGAGACATAATTACTTGCTTGTAGTGATAAAGGTGCTGGAAATGTTCTTGAAGACCGTATTGTCGGTTGAGGATAAGATGGGGATAAAGGAAATTATATCCTCGTTAAAGGAAATGGCTAAATACAGCATCAGATATATCATAAACCGGGAACGGGAAAAGGAGATCATGAGTATCTGTGATGAGGTATCCAATAAAGTACAGGAGTATAAAAGGATAAATGACAACTCAATGATATTGGAATTGGAGAACCTAAAAAGGGAAGTTGTGGCGGTGGAGGATCTTCTTAGCTCATACAAGGGGGTTCTTGACGCCGAACTGGTGATAGCCGAGGATGATATCAGAATCATACGGGACAAGATCGCTATAAGCCTGAGGGAGGACGGAACATGTAAGAGCATGACTGATGCTGATAAAAGGGCTAGGGTGGACGTAAGATACGAGAGGGCGTTAGAGGATTATCGAATCCTTCTAAGATGCGCCAATACGGTTAGGGCTAAGATGTCGGTTGTAGGGCATCTTAACCAATCTATAAATCAATCTATATCAGTTGGTAGAGTTGGTATGGCTAATGAATCTTATACGGTAAAACAGTATGAAAAAGGGAAAGAGATTATCGAAAGCAGACGCCCTTAGGGTGTTGAGAAGAGCTTACGATCTAATAAAGAATGATAATTATACATTTATGTGCAGAGCAATAGAAAAGGCAGCGGTTGAATTATCACTTGCTGAAAGATCATGTGTGGCGTGTTATCTTATACCAGAACTGAAGATGTTCAAACCTGTAAACAGAAAAAATGGAGATTTTTGGTTTCATTCATCAAAGAAAAACATAAGGTTACATATAATAGATACGCTAATAGATATATACAACGGAAATGATCATCCCGATATAGTCGAGAGGGTAGCCAGAAAGATAAGGTCAATATTTTAACTCATTAGCTTATGTATAGGTGATTATATACCATTTTACACAAAAAAAGATGAGAAATGATATATATTTGTACGAAACATTATACTGGGTATCACCAATACCCTCTACCGGTTGCACAAGAGTGAGATCGCCGGATTCTTTTACTGAACTAAACGTTTTTGATTTTACTTACCCAACGAATGTTTTAGGGTAAAACCTTATATCAAAGACCTCTTTTGCTCAATCGTCTTGTCCGAAACAGGGGACTATATGATTCGATTGAGTGAGATAAAATTAGAAAAGAAGAATGTGAAATTAAATAACATACGTATGTTTTACAACATATCTGGTGTAAAGTAGTATATAATAACCTATGTATATTAATTTTGAACAGATGATGACATCAGGATTAACGATGTCTGATGTCGGGTATCTTTTGATGATCCGGCAGAAAGAGGAGATGGCTAGCGTCATTCCAAAGGAGAAAATAGATAGTTATAAAGCATCTGGTTATATCGAGCTTCAGAAGAATGGGAAGTGGAAGATAACGCCAAGGGGAGGGTCGCTGCTGATGCTGATAGAGACACCCGGTCTGACACCGGAGGTCGAGGGGATCCGGGACCGTATCGTTGGGGTATATAACGATATGGGGAAGGATACAGGGGCTATTAAGGAGGTAGAGAAAAGGCTCGTATGGTTCGTGGCTAATACCAACTTCAAGGAAGAACCTATAGTAAGAGCCGTAATATCCCACATAGATCTTAAACGTGAGTATACGATGAGATTGGATAACTTGATCTGGAAACCATCAAATGTGTATAGCGTGCATATGAGTTTATCGGAATCAACGTTATTCGATACGATCATAAAAATGTATGGCATGACGTCTGACTTGTATCTTAGGGAGAACAAGAACAAGGAGCTGGCATGGTTGTTCGCCATAAGCCGGCTTCCGGATCCCCCAAAGAGAATGGATAAGGAATACGCTATCACAGGCGATGTTAAGATGGATATCGAAAGGATATCGGATATAAAAAAAGAATTAGGTAGAAGATTGAAAATGTCGATTTAGTATGGAAAGAAAAGAAGTTGAAAAAGTAGTCAAGGAGGCGATATTCGAGAAGATGGGTGAATTTAATGGCCTTGATCATGCCGCTCAGATAATGAACGAGGATAAGCTGGATACGGATATGGCTATGGATTCCCTTGATTTTGTAGAAGTCATAATGGAAGTGGAAAAGAAAACGGGTAAATGTATACCCGATGAGGCACTTAACGTCAAGCCTTATCACGAATTGACGGTAGGAGAGCTTATGGGTATGTTGTATGATTATCTAAAAGACAAATAAATGGATTTCGGATATGATGATTGGGAAGAGGGGCTAGAGACCCCTCTTGTCGATGATTGCGATGACGACAATAACGAGGAGGACGAGTATGATTTCGGCTAAAGAACTAAGGATAGGGGATCTTGTAAAAGACAAGGCTGGCAATATATGGAGGGTAGGGTGCGTTACTGGTATGCGTAATGAAAGTAAGTCATTGATCCTTGAACGTGAGGTTGATGATGGGATAATGAAATGGTATTCCGGGGAAGATGATGTCATGCCTATTGAGATAAATGATAATATACTTGATACTATCTATTTCAAGCGTGATAAGGGGCGGGATGTATATCGAGGCTACGGAATATCTATAGAAATTTTTGATGATGGGTATTATCTTAGCCTTAGGGATCTGGAAGACGATCTAAGCGATCCTATTCAGATTAAGAATCTTCACCATCTACAAAACCTGTTAATGGACTTATACGGACATGACATAAAAATAGATAAGCTTTATGGTAATACCTGAGAATAATTTGTTATGTAAGGTTATAAACGGAGAGAAGGTTCTCGCCGCCTCTTACTCGCAGATAGACACGTTCGTCCAGTGCCCATATAAATGGTACAAGACTTACGTGGAGGGTCACAGATCCACGGAGAAGCACGAGGCTACGTCATATGGTACGGTTATCCACCAGACAATGGAGTACTTCTTCAAGAACGGATGTAGACCTTCTTATGAGGATATGAGTAAGGCTTTCAATTACTATGCGGATATAGAGAAGATTCCTTTTGATAGCGTAAAATCCCAGATCGAGTCTATGCAACATGCGGCTAGGTTAATAAGATGGATTGTGGGGTTGTTTGAGAAGGACGCCGCTGGCAATTATAAGAAGGCATGGTCCGATCTTACGCCAATGGAGAAGGTGATCCGGGGGTCGAGACCGGCCGGCGTAGAGGAGGACTTCGTCCTGCCTTATAAGCTACCCAAGCCCCTTACATTGGATGGTGTGACATACGATAAGGTACATATCATAGGATCAGTAGACTGGAGAGGTGAGTATAAGACAAAAGACAGAACAGCTATGTATACGATAGACTGGAAGTCCGGGAGAAAGTTATTCGATGAAGATAAGCTGCTTCATAATCTCCAACATCCGATATACGCCTTTTACATACTCAGAAAATATAAGGTATTGCCGGATATGTGCAGCTATTTCTTTACCCGCATGCTGGACAATCAGAACGTGAAGGTAGATAAGGAGAAAGTAGAGAGATCGGTCAAGGAACTTAACGATATTCTCCTTGACATGTATGATTTCGAGACAAATAAAATAGATAGCTATCAAGCTCACGTTTGGGACGATGTCAAGCAAGGGTATAAATACGAGATACGCTACCTCATGGGACGTCAGCCGGCCTGCCTTGAACCCCGCCCCAAACCCTTGTGTTTTTGGTGTGATTTCTCGATCCACAAACAAGGAACATGTAGATATTCATCGGATTGGGACGAGTCTAAAAGAAAGAATAAAAAAGATTAACTTCATTAAAAAGCCTAGGTAAACATCTAGGCTTTAATTATATTTGCAATACAAAAAGATCAGATCATGGAAGAGAAAGATGTATTAAATTTATTAATGTCGAGAAAAGATATCAGGAAGCTGGTAGAGAAATCGAATGAATGTTATTCTAAAATGGATTTCGTGGGAGCCATGAAATATCGGAAACAGATAAAGGATGTTATTGACCAGGAGTCTAGGATCATGCTAACAAGAAGCGAGTCGCTTATTGAGCTAATGAACGGCTCTGGCGATGAGTATAAGTTCAAGATGTTGGTATGGTTACATTCCATGATGTGTATGGCAGATGTATTTAACGGGATATTGGAGGATTTCAAGGATGGAGTAAGAAAAGCCAATGGAAACTCCAAATTTATTAAGTTTGATAATCTAGATCTGTTGATGACGGAGTGTAAGAAGAAGATTGATTATCTGATGAAAGGCACAAGTAAATCATTTCAAATATCCTTTGCCGTAAGGAGTGATGAGATGAGGGAGATGATAGAGAATATGGTTGGGGATAATATCCGGGAAGGGTACGACATGTTCAAGGAAGAGGCTAAGATGACCAAAGAGACAGACAGGAGTAAGATAGAGGAGTTTAATAAAAAACTTGACCATGATCAAATGTAATATAAAGCTAGGCGATATAGTCCATACCCAGATAGGAACAGGAGAGGTGATAGCCATAAGCAAGACCAAAGAGACTTTGATGGTGAAAATGGACGATGGTCGAGAGTGTGCGATAAGACTAGAGTACGTGAAAGACGTTTTTGATAACTACAGATCCAGATGACATATAAGTTAAGACCATATCAAGAGGAGTGTGTTAAAAGTATCTCCGATTACATAAACTCTGATAGACATGATCCGGTATTGATCGTAGGTCCTGTAGGTTGCGGTAAGTCACTTCTGATAGCAGAAGCGGCTAGATTGATGGGAGATAAGACGCTGATTTTACAACCATCAAAAGAATTGCTGCAACAGAACCACGACAAGATAACGTCGTATGGCATACCGGCTACCATCTACTCCGCTTCCTGTGGCAAGAAAGAGCTATCTAACATGATATATGCCACGTTAGGATCTATCAAGAAAGTTGTTGGTCAGCTTAAGGAGATGGGAATCAGAAACGTATTGATAGATGAGGCTCATGCCGGATACAGTCCTGAGGATGGCAGTGAGTTCATGACATTCATGAATGAGCTGAAGCCGAGAAAGGTGATAGGGTTTACAGCCACGCCATGTAGACTTAAAAACATGTCGATAGGACAGACATCATATTCCAAACTTAATTTCATCACTCGTATGAGACCGGTATATTTCAAGAACCTGATTCACGTGATACAGGTAGAGGAGATGATAAGACAAGGATTTTGGACGCCTCTTAAGTATGAGACATGGGATTTCAATGGAGATGCCCTTAAACTTAATTCTAACGGATCTGAATATACGGCTGAGTCTATTAGTGAGGCGGTGAGAAAAAATGGCTTAAACAACCTTATTTTGCGTCGATTGATGGTATTAAAAGACGTATGTAGATCTATACTGGTGTTTATGGATTCTGTTGAGAGCTGCAATACTGCCGCCGAATGGATGAACGCCAAGATATGTGCCGGCATGGCGGAGGTGGTTCACGGAGGCACGCCAAAGAAGCAGCGGGAGGCTATAGTTGAGAGGTTCAAGTCGGGTAAGACGAAGGTAGTGTTCAACTATTCCGCCCTCGGTACGGGATTCGATCATCCGGGTCTGGACTGCGTGATAGTAGGAAGACCGACATTTTCGTTCTCTTCGTTTTATCAGTGGCTTGGCAGGGCGGTTAGGATAAAGGACGGTAAGGATAGCGCATTGGTCGTTGATTGTTGTAACAACTCGTCAAGGTTCGGTGATATAAGGAAACTTAGTATAGAGAACTACAAGGGGTATGGATGGGGAATGTTTATCGGCGATAAGCTAATAACTAATATCCCGATGGGGGATAAGGTAACGAAAACAGATCTGGATATCAAAGCCGCCAAGAAAGATCGTAGGAGGGGGCTGGCGCAGGGCGTAACCGCCGCCCCTGTTCCCGGAAGGCCGGATCATCCCATTGGATCTACGGTGATGACATTCGGCAAGTATTGTGGATGGATGTTTCATTCGATTCCAGTATCGTATTTCAAATTCATAAACGAGACATTTGACTGGGATAATGACAGGAACAAGGATATAAAAGAATACATAGATTTTTTAATCAAAAACAACAGATTATGACAGGATGTATATATCATGAGGCTGATCTTGACGGAGTAATGTCAGCGGCTATAGTAAAAAAGTATTTCAAAGGGGACATTGATCTTCTTCCTTACAATTACGGCAAGGAAATACCTGACGTGAATAAATATGATAAGGTGTTTGTAGTTGACGTGTCATTTGGCGATAGAACGAGATTCTTATTCGACGAATGGGAAGACAAGGGGATAGATGTCACATGGATAGACCACCATAAGACGGCGATAGAAGCTGTGAAGGACTATAATGTCAAAGGCAAAAGACGTATCGGAACGGCGGCTTGTGAGCTTACGTGGGAATATCTTTTCGATGATATCGAAACCCCTGACGTGGTAAAATTATTGAGCGCTTATGATGTATGGGATCATGATCGCTTCGAATGGAGTGACGTTCTTTCATTCCAATATGGGATGAGAGGGTATTGCGGGCTTGACGTTGACATGGTCAGGGAGGTGCTAAACAAGGCGAATGGCGAGTTTGTTTCTGATATGATAAGAAATGGCGAGGCCATAATAGAATATATCATCGAGAAAAACAGAGGAGAAATGAAGATGTTCTCATTCGAGGCAGATATATTTGGATACAAGGCTATATGTATGAATACCACGGAGTTTAACTCTACTACATTTGAATCTATGTATAACCCTAAGAGACATGATCTGATGATGCCATTTTGCTGGAACGGAAGATTCTTTAGATGTTCATTCTATACCACCAAAGAGGAGGTGGATGTCTCGGCGCTGGCACGTAAAGCCTATCCCGGGGGAGGAGGCCATAAGGCGGCGGCAGGCTTCCAGCTTAGTGCAGAGGATATGATGGAGTTTTTGAAAACAAGGAAAATGTTATGATTGGATTAGGATCTACCTTTATAATAATGGCGTGTTCTATCTATTTGATAGTAGAAGGAAATGAAAAGAATGATTCGACTAAATTTTATGGAGGGATAATAGTAACGATCTTATCTATCTCTTTGATGTGTTTAGTAATACAAAATATAAAAAATACAGAAAATATGGGGAAAATATACAAATTCAAGAGACTTAACGAAATGAAGCTAGACGATTACGGCTTCGGTTTGTTCGAGTACAATGGAACCCTTTATTTCAAGGAAGCGGAAGGAGAGAAATGCTTCGACGTAAGAAGCGGGAATGAGGTTATTATCGGGAAAGATAAAATTGTAACGGCCTTGGAGGATTGATCATGAGAAAACTTGACGACACCAACAGGACAAGGAAAAGGAGTGTACGGCACTCGTGGATAAGGGCGGGTCCGGGGATCCAACGCTGCGCTATTTGTGGGATCACGAAGCGAAGTGAGTATATAGACGGGAAGACCGTTCATTGCGTGCATCTATCATCTGGTGAGCTTTATTCTATGACAGGAGAGACACCGGAATGCAGGGATCTTAGTGAATTTTATTAATAAAACAAAAAGGAGTTTGAAATGAAAGAGGAATTTAGCAAATACGACAAGGTTGTTTATGATGGTGAGGTATTTGAGGTACTTGAAACCGCCGACAATACGGGGATAATGAAAATAGAACCGTTATTTGATGAGACATATAAATTTATTTGGGTTGATGAGGAGATGGTTGTCTCGTTAAGCAGGGCTATCAAGTTAAGGCTTATTGATGATGAGACGGCAGATGAGGCGATGAATTTCGGGAAGCCAAAAATAGGAGACGCGGTGGTGGAAAGCGGACCGCTTGTAGGGAAAGACGGCAGCGGCAAGGACGACCGGGCCGACGGCAAGCTTCGGTGGGATCTCCTTCCTTTGGCTGAGATAGAGGATATCGTGAGGGTATATACGGAGGGGGCTAAGAAATACGCCGACAATTCATGGCAGAATATACCTGATGGATTTGAGAGATATAGAGCGGCTTTACTTCGCCATATGACGGCGTACATGAAAGGCGAGAGATATGATAAGGAGACAGGGCTGATGCATTTGGCACAAATTTGCTGGAACGCCATAGCGTTATTATATTACGATAAACATAACAAAGGGTTAATAGAATGGAAGGATCAGGAGAAATAATAGTAGACGAGAAATTAAAAGCTATTGACAAAAGGACTGGTAGGTACATTAATGTGATCGCACGTACTATTGACAATGGTACTTCATTCCCGATAGTTAAGTACCTTGATAAGAATCGTAAGGAGCTGAATTATGATTGTGTAAGGCATCTTAATTTTGATATAGACATAGATTGGGAGTTGAGAAGATATCAGATCGTAAAAGATTTATTGTCCAACGATTTCGATGGGAGGAGGTTGAGTGTAGATGAGGTAGATAACGCTATATTTACAGCGGATTTAATTATTAACAAATTAAAAACTATTTAAAAATGGTAAGAATTGATTTTTTCACGAAGAAAGACGCTGAGTACAGCGATTACATGCGATATATTATCGCCAACACGTTACAGGAGTATGAGGGTGAGGTCACGTTAAACCAGATCCCGGAGAACAAAGCCACGGATGAGGAGATATCCAAGTACGGTATAGAGGTATATCCTACTATCATCGTCAGCGGAGATAACATGGATGGCTTTAATAAACTTGAGGGGATGGCCAGAAAAGCTGATCTTATTAACGTCATGTCGTTATACGACAAGAAATAGGCTTATGACGATAAGGGATAAATATTTTGGTTGGAAAGATATATTCTTTGACAGGTTCGTGCATTGTTGTAATGAAAAAAGTGACCAACCACAAGGAAGTAATATACCTCTAGCCAAAATAAACTTCGATAACAAGACAGGATATGTGGAGGACGGGACTATTAATATAGCCGAGCTTCTTCAATATCTTTGGATAAATAATAAGGTCTATAGGTGTGAATATGCACCCATAGATATATCCTCTGTCTTGCAAACATTGATTAGATTGACCGAGAACGCTAAGTTCATATTTGACGACCAACCCGGCATACATGATATGATCCCATATAGAGGTTTTTTTCTTAGAGATGATTTTTTACCCGGGAAAGATTATTCGCTTGATTTGGATAAAATAGTGAGCGGGATGGGAGGATGGTCTGGAGAGGATGAGGACCCATGTTACTCGATGTTCGTCAGTCAAGATCAGATATGGAACTTGAACCCGATATTGAAGGTATTAGCTGATGAGGGATCTATTCTAGCCAAGGAACTTGGGTATGATATGAACTCATATGTCAGCGATAATGGATACACGATATACAACCCATATCTGTCATGGATCAATCATTACTATCATTATTGCCCGACATTTAATGAGGATAAGCTGAAACCTTGGGATAGGGTGGAAGACAGAAAGAATAAATTCAAGATGACGGATAAGGTTAAGAGAGGCGCCAATAATTGGTATTATTCAGGCGGGACTATATCTTGTGTGGATAATTTCTTGGGGAAAGAATACAGGAAAAATCTCCGAACCTTCATATATCGTGGAATAGTATTCTTTTTAGATCGGATATGGCATACACCATTGTTTGAGAAGATGGGCGTGAAAATGAAATACAACGCTTATTATTGTTATGCCGCTACTTCCGGGATATGGTATGATAAGGGATTCAAGGAAAGACTAGCCAAGAGGTTTAACAAGTCGCTGGGCGGCGACGGGGAACTGTTCGGGGCTAACCTAGCCTGCATGGTATGTGACCGTAAGGATATCGATTGGGAGGCGCTTCGTCTTTGGCTTGACAAATACGATGATCCTACTGATAAGGGCATGGTGAATAGCCCTATTCAATTTATGTATTTATATTTATATTACACTTTTAACAAATAATTTGAAATGAAGAAGATAAATGACTGGGTTATAAAAACATTTGGGTTGAGAGGCTCATGGAGCTGGGCTAAGAAACAGATGTTAAATGGAGCGATCATTAAACGTAAGGCTACTACAGGGACATACAAAATAGCTATTGATGATGACAAGAATAGGTTACTTGTAGCCACATGGGATCATCTAGATCAAAACCCTGTATGGGAAAGGTGTCCGCATAGTTTATTAGATGAAGATGCGGTTGATTATTTTGTCACAGCTCATAAGGAATTATCATATGGAGGCATAAAGATCAGGATGAAAGATGAATTTAATTGTAACGATAAAATATCGAAAGTATGAAAAAGATTACCGATAAAGACGTAGAGGCTCTTAAAGCCGGGAAGAAGGTGACAAAAGGTTTTATCCATATGCAATTGGATGATAAGGGAAGATTGAACTTGTGGAGTGATATCAATATAACTGACAATGGTGATTATATATAACTTTACACCGGGTTTATATAGTTACGATTAACAAACGATACCGGAGGTACGCCGGGAATTAAAGCACGTGAAGAGACCTCTTTAGAATCAGTTTCGTGTAAGCGGATTCAACAATGTCCCTATGAAGCATGAAAATATGCTTTTGGTGTAGAAAAGTATATAAGTACCTAACATTATAATATAATTTAAAAGATGGCAAAGAAACAGTTAAAGATCCCGTTTAAGGACGGGAGACCATGTAAATGGGTTAAGGATGTTCATGATGAGGAACGTGATAATTATGAGTTTGATGAATGCCTTGAGATACACGGATTCGTTCGTGGACGCTCTTCGGTTGTAATGATATTAAGACCGGCAAATGATCATGGGGAGGATTTTAATTATGCCAAAAGTGTCTATTACCAAGTATTCTTGACAGACAGTAAGGAAGTAATACAGAATATGATGCATGGAATCATATATGGTAAATGGACTTTTGTTAAGAGGGGAGAAAATTTTGGTATTAAATTGGTTAAGGTCTTACCTAAGATACATAAACTTACCCTTGATATGTTCGCAAAAGATATTTTTAGGTCTGAGAATAAATAAACAATTATGATATGTGAAGGTAAACACGAGCAAAATGAGACCATACGGAAGAATCAAGACAGTTAAGGGATCTTCATGGAAAAAGGATATACATCCGCCGAAAGGGCACGAGAATTGGTGGGAGGATATATGTGATCCTATACCTAGAAGTACCATGAAACTCATATTTAAAGCACAATTACAGCGATATGATCATAAACAAGACATGGTCGATGCCGAATAAAGAGACATTCAGCATAAGACCGATAAGGGAACTTATAGATAAATATCGAGAAGAGGGGATGGTTATAGTGGATCCATTCGCCAGAAACAGCGACATAGGGACGATCACCAACGATCTTGATCCTGAGACTAAGGCTATGCATCATAAGGACGCCACGGACTTCCTGTGTGGTCTTAAGGATAATATAGCTGATATGGTACTATATGATCCACCATATTCCGCGAGACAGGTATCCGAGTCATATAAAAAGCTTGGAGAATCTGTTAATATGCAAACAACACAATCTAGTTATTGGGCTAGACAGAAGAAGGAGATAGCTAGGATCACCAAGAAAGGAGGGGTGGTCATTACCTGCGCGTGGAACTCCGGCGGTATAGGGGCCGGGCTTGGCTTCGAGCAGCAGGAGATTCTTCTTGTGGCTCATGGGGGATGGCATAATGATACGATCGTTACTGTAGAGAAAAAGATCAAGGATTAGATGAAAGAAAGGATATTCACCACAAAAGAACAGGGGGAGGGCGCTGGTCGAGGCCGGCCTCCCTATCTCCACCGCCAGCGGGTTTAGGAACCGATACCTAGATCGACTGCATTCTATGGAGGACGAAGCTGGCCGCATAGGACTTATCGAGGTCGTTACACCGGACGTCTTCAACCCTGTTTGGGATGTAGGGACGTTACTGAATTTGCTCCCATATGAGATAGAGGGTTGTACATTAGAATGTTATAAGCTAAAACATGCATGGTCTGTAGCGTATAGAGATATAGACGAGATCCCTATATATTGGAGTAGCGAGAAACGTCTTGTAGACACATTGTTTTCGATGATGATGGAATTACTTAAACATAAGATTATATGAGCATAAAGCAAATAACAAAATTAAGGTACAAAACGAAAGATAAGCCTCCTATGGAAGGTGTTCCTCTTTTAGGATACAACAAAAGATATGACTGTCCGTGGACAGTAGTGTACAGAAGCAAAGGCAAGTACTACACTTGTATGAAGTACGACACCGAATTTGAAACATATCCACCGGAAGAATACGAATATCTATATCCATGAGAACATGAAACAAGTAACAAGAATAAGATACAAAACGGGGGATAATCCGCCTATGGCCAATGTCCCTCTTATAGGATACAGCAAAAAATATGACTGTTGGGTAGCGTTAGTATACAGAAAAGGGGATAACTATTACACCAATAAGGAGTGCGATGTTGAATATAAGACATCTCCTCCAAATGAGTACGAATACGTATATCCGTGAGAACTAGAAGGAATATATTTATATTTAAGCATGATTAATATTATTTTAATATTAATCATGCTTTTGTTTTTGTTTAAATCTTACTTTTGTATCAACATTAAAAACCAGATTATTATGGATGGAGACAAACAAAAAGTCAATGAACTTACGATGAGGACGCTGGGTTCTCATTATGGCGGATATACCTATGTAAAGGTAAAAAATCGTCAAACTTATGTAACGATAGATTGGAAGTTATTGAGAGCTATAGAAGAAGGAGAGGTGGAGATAGACAACGAGAAATACCATCTATCCGGAATAGAGTACGTAGCTAAAAGATATCAGGACATGTTTTACGCTGGTCGTGATATTTATTATTTCAAGGGCATAGGAGGGCATGGGATGACCGATCTTCTTAGAAACGCTATAGATGATTTACTAGACACCATAAGTAGTAGAGAGGCTTATCGTAGTGCAGAGCATAAAATGTACGCCCAAATGAATCAACTTACTGAAGCGGGAGCCATGATCAGCTTGGCTATAGAATTACTAACATCTAATATCCGTCATAGTTATGGAGAAATTAATTTTGAACGATATCCAAGACCTGTGGAGGTGGAGGGAGAAGATAAACATTGATGACTTCAAAGAGGATCCTATGGCTGAGGATATGCCATTATATTTCCCGTGCGCCGTCGTATGGCATGTGAATTGGGGTGAGCATGACGCTGATAATTATATATGTTATGGATTTGTTTATGTAGCAGAAATATTAGGGATATGAACATTAAAAAACAGATAATTCTTGACGATAAAGACTATGAGCGATTAGTGCACGATGCTAATCTCAGTAATGATGAGATAAAAAGCAAAATCGCCAGCGCTCTAACCACCGATATAGTGGTTAGTTTCGATTTCGATGTAAATAAAAAGGTTACGGGGAATATGAGGATCGAAAGCGCCACCCATAATCTAGGATATAATGAATATGATAATATCGTAAGGGCTAGAGACGAGAATATTCACCATGCTGTTTATACAGCTATATATGATTATCTTGAGAAAATAAAGAGAGATAATAATGAGCTAAGCGCAAAAGATTGGATATTATTCACATCTATAATCTTATCTATTTTTGCAATGGGATTTGCAGGTGGATGGTTGGTATTTAATTGATTAAATCATGGGTAATTTAAAAGACATACAAGATATAACCAGTCTTACGTCAGAAGCGATATTCAATATACGTAAACCTGTTGATTATATGTGCAGTGATATAGATAGCCATATAAAAGATATCAGGACACAATGTGATTATATTATGGATGGGGATGAGGAGGATGTTAAATACTATTCAAAATCAATCAAATCAGACGTAGATTCTTATTTCGAGGATATACGGTCAAAGGTCGAGAATCTCCGTGATTGGGGAGAACAGTGGAAAGTACTGGCTAAAGATCTGTTTGATGAGTTGATGAAAGTAAATAGCAATAAGGCCATAAACAGCTATCTGTCTTATGAGGCATTGGAGAAGATTAAGGAACATTTTAAAAATCAATAGATATGAGCAAATTACTATTTTTCGATTTAGAGACAACCGGGGTTAAGTTCTGGAGAAACGGAATACACCAAATAGGAGGGATCGTGGATATCGACGGGCAGGAGGTCGAGAGGTTCGACATCCGCCTAGCCCCGAACCCTGCCGCCACGATAGAGCAGGAGGCGCTGGACGTGGCCGGCGTTACCTTGGAGCAAGTGCAGTCTTATCAGCCTATGGAAGACGGATACAGGCAGTTAGTTGGTATATTATCCAAATACGTGAATAAGTTCGATAAGAGGGATAAAATGTATTTAGTGGGGTATAACAACGCTGGATTCGATAACAGCTTCCTACGGGCTTTATTCCAGCAATGTGGGGATAAGTATTTCGGATCATGGTTCTATCCTAACTGTATGGATGTATATGTTATGGTGACACCGTTCCTGATGGGTGTAAGAAACGATATGGAGAACTTTAAGTTGATGACCGTAGCCAGAACTATGGGTATTGAGATCGACGAGAATAAGCTTCATGACGCTACTTATGATATTGAGCTGACTAGGGATATTTTCTATCGTATAATCGGTAAAATGGACATTAAGCTATGAGGGACATTTTAGAGGCGATGCATGATTACCCGGATGAGGCGCTTGGGTTGTGTTTCTTTTTGATAGTGATTGTCTGGTTGTTGTCAGGTATATTCGAGAAAAATGGATGATAAGATTAATGAGATACTGGATCTTCTAAGATCTCAAAATGAGATGATTAAGGATATTCACGATTATGTGAAAGAAGTTACCAGCGAGAAGTATATAGGAGAATCTAGAATGACAAACTTCTCTATTAACTTGGCCGCTGATATACTTACCGAAGCCATTAGCCCTAAGATAAAAGGGATGATGGTGGATTTATTAAGGAAACAGGGATGGAAAACCGAATGAGACATGGGAACATATGAGAAGAAGGTAAATCAGTTAAAAGATTTGATGGTAAGGAAATACAAATCGGCTTACAACAAATCCAAGGAAATGGACATAGATATAAGCTCGATGACATATCTTCCGGAACCAGACGCGTTTAACGTCATAAATATTGAAAAAATGCATATTATTCTTGATCGGGTCAATAAGATCATAGATGATAACAAGGATAAGCTTAAGAATCCGACTTGCTCTACATGCGTACATCTGCATGATAATGATTGGGCGAAAAGATACGGGAAGGTATGTTGCTCTATTTGGCAAGTTTGCGACCATTATATCAACCCTAACAGGAAATGTAACAGGAAGCAGACTACTTACGTAAGACGGACAAGCAACAAAGCTTGTCCTAATTATGAGTATGGTGATGATAATTTTGAAAACAGAAGAAGATGTATAAAAGAAAAGAATACCCGATAAAGAGCTATGTGCCGATGCGCACCAACAAGGATAGGACATGTATCTGCTGTGGCGACACGATCCCAGCCGGCAGCAGCAGGATGATACCTAAGCATGCCAAGGCAAATCATAGTCTATGTTTCCCGTGCTTCAGGAAATGGAAAGATGTTGGAGGAGATCTTAAGCTTATGGACAACCCCGGAGATGCGAAGAAAGAATATGTCATACATATGTCTAATATCCTGAAAGGGAATTGTGATATAATAAAAGGTCGAAAGCTTTACGTGGCTTTTAAAAAGGCGATAAACGGCGGAAAGAAGATCGTTATCAAATTTGACACTGATCAATCGATATCTATGTCAACAAGAGTCATGAATCCTTCATTCGGGGAGATTATGGATGAGTACGGCAAGGACATATTCCAAGGTAATCTCAAACTTGTAGATGTCCCAAAAGGAGTTAAAGACTTGATAGTTAACTATATAGAAAAATATCGTAAATCATGAATATAAAAACATTTATATACATGATCCTGACATTCAGGAGAGTAGATCCTATACCTGAGAATATAGGTCTTATGTTAAGTACAACGTTCTGGATATCTATAGTATGGATAATATCCAACTTTACTATATTGATAATGAGATTAATAAAATAGACAAGATGAAACAAGGGGACGTGATATACAAGAATGGCATGGAGCTGCTTGTAGTATTAAGTTACGACCATAATGAGCCATGTAAGGGTTGCTTCTTCTACGAGGATAAGGCGTGCGGATCAGAAAGACTGATAAAATGCTGGGATTGTAAAAAGGAATATATATTCACGACTATACGTAAATATAATACGACTGAAATGTGCGGAATAGTAAAAAGATATGAGGAGACAATACTTAAAACAATCAAGAAGATTGAGAAAGAATGTCAAAAATATGTTATCTGGGATACTGTGCATGTGATGTTGAAAGATGATGGAGAGCTTATTATAAAAGCCTTATCCAAGGATAAGTCCGTGCCTTTAAATGATTTCATTATATATGTCAACAATAATGGGAGTATAGATGAAGAGGACTATGATCTATTATTAACTAAATAATTGATAGTACAAATGGACAAATCAAACAAAATAGAGAATCTAGCAAACAAGTATGTTGAAAGGCATATAAGAGATAGACATCTAAGCGATGATACGATAAAAGAAATAAAAATAGCTTATGTTATGATTATAAAAGATTTTATAGCTATTGTCGATAAATCTACATCAATGAATGAAGATGATATAATATACGTCGTTAACAACATATCATCAATATTATATGAACCTGTAGAAATCTCTAATACCGATAAAAAAATATTGGAGATAGGGATAGCGCTAGGCCTAAAGGGCGCCATATCATGTATATTTGGTTCATTATTAAAAGATGACTGCAATATAAAAGATGAGATAATTGATATATCTAAACATATAAAAGAAAAATTAATATCAAATAAGATGGAATGAATCACGCTAGTCTTTTCTCAGGTATAGGAGGCTTTGATTTAGCCGCTAGAGAGGTAGGATGGAACAATGTCTTTCAATGCGAGATAGATCCATTCTGTCAAAGTGTATTAAAATATTATTTTCCAAAAACAGTATTATATGAAGATATTAAAAGAACTGATTTCACTTCATGGAAAGGGAAAATCGACGTGCTCACCGGAGGTTTCCCTTGTCAACCATTTAGCGTCGCTGGACAACGAAAGGGAGCGGATGATAACCGTTATCTCTAGCCGGAAATGCTTAGAGTCATACGAGAGACAAGACCGCTCTGGGTTATTGGCGAGAATGTTGCTGGAATCACCAATATGGTTCAACCCGGTAGTGAAACTGACGTGGAAACGAAAAGTGATAAAGATGAAGAAAATTACAAGGAAACGATACTTGAGCAAGAATATATCATCAATACCATCTGCGACGATCTTGAACGTGAAGGATATTCCGTCCAACCGATCATTGTTCCAGCTTGCGGTGTCGGAGCGCCACATAAACGGTATAGGGTATGGTTCATTGCTTCCGACTGTTCAAACGCAAGGGTTGAAGGTTTGCGGCAAGGACGGGAAAACAAGATTCATGGATTTGAGTTCACTTCCCAAACAAGGGATAAAATACGGAGACTTATTACCGACACCAGTGGCCTCAGATCACACAGGTTCTTGTACGATAAGGAAGATGACAAAAAGCAACGGAGCACCGAGAACAGACTCTTTAAGAAATATGCCTGCCGTGATTGGGATGGACGGGGATCAATTCAATGGAAGAGTTTTCCAACTCAGTCCCCTATTTGTAGAGGAAATGATGGGCTACCCTTTAATGTGGACAACCTTACCATTCCTTACGGGAAATGGAGAAAAGAATCAATAAAGGCTTATGGTAATGCCATAGTGCCGTTGATAGCGGTGAAAATATTCGAGATGATAAATAAAATAGAAGGATATGAACAACAAACAACTTTATAAAATAACATTGACAAGGGAACAACTGATGCTGATATCCCGGTGCGTGGAGGACATAAGCAGATACGCAGCCGGAGACATGGATCTTCAGCATACCACGGAAACTTTGATAAATGATATGGATAGAACGGAAACGCTGGGGATAAGAAGCTTTATAGTCAATAACTCACGAGCGATAAGAAGAAGGTTGTTCCCAGATCTTGAGGATTTTGAGCATATAGGGTATGATGGAGGCAGTAAGGATAAGATAAATAGGAAGAGACTTATCGGTAACACCTACCAGATATATAGGTCGATATTACATTAGTTGGCCATTGACGAGAACTGGAATAACGTGTATAGTGATATCACGTTACCTTCAGGTGATATGGGAACAATTAAAGTGGAGAGGATTGACGATGATAAGGATAACGACATTTAACGATACTAAAATATGAGCTTATTTGTATGCGCTAAATGCGGTTGTGTTGATAATACCGCCACGTCTAGCTACTGGATGTTGACAAACGAGTATATGGTGGATAAATTTGACTATGCCAAGGGACTACAGCCGTACAAGGGCATGGGGTTGTGCAGCGAATGCGGGAGGCTGGCTACCAGCCCAGACGGGCGTGATGTCGTGGTACCCGGTAAATGGCACGGGAAGTTCCCGAAGGAGAAAGCTACCGAAGAGCAGTTAAAGAAAATAGGATATAAAAATTTGATAAGATGAATAAGACGAATAAGGTAAGAAAGGGAGAAGTTAGAATATACGGAGGAAAGACATACGTGGCTATTCCGGAGATAAAAGAAGATCATTGTGCAGGATGTTGTTTTTATAACGAGGGATGTTGTTCAATACGTGACTTTGATCATATCGATTTCCCTGATTGCCATAATAGCGGTATGATCTGGATGCAAAAAGAAATTAATATGAGCGATATCAAAGAAAAGGCTATCAAATTAGCCATAGATGCCATGAAGCCCATACCGATATGCTCATCACCATGCTACAATATAAGTGATAACAGATCGCCGGAGGAAAAGCATGAGGAGGAAATGAGGTTCTGTAAGGATCTCAACGACCTTAGATGTGAGATGCTTATTGATATGGCTAAGAAAATAGAGGAGTATTTATTATAAGGATACTATCTTGATGATTGGGGACGCTTCCGGGAAAGAAGGACAGCTCTCCGACTCCGATAAGAAGACGGCGGAGAACTTCGGGTGCGAGTATATGGATGTGGATGATTTTGTGGATAAATATAATAACCGATAACGAAAATAAGAAGGATAGGGTGATGATCTCCTATCCTTCTATTATTATGTAAATCCATTTTTGGATTACATTAAGCATCAATAGTATAACTATTTATTTATGCTCATCTTTCTTTCCTTGTTATCAAACATTCCACGCAAAATGCAGTTATCGTATATACAATTGTTGATCTTCCCTCAGTAGGGTTTTTACCATTTTGGGTAAAAACTTTATAATCAATATCTTTAGTGAACCTATTATCGCCAGTAAGCGCTCTAATAGCCTTGCCTTTATCAGAATGATTGCAGTGAGGGGCATCATATCGTGAACCGACCATATTTCTCAAAAACGCTCCTTTTTTTTTCTTGACAATTCTTCCAGTTTAACAAATCCCTTTAATGTTATCATAACAGTCACGGCCTTAGCCTCCCAATATTCATCACCAGGATCAGATCCTTATGTAACTAATCCAGAATTACGAGCGGACTGATATGCCTCTATCCTACCTCTCTCATTCCTAAAAACATATTTTAATTCCTGTAATAACGGATACATGTTCTTAATCCCGACATAATAGCCAAATTGCTCAAAATATTTTGATGATTCACGGATAAGGACACCTTCTCTTGGAATAGACCTTTTAAACATATCAATTACCGGTTCATTCTCCTTTATCGTATCTATAGCCGTATTTAATTCGGCTTGGACAATCTTCTTTTCCTCCTCGACCTTGTTCTTGGCTTCTAGTGCCAACATAGCTTCCTTCTCGGCCTTCACCTTGGCCTCATACTCATCAGCCCATGCCCTTGCGGCTTCCGCTGGATTGGAAAAGTCGGGAATACGCAAATGACTTACTTGATCATTATTCGACTTTTCCAACTTCTTTAATTCTTTTTCTTTCTCGATAAAATACCTTCTAGCTTTCTTCCCTTTATCATTATTCTCTACCATACATAGCTCTTTGGCCATATCCATCAATAGCAGGTAATCAGTCTTTGCAACTACCTGAGTATCAGACTCACCAAAATGGGGGAGTCTGTCATTCAGTAAGTTACCTAAATAATCATATTTTATCAATACAAAGTCCTGATTTTCAATAAAACCGTATTTTGATATACGATCTTTTATCCATGATGTAAAATCTCTTCTTATTTGAAGAAACGCATGAAGAAGCCTGGCGTCTACAACCTTATGATTATTATTATCTACTACCGGTATTAATGTATTTAAATCCATTTCGTTGGATTCGGACGTCAAAATTCTATTACTATTGTTCGTGGAATCATGAAAAAGATCTACATTTGTATTCATAAAATAATTACCTATTCCCATCCGTCCGGGATGGATAGATGGGAATACAAAAATAGCCAATCAAATTGTCTTAAACAATTGACCGGCTATTTTTTTTTGTCATACCATATCAGTTATCTTCCCCTGTCAAAATACCAATTAGCGTCCTCTCCGGACTCGTCCTTATTCCTACCACCTAGAAAGAATCCCATCGTCATGCCGTTGGTCATCAACCAGTAGTCGGATGTCTGCTTAATATCCCTAGCCGTCTTGATATTATACCATTGCTTACCAAACGAGAACTTCATGAGCTGCCTCCATAGTTTGCTCTCGCCCTTATATACGCCGGTCTGGACAGTAGCGAACGGATCCCAGTTTCGAGGATCGGTGAGGTCGCCTAACTTCCGGGCGGTGACCAGCGGATCCTGTAGCATGTCTATGGCGTTAAGCTCCATAAACGGGGATGTCTGGGAAGCGATCTCATTGATCGTCCTGAATCCTATATAGGTAATGAACTGCCCGAACCAACTATCTTCATTATCCTCCCTGTATCCCATCAACGCCCGTCCTATGGCTATCATTGTAGCGAATACCGCCATATTGATAATCGATCTCTTGATATTGATCTGCTCGTAGGGGGTAAGCTTATCATACTCTTCCTTAAGCACGTCATATGCCTCCCCCATCCTACCCTCGGACATCGAGCCATAGACATTTCCGGCCAATCTCCATAACGTTCTCATATATCCTTCCTCGAACTGGTTGGTCTGGAAATTGAAACCAGCTTTCTTATACGCCCGCTGTACGGCCAATATAAACCATCCACGATGAGGCAGCACCATATTAAGGATAGCGTTCCGGCTAGCCCCCACCCGGTTCTGCTCGTTCAAGGCGCCGTCGCAGATCTGCACCATGCTCCTGACCCTACTGGACAAGGTGGGTATATATCGGTCTATAATATCCTTGTTAGCCTCGTTCTTAGCCACAATCTTTCCGTCCCTGACATCTACCATGTTCCACATAGAATAATCCCTTAAACGCTCCCAATCGCGTTTAGCCTCGTTAGCGGACATATTCCTGTCCTTCATCATCATCTCCTTGAAATTGGAGTATGACCAAAACTGACCCTCGTATAGGCGGGTATCATCCATGACCGATATAATGACCTGCGGATCCAACGGGGAGTTAAGAACCTCCATCATCTTAAACGGCAGGTCCCGGAATAAGGTTCTCCAGATCTTGTTATACGCCGCCGATCGTACACGGTTGCGGACATTGAATACGCCTAGAGCCTCTCCAACGACATATAGCTTGTTGGTACGGTTTATATCCCCGATCTCCGACACGTACGTACTTAACTGCTTCTGGGCTTCCCCATAGGCGTATTTCATGGAGTCCTTGCTTATATACTGTCCTACCATACCCTCCAAAAGGAAGTTGGCCTGCCCGGTAAGGGCGCCGGTAGCCGCGACGAATGGGGAGAAGCCTAAGTTGGATTTGGATACGAATTTGGTAAACATAAGAGCCAGCTTATTAAGATCGACCTTATAATTACCTATATTCCATTCCGCCCGCTTATTGTTTATCCTGACGTCATAGATACTGGCGTTAACCCAATCTTGGAACATCCTATAGGCATGCGTCGCCTCTGGGTTCTTACCGCCGTCGTATTGCGTCTCCAGCATCATGTTCCTATATCCCATGACATCATCCAAGGCCGCCCTCTTATACTTGTAAGAGGTCGCTTGTAAGGACAACATGGAATAAGAGTAGGCGAAGTCATGGGACACGTCATCGGCGTTCTCCAACTTACTAAGATAGTATTTGGGGATCATACGATATTTGTTATCGTTCTCATCAATCCCTCCTAGGTCTTGCCCCTGACCATGTATAGGGTCATCCACCCTCTCGCCAACGATATCACGCACGGCGTTGCCGATGGCCGCCTTCGGGTCAACCCCGGCCTGCACCATCCTCTCCACGCCGCCCTTGGATATTTGTGGTATCTGGTAGATGTTCCTGAACCGCTCATCATAATCCTCCATAGCCTTACGGCTTATGTTAAGCAGTTCCTTCCTCATCTCCCACTTATCCTTATTGATCGTAGCTTCCTCCCCCTCGTTGGTAATACCGTATTTCTTGAAGAAAGCCTCGTTCTTGTACTTATCGAACCTAGGCGTATGATATCCATAACCCAGATCGGGATTATAATTAGGATTACGGAAAGAACTCTCGGCGTCAGCCTCATCAAGCCACTGGTTATTGATCGTCAGATCGATCATATTAATATCGAACCCGAAACGGGATACGCTCTCTTCCTTTGATATACCATTTTCCATGGCATCAAAGAACTCGGATACCTTATACGTACCGTTATTTATCTTCCTGACAAAGCCAGAATACCCCTTGGGAGAGTATTTTCTCATATAAGGATATAGCCGAGTTCTGGCGTACTCAACAAGAACCTCATTAGCCTTACCCATCGCTATGTCGTTAGCTAGCTTATTATTGAAGTCAGGACCGTATTTCCTTCTCAAAAACGATACCTCCACGGTCGTCCATGACGGGTTCTTCATAGATAGCTTAGCGGCCATCCTATCCACCTGACTCCGGGAGCGGGCAGACATATGTTCCTTGGCGAATTTAATCTCATCCATACCCTTGTCGTATGCCATGGCATCCCTTAAAGCGTTACGGTAAGAATCCGTGACTCCACTCTCCACCGTATCAGGCATATCCATCTCAATAGCCTCAGCGGAAGCGGCGGCGTTAATAACGCTCTTAGCCTCAGCCAGACGATCATATAACTCGTTTATCTTTCTTAATGGGGCGGATCCACGTAACCTATCGAAATCATATTCCCCGTATCTCGTGCTATCCCGGTACTGGATAAGCAAGGGCCTTAGCTGGTCATTGATCTCGTTTATTGTCGCCATCGCCTCCTCTACCTTCTCTATTCTTGATGATGATACAGATTGCTCCGTGATCTTATCAACAAGATTCTCGTAATAATCACCCTCCTCGGATCCCCACATATCCTTGGAGAAGCCAAGATGACCGCCAGCTAGCAGGAACTCGAACGCCGCCTTACCGCCCTCTGACCGCTCTATCCCACGAAGTATCTCCTTGAACTCGGCGGAAGCCTTACGACCCTCGTTGGTATTCCCGAACTCCTCGGCCCACGCCTCGTCCCATGCCTTGATCTCCTCGGACATCATCAACGCCTCGGATCCCTCTTCCTTTGGTGTCCCATCGGAATACCACTCGCTCTTGGCTATAGCCCTGTCACGTAAAATATCCAGATAAGATCTCCAAGCTATAGGATCGGATTGAAACGCCTTCCAATCGACCTTCCCGTTCCTCACGAACTTATCCATAGCCACATACCGGCTCCTGCGGATACGGGTCATGAAATCGGACGTAGCTTGCGATACCCTACGACCCAGTCTTTCCTCGACCTTCTTATTGACTTTCTCGATCTTATCGTAATAAGCCTGCACCATACGTTTCTCCCGGTTCTCATCCAACCACTTATTTATCGTATCCAGATACCGTTGCTGATCCTCGAACGTCATGTCCGAGATATCGAAATTCTGGATGGTAGGCTTGAATATATGATATACCTCCTTAGTGATAGGCTTATCCCCGTCATATCCTACTATGTCGTCACGGGTCTTCACCTTAAGGCCTCTATCGGATAGAAGAAGGTCGATAAGTTGTTTCTCGGTCTTACCCGTAACATTCTTAAGATCATATATATCGATAATAGCCTTAGCCTGCTCGGTCCTGTATAGTAAATCGTATTTGGCGAAATCACGGGACGAGTCAAGGTAATCAGAGTTCTTACCGTTTATCTTCTGTATAAGATCCTCATTATCCTTTATCCCCCATCCACGCTCTTTCATCATCCTAGTCATCTTATTGATATTAGATATACCTTCGATATGGGCTTCATTATGGGCCTTGGCTAGACGTTGGCCTAACATACCTAAAATAGCGTTACCACTATGCTCCAGCGTACCAAAGAACCGGGACATGACATTGATATCCTTATGGATGTTATTTATCAACTTCTTTATCCCATTCCAATATCTTTCCGGGATATTAAACATCCTGAGCTGTCCATCCAGCCAGTCCTCATTACGATCACTTCGAAGAGCATTTATATCAGACATGGATGTCTCAGCCATACGTAATATATCATCCATATCCTCTACCATACCAACCTTATTGCTGCCATAATAATCAGCCGCCTGATTATTGACGAATCCACGAAGGTTCCTGATCAGAGGAACTATCTCCCCATATACGTTATCGATAACCTGTATCGTCTCATAATCCAATCCTTTTCCGCTCTTACGTAGGCTACTGGCGACAGTGACCAAATACTCCACCTCAGCCTTGGCGGTCGCTATGACGCTCTTGGTGGATAATAGGTTGTTATTCTTATTTAGCTCACCCCCGACTTGTCTTACCTTCTCGCCTATATCACGTAGAAGGGAGATGCTCTCACCGATCCTCTGGCTTTGGCTTGACCTCATCCTCTGCAATCTGGTATATAGTCTTTCCAATGACCTACCGTTCTTGATCAGCTTATTAGCCACATCAACATCCGATAATGAGTACATGAGATGGTCGCTATCCTTTAACAGAAGCACGTCAAAAGCGCTGGGATCATCCGCTAACGCCGACTCCTTTATCCTATCAAGAACCTTATTCAAGTCTGATCTTTGGGTAGAGAAGAAATTCCTTATAGCCCGGATTATCCTGCCAAACAAGGAGAGCTGGGCGTCCTCGGACGAGGCCAGATCCTCCACCGCCTGTTCCATGCCCGGTACGAACCGCTGGGCCAACGTCTTACCTAGGATCTCCCGCTTCACCATCCGATCCAGTTCCTCCCCTTGGTATTCCTTCCCATACACCTCATAGTAACGACCGGCGAATTGATTCCATAATGGCGTGTCGACAACAGAGTCCAGAACCTCGTCAATCTCCTGCTGATTACGATAAGTATCGATCAAGAAGTGAGCCACCTCCTCATTAAGATCCTCTACCGTAGCTCCCTCAGCCAGGGCAATAACCCCATTAGCCATATCGGATAAGGCCCTAGCCGAAGGCTCGACACCATTACGCATCTTATACTTATCCATATACTCAGACATACCCATCACCCGGATACCTAACGTGGATAAGATGTTGGTGATATCAGTCCTGTTCTGGAGATCCTCCGCCTTCTCATTCTCAATAACCCCACGGACATTGCTTCCGTACAAAGCGTTATCCTCCATCATCAACGACAAGGCTAGCTCCATGAACCCATCATACTTATTATTAAGCTCCTCAAACTTACCTTGCCTTAACATGCCCTTTATCTCCGATCTGCTTACCGTAACCTTCTCCCCTGATGTCGTGATAAGATCAAGATCGTTATTTACCTCCGTATCAAAACCGATGGAGCCTAATACGTTCATCTCAGAAGACATACTACCAAACCTGTTCCTTAGTCTAGACAAGGCGTCCATAGCGTTATAGATCTTAAGACCATCAGAGTTGCCGGCTCCGGTAAGATAATACCTATCCCCTAACCTTATACGCTCCCCGCTCAACAGACCTTTCTTGATAAGGTAATTGACAAACCCTCCACGAGTGCTTATATTAGAGCCTGAGCTGATACCAAGGACCGGTATGAATGACTCGCTGTTGTTAAGGGTTATGGAGGACGAGCCAAAGGAGATATCAGCCGTACCGGACGGGACGTCGCTCTCCTCGACACTGCCGGCCAAGAACCCGGCCTCGACCCGCCCTCCGGAAGAGCCTTTTATGGCGTTGGCGTAAGATTCGTGTATCTTGCCGTCATCCGATCTAAAGAACAGGCGAGGCTCACCGGAATCATATACCAGTCTTGAAGATGGAGGCGTATAATTCTCAATATCATTTAACGGCAAGACATTACCAGAAAATATGATCTCCCCATCTATATTTCCGCCCTTCACCCTGATATTAGGTCGTTGACCGGTAAAAGCGCTTTCCACGGCCTTCCATAACATACGGGCTGTCTCCTTAATATCTATATTCTCCCTGATAGCCCTTATATCATCCCATGACGCCTCTTTCAGTATCGTATCGCCAATATTATCCTCGTTTATGGAATCCAGATCCACCTCCTGTACCGTGGATGTATCTACCACAGCCATATCATTGACATCACCTACCTCTCCGGAGGTAAGATAAGCCACGACATTGTCGCTATCCCCAAGGCTTCTGGCCAACGCTGGGGCATCCATATCGCTTATGGCGGACAGGACCCTGGCTGACATAAGTTGCCCCCACTCGCTGGCGCTAAGTCTGGCGCTTATGGATCTGGCCGCCTCCTTATTCCTTGGCACAGATCTAGCCCAGTCACCGAACTTAGACCTGAACTTATCGTTATAAATAGTCATATAAGCCTCAGCGGCCTTATTAAGGTCACTTACGGCGGCTATACCCGCTATCTTGTCGAACAAGGTGGATACCTCGCCGGAAGGGGTCAAGACACGGGTTATCTTACCCTTACTATTTCTTTTAATTACGCAACTTGACATAACTTCATGTTTTTGACAAAGATAAACAAAAAGCCCCCACAAATAAGCGGAGGCTGATATTCTTATATTCCTTATAGAATTTATGACTTAATCCGTATTCTTGCTATTGATGAACTCACTAACGCAATCACCAGCGAAGCCGGCTATATACGCTGCGTGTTCATCCTCTCCAACCTTAAATCCAAGAGACATGTTGCAAATTGGCATACGCTCATTGCTATATGGAATGACTCGTGACATATATTTCTCATTATTAAATCATCGTCGCTCGAAAAATTCCAAAGTATGGCAAATTTATCATCATCGTCCCTATCCCTTACCAAATTTGCGAAAGACGCCTCTTTGTCCATATCATCCTCATCTCCCCATTTCCCCTCGTGTTCAGGTTCCATATTCTCGAAACGATCACACAACGTCTTATAATCTAATCCAACCGTGATAATCAACTTCAACGGATATATCACGAAATCAAATTCCATCTCTCTCATAATTTCTTTAATTTTTCTATAACCTCAAAACACATCTTACACTCAATCCTACGATACAACTGCCTTACGCCATCTATCGTAGTCCAATAACGACCACCCTCACGGTGTAGGAACTCGCTCATAACCTTAGTGTCAGCCACATCATGTAGGTCGTATGAGTCAAAACATAACTTACATATATCGTCAAGATCAAAATAAGTAACCTTATTATACGATATACAACGGATTTGTCTCCCATCAGGAATCTGAACATCGAAAACATCTATCTTTTCCATATTAAAAACAGAGGGATACCGATCCCATCACAGACCTATATCCCCTTATAATAAATTAGCGACGAAAAGCATGGTGATGGACATGCGCCACAAATGTAATTACAAAATTCGTAAAAACAAAATATCAAGGGCAATCACCCGTGCATTCGCATGGAGCATCGCTTTTCAAAACCCCATATACCCGATTGTCGCTAGTCAGCCATCGTTTGCCGTCGCTCGTGATATAAGCCTGCCGGCATCCCTCCTGATTCACCGTGAGCGTCTTCTTAACACCTTTTGGAGTTGTTATCTCCAACTCAAGAGTTCGGTCAAGACCGTTGTTCATCACCGAGCCAAAGGAAACGGAGGCGTTCCCGGTCCCGGACCCCGGGCTGACGGTCAGAGGCTGGTCCGTTACCTCGCCTACCCCGTCTTTCCAATTAATATCTATATCATTCATCCTATTTAATGCTTTTTGTAAATGCTCATCGCTTAATGTCCTATCATAAATATCAAGAGCATAAAGAGCTCCATTCCACACATAAGCTTGAACACCCCTAGAGAAAGTGCCTATATATAAATTATCCACGGTTGATGTATAATTTGAAGATACAAGATCCATCTCTCCATTGTAAGACTCCTTAGTTACATAAACGATCGATAATTCAGGGTTATATATATCTTTTACAGCAATATCCTTACTACCAAGACGTACATATACATTTTTGGAATACGCTAATTCACCACAAAATTGCCGAGCCTGATCCGTTGATACACTTTTAGATAAAAAGCAATTAGCGGATTTAGAAGGATTCAAATTAATTCTTTTATATACAAACGTAAAATCATTGATGGCCGGGAAATTCTCGCATATACCATAATCATCAATACCATCAAATACAAGAGCGCCACCTTCGTATCCAGAACCAGGCGTAAACCCAAAATTCTTCAACACAATATCGTGACCGTTTCCAGACAAGTCCTTTAACACGTCTCTATCTGCGTCACTGTTGCCCTTACCATTACATCTATAAGAAGCCACTAAATAATCATCTATATTAGCCATAATCTTTTTTCTTACAAATATACTAAAACAAATAAACCCCAACCGGGTTTAGTCGATCGGGGTCTGAGTAAGCGAAAAGAAACTGATTATCGTCCCATCATTCTCGATACGGTTCTAGCCGCAGCTTGCGCCCATTTCCAGCTGTCATTAGATGCTACGTTAACCGTCTGTTGAGTACCATTTACATCCAAGTTAATAACCTCCTTGTCAAGCCCGATAGTAGAGTTTCCAGAGGCTTGCGTTATCGTCACGTTGGCTATCTGGCCACCAGCGGCAGTTACCCTCAATGTAGCTGTCAGTTCCTCGATCGTGGCGTTGGCCGGTATGTTCGAGATCGTGATGCTCCAAACGAACTCGCCAGCGGCTCCGGGATCGTCGGTGATAAGCGCTCCGTTAGCCGTAGTCTTTCCAGCCGCCGTGTAGTTAGCCGGGAGCCGTAACGTAAGCCCGTTCTCCTTAGCCGACGTGACCGCGAACGTAAGCTTAGGACTGTTAGACTTACCGGTGATGGTAACATTACCACCTACCTTTTGTACGGAAGCGTTAGGGCTGTCTGATCTTACCACCTCAGCAGCCGCTGCCTGATTAACTATCAACGCTTTTTGAACGCCACCGTTAGTAACGACAATAAGATTAGCTGTACGCTCAAGACGACCTGTATATTTATCTCCTGATATAGATACCGCCTGATTACCTGATCCTGATACCGGATCGACTGTTACAAAACCAATTTTTTGTGATGCCATATTCAAATAATCTTAAAAAATGTCCTTTTATTATGCCAAAAATAACTTATATAATGTTAGCCACAAAATATGGGGGGGGATAGATAGCACTACGGCTACACCCGCTCCACGTACAGACCTATTAAATCCTGTAGATTATGGCTGAGAGGAGTTCCGCTATCCCTAGTACACTTATACACATCAGCGTTCTGGATGTAATATTTATCCTTGAATATCTCCATTGGAGGGAAATACGGGATAGGATCCCCTATAGTACCGGCATGTTCCTTATCAATAACCTTATACAAGGAAGCCGTATTTAGTCCGGGTTCCCATTCCTCCGACAGCGTATGTTGTTGGATAACCTCATAAAGGATATCCGTATCCTCCTTAACCACCCTAAGACAAAATCCGGTATCCACGGATAGCCCGAACTCCGCCCCTTCTTGTCCCCATATGGGGAATAGGACCTTAACATCCAATTTATCGTTAGAGGATAAGGATAAGTTTTTATTATTAACCACCATTCTAGAAAATTTTACAGCCACCTTCTGAGGATCAGAGGCGTCCTTCTCCTTCGCCTGTTGCTGGATGTATGCTGTGGTGACACTTATCTTGTCTGGATATCCGGATTGGACATCAATAGCCCTTACCTGCTCTACGGTAGTGGCTAGATTGATCTGCTTTTGCTTGTCCCCTAACGCCGACATAAGATCATTATCATACTTATCCATCATCCCGATCAAGATCTCGCCTTCCGTTATATCGAATTCCAGACCCATGATCGTTATCTTGCCAGCTATAGCCCCATCAGACAAGGCGTTACGTCTATCATGTTCAGGAATATAGATATTCTGATCATCCAAGAAGAACTCATATAGATTTCCGGTTTCATAAGTTCTTATCTCCTCATATTTAGCCGATTTCTCCTCATTAAGAAACCTTGAGTCATCCAATTTAGCCTCGATAATTTCCTTAACCGTAGCTTTAGGATTGGCCTCCTTGAACGCCAGTTGCTCCTCCCCAAGTTCTATCCATGGGACGGGATTCCCGTTAATGTAATCATCATAACTATAGCCCTTAGCGTAATTATCATCAAGCGGATCGTCCTGAACTAATTGATTGGGATATATTTCCCTATTTATATATACGTAGCTCATGTCTTATATCATTAATCTTGTTCTTTAACGACGATGCTATACTTACCTGAAGCGTAACACCAGATATTTATCTCGAAAGGCTTGTTAGCCGTAGTGGCGATAGAAGTTCCGCTCATGCTGACATAATCCCCGGAGTTGGGTATCGCTTGGGTGAAAGCCGCTGAGGGAACGCACCTGATCATCAACTCCTCCCCTACCTGCATGCCGGAAGCCACGGATAAGGTCGTAGCGGCTGATAACGTGGCCGTGATACTTCTCTTGCTAATAGGCAGGTTAGCTAATGTCGTGACCGTATTAACCCCTATAAGCCTGTTCATGGTCTTCTTATCGGCGGCCGCCATCAACCCGTTAGTAGACTCGTTGGCTACGGCGTATGTCGTGTTAGGAGGTGTAGCCCAAGTGCCATCTCCACGCATGAAACTGGATGTACTGCCATTAAGCTGTCTCAATAAGCCGTTAGCTGTAGTAGAGGCCAATCCGTATGTAGTATTGGTAGGCACTACCCACGTTCCATCACCACGAAGAAAGGACGTCTGCTTGCCAGCGGCTGGGGCCGGTACCAATCCCGCAGCACCAGCCGCCGAGGCCGTAGCCGCCTTCATATCGGCGTAGGTAGTATTCGTATCCTTATAATAGGGGATACCACCCACGATAGGACAAGCCGTATATCCAGAGGCGCTTGTCACGGTACTGCCGTTCTTGACCAATCCTGTGGTTCCATTAGCTCCTACGACACTATACGTCGTATTAGTGTCTGTCCAAGGCACATTGACATACATCTTACCACTACTATCCAGCTCTACCGGATAATTCTTACCGTTCTCAGTATATCCGATCATCACCAATCCTAAGGTCGTGGTATTGGCCTTGGCGTATGTGGTATTTGTCGGAACCACCCACGTACCATCGCCACGAAGGAAAGAGGTTTGCTTGCCGGCAGTCGGAGCGGGTACCAATCCCGCCGATCCTGCGGCTGAGGACGTCGCTCCACCCATGTTGCTATATGTGGTATTAGGAGGGGTTTGCCATGTCCCGTCACCACGAAGATACTTGGCTTGCGCTCCGGCGGCAGGTGCGGGGACCAAGCCGGCCTTTCCCGACGCTGAGGCAGAAGCGGCTCCCATATCGGTGTATGTCGTGTTGGTATCCGTCCACGGAACATTCACATACATCTTACCATTTCCGTCAAGAGCTACCGGATAATTCTTCCCATTAGCTGAGTACCCGATCTTAACAAGACCCAGATTATCGCTCGTGGCCTGTGAGTATGTAGTGTTATTGTCAGTCCAAGGGACATTGACGTACATCTTGCCATTAGCCAAGAGCACAGCGTAGTTCTTTCCATTAGAAGCATAGCCGATCTTAACCAATCCTAAGGTGTCGGCCGTGGCTTCATTATACGTTGTGTTATTATCCGTCCATGGAACGTTGACGTAAGCGTTGCCGGACGAATCCAGTTGCACCTTATAGTTCTTCCCGGAAGTCGTATATCCCACCTTAATACCGCCAAGAACGGTAGCGGAGGACGTGGGAGGTGTGAAGGTACTTGGTTTGCCCGTAACCCCTGACCAAGGCACGGAGGAAGCCTGACTGGCCGTGTAAGGCTCATACCCATCCTCACTGTTTAATTTAGACTCGTCTTTTATCAGATACATCTTACCTGTAGACGTGACCTTTACCGTATCACCACTTTGAGCCGTAGCGGTGGTAAGGGCGAATCTAGCCGTATCATTAGCTACCACGACCAATCTCTCCAAAGCCGCCTTAGGTAACCTATCTATGCTGATGGTTCCGGACGCGATCTTAGAGGCATCAAAATTGGCCAATGTCGTGGAGATAGTTACGTTACCTCCGAAGTCCGATGAGACACTACCGGTAACAGCCCCGGACAGCGCTATGGTCCTAGCCGCCTGTAATTTCGTGGCGGTAGGGGCATTATCCGTCTTAAGAGCGTATTTGGTAAGATCAATATCATTAGCCTTATCCAAAAGCTGCTCTATCTGCTTGCCATTGTATTTACCTTGAAAATCTGCCATATCATAATTATTTTTGCCCAAATATAACCATATATATAAGCACCAAGAAATCGAGGTGGGGGGTAGATACGGGCAGGTGTTAGAAGCTGCCGTCCCCATGCAGGAACCCGGTACGGAATATAATAGCCTTGTCTTTAAGTTTCTGGACAGACTCCCATTCCCACTCGCCCTCACAAGGCTTAACGACATACTTATTCCCCCATGTCTTAAACTTCCTCTCTATAACAAACATCTCTGGGTCTTTTAAGACATGGAAGATACTTCCAACAGGGAAATACTTATCAGTTCTCAATATAACTCGATGATGTCTCTCGTCATATTCAGGATCGCCTACGATACGTGCTTTATAAAACTGGAAGTCGTTTAACGTCCGATCCACAGGTTCTATCCAGTAATATCCTTTAGCCATTGATATTCTCTATTTAATCGTTATATTCGCGGAAGAACAGTAACTCATAAGGTTTTTAGGTAATTTTCAACCAAGGGGAAAGGGTGTCCGTGAGGATATCCTTTTTTCATTCCCGCCCACCCTACCTATGAACAAAAAGATCTACTCCTGACAAATATAACGATAATAAGATACTTGACAAAAAGAAACCCCATCGGTATTCTATTGCCGACAGGGTTCTTCCAACGTTGTATCAAATCATATCATCTCACTCCATTTGATTGTGTCACCGACGAAGCACCGCACCGCCAGATACCTTACGAACGCCGTCCCTTCCGGGGCGTCAGGGTCTTCCAGATAAGCCAAGACAGCCTTGACTATTTTCTGGTCGCAGTCCAATACCTTAGGAAAGTAGTCGCTATAGAACATAGCGAACAGATATTGGACATCCCCCCAAGTGGCGTTATCAGGTTTCTTGGCCCCGCATTTATCGAACATCTGCTTAGCGTCCTCCATCGTCCATCTTCTCTTGGACCCGTCGGCGTTAAGCATCTTATCAGCGGCTTCCCTAGCCAACTCCTTGGAAAAGTGATATCCATGGGTGTCTATGTACCGCTTATAATCAGGGTCATCGGCGTCTGCTCCTCAGTAGTAACGACTCCTGCGTCCCCTGCGCATATACGGTTCGGTACCTTCGTACTCGTCACGGATGCCGCGCTCACCGAACCATCCCCTGCGATACATCTCGTCCTCACGTTCATGGAGTCTCTCACGTTTCTCAAGCTCACGCTCGTCACGTTCCAGCTCCCTCTCACGTCTTTCGAGATCACGCTCACGGCGTTCTAGCTCATCCATTCTGCCGTCATGCTCCTTGCCATAATGGTCGTATATTCCACCACCATAACCCATGTAAGTCCCATCTGAACGTCTGCTACGTCCACGGCCGCCTCTGCGATCATAGATCTCATCATCATATTCCTCTTGGCCGTTGCCTAAATCTATAACTCTCATATTAACCTAATTTTTTAATTAACAACTCTTTTAGCTCATCGAAAGAGGATCCCATCCTATCGACTTTCTCCTCAAGATTCTTAATCTTTCGGTCTTGATCCTTAGTCTGCTTAAAAGCCGGATTGATTTCCTCAAGGATCGAATCACAAGCCTCTAGCGTTCTCCTATGCTTATCGATACTATCGAGAATATCGGAGCTAGCTCTCTTAGCGGCGTTAAGCTGGTTCATGATCGGATCGACCGAGCAGGCCAAAGTTATGTTATTGGACATAGCGACATCCCTACCCTCCGGAACGACGTAGGTAATGGAGGATCCGTTTATCTCCACGGTAAGGTCTATCACCCTATCCTGTAGTTGCTGATATTGCCCCATCTGACCCATCTGGGGTTGCTGGAACCTAGGCTCGGACACGTTAACCACATTCCCCATCCTGAACACCGGAACATCGGACGTATCCAGCGTATATACTTGAAATCCTTTCTTTAAGTCTCTAAACATATCTCGATTTTTAAGCGGGAGGGAATACCCTCCCATTAGACATCCAATCTAACCTATCCCTCATCAACAGTCGTCTCCGACGCCGAGGCGGAAGTTGTAGGCACACAGCAATCCATGAGCCTCAATACACCCCTTACCTTGTTGCTGTACGGCGTTAATAACAGCCTGAGAGGTCATACCTACCTGACCAGCTACCTTATCGATAGCGCCTTGTACGTTACAGATAGCGCTTTGCAATTGAGTGGTAGTACAGTTCAAGGCGTTAGCGATCTGCTCGATAGCGCTTCTGTTACCTTGGATGGCCTGCATCAGCAACTCACGACCATAGTCGTTATTCAATTGAGCGGGAAGACCATTAGCGCAATTCTCACCACCGTTACCAAAACCATTGCCAAAGCCACGGCCGCCCCATAACCAGAACAGGACGATGATCCACAACCACCAACCGTTAGCCCCGCCGAAACCGTCTTGGTTGTTACGGCCGTTCATCAAGGCCGCCACCAAGTTCGGATCCATCTTATTTCCGCCTATTAAGTTGGCGAACATCCCCGGAATCATAGATAATAAACCGTTAGTGGCGCTTCCACTACCGGAACCCATACCGTCTAACAAAACGATTTTGTCTCCACTTGTACCCATGTCTATTTATTTTTGAATTAATAATAACCCCACCTGATGGCGGGCGTTACAAAGTTCAAAAATTAACAGCCCTAAGATCGTGATATGTGTCATCATCAAAGTACTTAATGTCTTGTAAATGGGATTAATAAGAACCGATACAAGACGAAAAATCCGGAGCGTATCACTACGACCCGGATTCATCGCAAATCCATAAAATTCAATGTTTCAATGCTCGAAAGAAAACGTCTCACGACGTCAAAGAGAGATTAACTACACGAAAAATCTCGCATCAACTTATTTGTATTAGCAGTGTATTCATTAACTATCTTGCTGGATGAGGGATCATCCTCTATCCTTGACAGGCGGTTATCGTCACTCCTTACCGTAACATCACCCATCCTTCGTACCATGTTTTCTTGATATGATGATGGATCGGAGTATATAAGATCATCAACGAACCTGTATATCGCACCATCAACCGTCTCACCTATCTTCTCATATAAACCGGATTGGAATGACACGAAATCATCATACCTCCCACGAGCCAAGAACGAACCGTCCGGTCTCGCCTCGACACCGCCGTTGACCTCCCGGAGCAGGCCCGGATTCCTTTGGTACAGATACCTATAAAACCCGGCATCCATCATCCTATCCTGTCTATCCAGATAGAAAAGGTTTCTCATGCTACTGTCACCGGACTCGATAGCCACGTCAAACAGAAGATCCCTTACCTGACCTTCCGGCAACGACATCTCCATGCTTTTTAACGTACCTCTGTCATGGTGATTCAAAGATACATTATAAAATCCATTAAAATCAAGGAAACGTAAGACATTATTATATAAATCCGATTTTTTTAACCTTTCCTTGATCTGGATCTTCCTCAACGATGTACAGGATTTGATAAAATCCCGGTCCTTCCCCTGTCTAGCCTCGTATCTCCTGAACTCCCGATCAATATCGACATCATCCATCTTAGGGGTTACGGGATGCTGATATATTAATCTGGTAAGGATCATGTTCTCGGTATTCGAGGATGAGATGTTGGACATAACTAGCTTCTTTATGTTATCCTTGACCACGCCAATATCGGAACGGGAAGCCCCTGCGGGAACCACGCCAGCCGGCAAGTATGAGGGCCGCTCTATCCCGATATCGGCCAACATCCCATAGGCCTGATCGGTGTCGATTATCGGAGCCGTGTTATGGTACGTATTCCTACCCATATACAACATGCTCCTATCATACATATCGGAAGGGGATGTATTCCCGGACCTTACATACACCATCCTATCCCCAGTAGAATAAGTATCCTGAACCTCGTATATCGGGTTCCCTTTTCCTGTTATCCTATCAAGATCGGAGATAAAGCTATCGTATACCGAATTGCCTGCCTGTATGGAAGATAACATGACATCCAGCGACGCCATAAGATCACGGATATCCTCCGGTCTGGATATAACCATCTCATCGCTGATCGCCTCGCTTATATCCACGCCCATGTCGGCAAGATCCATAGCTATGTCATACAGACGTCCGGAAACGTCCTTGATGTCCTTAAAATCATCCATATCGATTATCTCCCCAACCTTATCCCTTAGACCCTTCATATCCTTAGGCATACTGATATACGGTGTGGTACTATTGAAGTACGAGTCGGTAATCGTATTTCCGTTCTGACTCCGAACCTCCATACGGGTCATATTACGATACGTGTCATACATCCGATCTGCGTAATCCTGATCCTCCTGATACCGGAGTGCCAAGGAAGGGTATGGGATGGAGGCGAAAGCCTGATCGAACTCCCGGCGGTCGCTGATACCGCCTACCGCCCTCATGATCGTATCCCTTACCTCTATTGGATTCAAGCCCCTTCTCTTTCCTAACGAGTCATATGTATCCTCATATATCATATAATCATCACCAAGGCCTGACTCGGAGGATAGGAAATACATATCCTTCTCATTAAGATCCCCGTCAGACATAAAATCGACAATCCTCCTCATCATATCCCTTACCCGCTCATACGCCGATCTGTTGGTCATGATATTATCAATCTCATCGGCGTCATACATCCCGGATCGCCCAAGATTGTACCTATTGAGGAATATATCACCGCCTGAGAGGAAATTAGATACAATCATATCATTAAGATCATTGATATTATCAACCCCCAAGGAAGTAAGGGTGTTATTGATATCCTTAACCTCATCGGCCATGAAATTACCGACGAAATAGTTCTTCCGCTTGATAAAGGACATGACATCATCATACCTAGGTTCCCCATTACTATCCAGATCATATTCTGATGACATGGACATCCAGTCGCCAAAAAAGGACACGAAGTCGGGGGAGTAGGCCGTACCCCAGACCGATAAGGCCTGCTTCTGGTCGCCCAGCACCTCCATAGCCATTTGGTATAACCCGGATGGTTGGTCGTTCGGGGCAAGGACATTATCTATCCCACCCTCCTTATTTTTTATAACATAACAAGATCTGCCCATTACTAAATCGTTTTGACACAAAGATATAAAAATCCCGCCTACTCTCACGAGCGGACGGGAGCCAAATAACAATAATAACAAACCTTATGTTTCTACTGAAAAAGTACAAATCGTTTTGCCGATCCTCACGAACAGGCAAAAACTCAATCATAAATTATAAAAATGGAATTTATCGTTTAGCGAAAATATCTTTATCTGATCTACCGAGAACCCTACCTTTCAACTCCAAGAACCTAGGCATCCATTCCTTGGATATCTTAGACACGATCCACTGGAATCCCTTAGGAGTCACATAAACAGTGTTAGTTCCATAAAACTCATCGTCATCACGATATCTGTAACGAGCATAACCACGATCTATCATCCTTTGGGATAACAACCATCTTTTACCGGTTTTAGCGAAGAACTTATTATCCTCAAGCAATATCCGGAGATTCTTCTCCGCTATATCATAACCATGAGCCTCCAACTTCTCCCGAACCTCTCTGATCAACATATCTGTCTCTTGGGCTATTTCGGCTGTCTTAGCGAACTCAACCATAGGAGCTTGTTCTTTAATGATATTATCAGATATCCTTTTGGCTTCCTCTGCCGCTTTCTTCGCCTCAGCTAACGCACGCTTCTCCTTTTCCGATTTAAGCAAAGCCTCTAATGCCTCTATATAATCAGATGGAAGTTCATTCTTTGATGGCATATTGTTAGATGGCATAGAATAAGAACCTGTTTTTCTAATAGAAGGAAGAACCTCCAATGTTACCCATCTTTTAAATTTCTTGGCGAACTCCTTCTTAGATGACATAATTAAAGTATACATACCAGACTCATTAATAATCTTTATCTGGCTAACATATTGATTGTGAATAGGGGTGAAATCGTAGGCCTCCCTATCTTCTGACAATCTCAGCATTTTACAATCCTCGTCATCTACCAACCTTCTTACAGCATCCCTAGGATCTGCATACCCTAAACATTTAGCTACATCATTACCTACAAACCATGGTTCATGCTTCTCATCCAACAATACTCTCACATCCCCAAAATCAGGATTCTCAAACAATTTTAAATTATTATCCATAATATAAAAACAACGAGAGCCACCAGCGTCCGTTACTCCACTGGCGACTCTCATTTATCGCCTACGCCTAAGCGATATTAATATCTTCTTCTGGTCTAGCAACGGATAGACACCGCAAATATAAGACCTTATTTTGAAACTACAAACAAACAGGATATATTTTTACAAAAAATGTAATCAATTATATTCCTCTGTCATATACAATGCATAATCATACCTATCCTCCATCATCATCACCACCTTCTTGATATCAGATAAAGTTAGTTTCTTTATCTCCATATTCCTGCTATCCATTCTGACAAAAGAGTTCTTGAACTCCTGCTCTGTTATAGCCTCCAACCTAAATAGATTGTATTTTATAAGTAACTGGCCTACGTCAAATATCAGGATATTAAGATCAATATCATCCTTCAACTCATCAAGAAGATCACGCATCATGGCTTTGATAGCATCGGTATCAAGTTCCAGTTTCTCGGCCTCCTTCATCAACTTCTTGATAATACCATTGTGCTCGATTATGATATTAGCATTATCATCATCGGTAGGCAGAAGTACATCCATCGTACATTTTATACCAACCTTATCACTAAGCCTTTTATTGAACTCAGTCATATAGTCAAAAGCCTGATCCCTGCTTAAAGCGTATGTATGATCAAGCAACTGCTTTTGTCTGACATTGACAAAATAGTTACTGGTGTATAACATCATCAAGACCTTTACTCGCTGGATGCGTAGGTCTTGCATAATTTTCCGGTGTAAAAAAGCATCTAATTGCATAATATAAAGAGTCCCCACCGGGGCCATCACACACCCGACAGGGACCAACTTTTAAATATCTTACTCGTCAGGTGATGGACTGACGCCGCGAAGATAAGTCAAGATATTTAATTTAGCAAGGATTTTCCGCCTCATTTTCTCCGGATACTACATTACCGTCGGAAACCAAAGACTTGTCCTCGGCAGCCTTCGTAGGCGAGACGGATCCCGATTGGAGACCAGACGGGTTGACGAACGGGGTCTCCGTATCCTCGAAGAACGTCTCATCCCTCCTAATACTCATCCTGAACTTAGGAGCTATGAAAGGATCGTTATTAAGATCAATGTTGATCGTAACGTCATTCATCAAAATATCCTCCTTAGTCCTGGAATCGCCTATCCATCCTCTTACGTCAGTAGTCATAGGCATCTTACTAGCCGCTTCCTTGACAGCCCCTAGCCGTTTCTTGATAACATCCACGTCTCCCGTCAACGGAATCATATATGTCTTATTATCCAACCCGGATCTGGCTATAGCGTTATTAAGATCCATTATATCATCAATACTTACGCCTCCGCCTAGACCCTCCATAATCCTATCAGCCATCGATCCGATCATAGATGAAAATGATGATATATCCTGATTTTTCAATCTTACGGGGTATAGGTAATTTCTTCCATTTCCTGTCTTTATAGCTACAACCGGGATACGCGAATTTTTATAATTACCATACTTGTCCCTAACGATAGCCGTACAGAACGGGAATATGTTATACCTAATATTATCCTTCATCGTAACCTCCCCGTTCTCTATATATCCTACGCTCTCGACCTTACCAACCGTCTCATTGGTAAAGTCATTCTCGGATACCATCAACGTACCATTATCATCACTTATGCTAAAATTAGGTCTTCCCGGCAAAACACTGGTAACTATGCCTACGAACGGTATATCAATCTCGCCAGCGACAGATCCCACATTATCCCTATACAACTCAAAGGCCATACTCCTTAAATCAGCGTTACTTCCTTTTGAGTCCGGGTCATTGGCTTTTAGCACCGAGACAAAATTACCATCACTATCCACGATCTTAATAACCATATTATCAACCAGCTCTCTGTAAGCCGACTTAGTCTCATCAGAATTAGGATCAACGGCGTTAAGTCTATTGTATTTATCATACAGTCCCTTGGTGTATGGATCTGACATATCCATCTTAAACCTTACCATATCACCCTTGCGAAGGCTAGCCGCTGCTTCCTGATTCACCGACTCGTTGTTAGATCCAAACGTATCACCCGTATAATAAGGGACAATAGATCCATCCTGCCCCTTGCGATACACCATGAACCAGATGGAGGTCGACAAGGCGGTTTGCCGCCCCAATATGACACCGGTAGCGTTCTCGAAAGCCTGAGCGTCATCCTCGCTAATCATCCATCTTGAGTGGTTATCTGACTCTATAACAGTAAATATGTCGGTTCCGTTGGTGAAATCCATCACCCTTCCATTATCAGTATCAGTGGCATCAGATCTTTTAAGCCCAAGACCGTCCATAAACCTGTCAAGTCTCATTCCGCCAACCTCATAATACATGACCCCACCGATCTCTCTCTTTTGAGCCATCAACACCACCGGGTTCTGGGCGGCGTTAACTTCCGTCCTGCCGGTGGATGTCCAGGGTTCGCTCTCTGTGAGGACATCACCCATAGGTATGGATTTATCGTAATCCTTGACAGCTATACTTCCGTTATCATACAACCTCATCCATTCCACGAATTGAAGAAGAGGACCATCGGAATAATTATTGATAATATCAATAGCCTCATTAAGCTTATCCTGGTCAACCTCATTGCCATTGTCAGCCTCATTCATAAGATCGTTATAGGTCTTTATAGCCTCCTTAACCCGATCCTGATCAAGACCATTAATATTCACATCTATGATATCATCAATATTATCCTTAATATTATCTGATACATTATCATTGATCTTTAATCTATCTATCATTGACTTAGCCCTATTTATCCTAGCTATAGGATTATCGCCAAATCCTTTTACAAGATTATTAATACGATCCTTATTGTTATCATATATCTGCTTTTCCCTAGGAGATAAAATATCCTCATTACCGTTCCAGATCTTTATGGCTATATCATTGGCTCTATCATCTGAAGGATTTATAATATCCTCATCATCAGGAACCCTCTCAACTATATTACTTTCATCAGCCTTAATCTCATTCTCCATAGATCTGGCTATCATATGATTATATGTCTTGAACATAAATGCCTCATCCTCTCCTATAAGACCATCTTGGTAAGCCTTGTCTATGGCTTGATCATTAGCGTAAAGGGCGTTTGCTTCAGGATTATCAGTATTCCTGAAATCATACTTGCTATCATCCTCCTCATAAGTCTTACCCCATGCGTTCGACAATATCTTCATGAACCCGCGCTCCTGCGCCCGGATGAATCTTCTGTCACGCATACGACGAAGAGACTCGTTTATATTCTTATAAGCCACAAGATTATGACGATACTCGCTAAGCAACGCCATGGCCTCTTTATGATTATCGACCCCACGGGTAGACACGGCATTCTCAAAATCAACTATAGTCTCATAAGCCGCCATAAGATCTGAGACGCTAATCTTAGAATCATTATCATTTAAAGATAACTTAGATATATCCACATCTGAATTAATCAACGTGCTTAACTTTCTCTCCAAGGCAATTCTTTCTTCCGTCAATTTAAGAAGCCTATCATTCTCCTCAGCCAACTTAGTCTTATCAGACTCAATTGCTTCCTTCGATGCAACCTTTTGTTGAGTATTTAAGATATTCCTCTCCATCTTCCGTATATCATTCGTCAGCTTCCGGAGTTTTTCGAGAGCCTTGCTTGAATCAGGATTAAGATGAGAGTATATATCAAGGGCATCACCTATACCCGTCTTATATATCCTGTTTAACTGATTGGTGATATCATTCAAATTATCCTTAGCCTCAATACCGTTATATACCATATTGGAGATATAGGCGTTAAAAGACCTGTTCGGGATACCCTCAGTAAGTGAGTCGGCGAATCTGTTGGCCATGGTAAAATTATCCACCTTCTTATTAAACTCGTTGACAAGATCGGCTTTATACTCATTAACCTGCTCATCCGTCATATTCATATCGGACGCTATATCGCTATTAGGTATAGATTCGACTACCGTCCTGAAATTCTCCTTGGTATCATCCAACATCCCCATCTCCGAATCATAACGGAGACGATTGAATACGGCGTCACTAAAATCCTTATTTATGATCCTACCATCACTCTCGTACGATGTGTCTACACCAGATAATTGAGCGTTAAGAGCCATACTGCCACGAATAGCACGGACAGCGGCGGTGGTCAAGGCGCCGGCATTGGCGTTGTAGGCCTCCACCATCCCCTTGTTCCGGGACATGTCTTGGCTCCATTCCTTTATACCCCCAATAGTCTTTCCACCCATAATCGATCCGATAATCATACCGATACCGATCTCCTTCCATCCTTGGCTAGACCCGTACGTCTCCTTGAACCCATTCTTTATAGCCTCCATATAGCCTATATTCTGCCGGATAGCCATAGGATTGTATCTTGATTCTACCCAATCCTTGGCGGACTTACTAGCCACTCCCTGAAGACCTTCCTCATACAGACCCTCTGACACTGGGCGCTTGATGATATTGAACGTATTTCCGGCTACCTTCTGCCATTTCTTTGGTGTTATGGCTCTTAACGTACCGTTATCCATCCTCTCGGCACCTACGCCAAATATATTGCGTTTTATGAACTTATCCACACCAAGATCCATGCCGAACATATCGCCGAACATAGCTATATTGGATAATGACAATATGCCGACGTTGGCGGCGAATACAGCATTAGCGGCATTGGCATTATCAGCCCTGAACTTCATAAGCTCCTCATATGGGACTTCCCTTCCATAAGCGTTACGGTAAGACTGCCTGAAATTCTCCTCAGCCTCCATCAGCATACTTCTGGCCTCGACAGATGCCTCCCACGAGGTAGATGTGCCAAGGAAAGCGAGGGTGTCCAGTCCCTTGCCTATCCTCCGTCCCGTACGGGCGGCCCTAAGGTAGACGCCGAACGCTTTCTTGGTATCCGAAGCCGCTTTGCCTATCCTAGCCAAAGCCACGCCCGCCCTAGCTCCCGTACGAGCTAAGTTCATCAATCCAGCGCCGGAATATACGGCTGACGATAACATGGCTCCAGCGGTAAAAGCAAGACCGGATAAAAAATCGTTAAACCAGAAATTAGCCGTGGTCATGCTTTGAAGGAAATTCATATCCCGCTCCTCACGATTGTAATAATGAGCAAGACCGTAATCCATCTTCTTGTCCTGATCATCCAACCATCTCGTGAAATCGTTATCAAAAACAGCGTTAAAATTACCTCTGGATACACCGGCGTAAATACCATAAAAAGGCTGAATAACACCACCTAATCCATACAAAGCGGCTTTACCTACAAATTTCCCCAAACCTCTCATCCATTTCTCAGTCCTACCTTGACTCCTAGATAAACGTGTGTCGTTATCTACACCGGGGATATAAGACTCGTATTTAGGTATCCAAGTACCGCTACTAAGTCGATACCTTGAATCCTCCAACGATATCTCCGGACCAGTAAGATTAAACCTGCCCTTATAGCTTTGATCAGAAGCTATATATCCTAATGGGGACATATGTTTCATATCATCATAATAATTTGTCTTAACAGTATTCTTGATCCTCTCCGACAATGACGGTATCTGGGACTTTGATCTCTCGGAAGCGGAATACGGATCCAATACCGGAGGCAGGTCACGATCCGGTATATCATAGGGATCCGTACCAATAGCCTTTATATTATCTACGTTTATGGTAGGATATCTGTACTTCTCGGCAAGATCCTTTCCGTTAGAGGTATTATTATAGATTTCCATTGTTTCCATTATTTCCACTATTTCCGTTATTCCTGTTTCTTATCTCCTGATCAATCATATCAGCTATGGGCGAGATGAAGCTCTCGAAATCATCAGTAGTAGATCTTCCCTCGCTCCTCCAATACACCTCATTCTCCTTGCTAAGTATCTGTTGCCATGCCATGACCAAATAATACTGCGGGCAGAAGTCGATCTTCCTTGCTACCTCATCAGCATAGTTAACGCCATCCAGATCAATTGAATACAACGGGGTATTACCCTCTCTAGCCCCTCCTTTGCTATATATATCAACATTTATCCCAGAAGAACCATTATTATACTTATATCCGGAAGCCCTTAACTCGTACATAGAAGCGTTATCGAACAACACGTCAGTAGCGATCATCATCTGATTCTTCCTGATATTACCGTCATTTATATTCGTAAACATATCTATATAAGGCATTACCGTGTCCTTGGCCCCGCTAGCGTAAGCGAATGGAGCTACCAACAATGACTTAGCCATCTTCCCATAAGCGTTGTTGCTTGAGCTGGCGAAAGATATGGGTACGACACCGGAATCATAGGTCTCGGACGGGATGCTTACATCCTCTTTGTAGAAAGTAAGTCTATTCGCAGCCAGATCAGCCTCGCTTACCTCAACAACAGATCGACCATCACCTCCATTATTGCCAATGATCTGATAATTACCATCACCTATAGGGGATATGGTAAACGTTATCTTCGTATTGGCATTATCCTTATCCTTAGGAATAAAACCGCCACCACGGGTAAATAGGTCACTAACCTTTATATAATCTTTCTCTTCTTGACTTTTAGACGGATAATCACCGGAGAAGATATACTCACGCTCGGCATACTCATGACGATATTGTCTCAGGTAATCCTCGCCAGCACGTTTAGCGTCATCAGCGATCCTACCTAAATCCCCACGACTCCATTTATGTCTTAATAAATCATTCCTCTCTTTATGAGCCTCATCATATATAGCGGTAGCGACAGCGATCGCCCTGTTATCCCCGGCAAACCTATCTCTTATTTCCTCAATGTGCTTATTCTTACTAGCCCCAGATACGGCAAGAGACATTATAGATTCAATATCATCAAGCGAAAAAGACGTTCCCATTAAATCATTCACACGATCCAATAAGACACCTGATTGACCCGAATCCATTGATACATGAGGCATTTCTCCTTCAACACCGTAATTAATAGTATTTATATTATCATTTAACAAAGAGCTGTAAGCGGACAACTTACTCCAATCATTTAATGTTATATCGTTTATACCATTTATATCAAAAACCTTATCGCCATTGTTATTAATATCTCCAAGATTGAATGTGCCGAATCCATAACTAATATCTATACCTGACCCACTGTCCGATCTAGCTTCTCTCTGAATTATAGTATCAATACCATCCAAAACAGCATTGCTCGCCTTATTGAATCCATCATTGATCTTATTATACTTCCCTCTTTGGGTATTTAATCCAAGAAGCTTCAAATAACTATCCTGACCATTGTAATCAAGCAACTCGTTCCTTGACCCTCCATTGGCCTTGAAATAAGCCATGATAACCTGATCGTTATCCATATCCTTGACCACGTTACTATTCTCAGGATCAGACGCCCATGCGTCGATCTTCCTTCTAGCGTCATCTGATAATGACTTAACGAAATTACCCATGCCGGTAGTCACCGCCTTCTCGTTGGCTATGAACCCGTTCATGAACTCATCGCTTATGCTCACATCGTCAAGGTTTGCGCTCTTGGTAACCACGGTAGGCCCGGTCGTGTCATCACCTCCGCCACCTCCATTCTCCGACTTACCCGATTTGCTGGCTCTCATCAACGCTGCTTTCTCCATGGCTAGATTATGCCTTTTTGTCTCATTAAACTTAGCTCTCTCAATCATCTGCTGATTAGCCTTGAAATAATAATCATCAACACCCAACGTCTCGTATGAGTTATTATAAGACCATCTCAGCCCGACGCCACGAAGGAACTGCTGTCGTACCATGAACATGCCGGCTCGCTCCGGGCTGTAGTTGCTACCGATAACGCCCTCGGCCTCCTCCACGAAATCATTTCTCTGCTTGATAATATCCGCCAGCTCCGACTCCAACTTAGCCCTCTTGGCCTTGTCATTGCCAACGCCCTTTAGCTTGGCTCGTATGGATTCTTCCTTGACACTGAAATCATCAATATACCCTTTAAGGAAATCTGAGGTGCTTTGAACATTAAATAAGTCAGGATTCGTTCTAGCCATATATCTTCCCTCTAATTGCATCTGAGCCTTACCGTTCTCAGATATAGAAGCCATGGCTATATCCCTGACCTGAGCGTAACTCATCTCATCTATATACATCTCACGCATCTCGCCCGTCCTGTTACCATTGGCATCAGTCACCGGTACATTGACTTTCTTCCCCTTGTTAAGGGAGATGAAATTCTTCATCTTCTCATCAATCTCAGCATGATAATCCGTATAAAGGGTATAATGTATAGGATTAAGACGTGTCCCTACCTGACCGTCATTCATCCAAGCCACGGCATCGGCGAAAGCCTCAGCCTCGTTTATAGGACTATACATCTTGGGATTGTTCAGCTTCATATCCTCCATCTTCTCGCTAAAAGCCCGGATCTCCCTAGTACCGGCAATAGCATTCAACACACGGGTATCCAGAGCTTCTCCAAGACGAGCCTGTATACTTCTGGCTATACCGTCAGAAGCCAAATTAGATTTACGATACACGTTATTCACGTCCTGTATCAATCCATTTAACCTGTTCTGAAGATATTCCCTGTCCTGAGGTTTTATAATGTCAGAATTGATAATATAATCAGCATACTCGTTTATAGCCTGCCGATTGGTATCTATCTTCTGCTGCATGTACCCCATCCCCTGCATCATGACATCCATGTTGTAGGGTGATACGTACTTGCCGTAATTCCTTAATATACTATATTGTGAAGCCATCCTTTATCCTTTCTTGCCTTTAGTTACTTCCTGAGCAGGATATAATCTCCTATAACTCAATATATCTCCTTGAGGATCAGCGATCAACTGCCCATTAGAACCGATCTTTACATCCCCGAATATAGACCTTAATGTATTCATGGTCGTAGCCGTATTCCACTTCTGCTGGATCTCATCATTTACGCTATCGAAATACCTAGCCCAGTTCTCGTCATTAATAGCCAACCCCTGCAATATCCGTTGTTGATAAGCTTGGCGTTGGGCTATATTCTTATCATACGTGTCAGCCCAAGTGCGAGCGTTTATATTATCAGCCCAAGTTCTTTGAGCCACGTTCCCTTGTTCTACCTCATTAATGTATCTACCTATATTGGAACTCATGATAGCCTGTAAGTTGGATGATAAAGCCCCTCTCTGGGAATCAGGGACATTACCCATCTGATCCAATTGTGATTGGAAAGCACGATTGGCCTCAACCATATACTGATCAGCCGATCTCAACACCGGATCCACGGTAGGAGCGTAATGCCTTTCCAGACCTTCCGTTGTCACGGCTCCCGGAGTCATCCTGAACACCTCAGGGAAGTCAAGGCCACCACCCACTATATTCCTGTTCCCGTTACCATTATTAGTCTTACCGGTGTTAGTACTGGCATTTGTATTGGTCTTAGGGAGTGTATTAGGATCAATCAGCTCAGGCATATCCAACTTAACATCAGGATCCTCCACATCACCTATATCCATAGGACCGGGAGCCACCTTATGAGGGTCAAGTATAAAATCAAGACCTTCCATTCCTTTCATGGATCTCAATGCCTGCATCTTAAGCATATCCTCGCCAAGTATCTTATTAACGACATCCTTGTTCTTGTCAGAGAATAGTTGGCTAAAATGGGTGATACCAGCATCGTTAAGAGCCTTATGCTGTTCCTCTGTAACAACGTCTAGACCGATCATAGGGCGAGATGTGGTAAACAAACCTAATTTATTGTCTCTCATCCTATCATGATATGCGGCTTTCTTGTCTTCCGGGTAATTACCTTGACTATCCTCACCGCCAAAGGAAACGAGCGTCGTGTAATCCCGAAGCGCCTCGGCGTTGGCGATGATCGGGTTCTCAGCCGTAGCCAAGCCCATCCAGCTACTTGTCTGACCGTAGATAGCGTCTTGCAACGCCCTAGCCCTAGCGCCCTCTGAAGCTCCCATATAAGCATCGTAAGCGACCGGATTGAATGTCTTATAATAATTCAACCTCTCATCCGTATTAATACCTCCATAAGAGCCATCAGTTCCTTGGCGTTGATAACCGAAATAGTTAGGATCATTGTTGAACCTATTCTCGATCGGGCGGAAAGTTAATTTACGACCGAACAAAGACGTGCCTCCTATCTCCATCTTCTGGCGAATACCAGCCACTTTCTTAAGCAGCTCTTTCTTAGCCTCAGCTATATCCTCCTCCGTAAGACCGTATTCTTTCATAGATCTGGATATGATGTTATCTATCTCACCACCCTTAGCGAAATACGTATCCTCATCCTTCTTCATCTTCCGGTCTTCCTGCTCTTTGTATATGACATTAGCGAAGTCCGTAAATCTTCCCTCTAATCCATTAACGGTATCGTTGCTATCATTTATAGCCTTAGATAATACGGAGGCGTTTAAACGCCTCGTATTCTCGTCATCTATCTTATCGTTCTTCTTCAGCTTCTCCAGCGCCTTTTTCTGATCATCGTAAACTGATTTAAGACCGATCTTAACCTTATATCTATCCATTAACGTAGCGTACGTATCCTTTGGTGTAGCCTTAATACCATACGTATCCCTAATGTATTTAGCGAAGTCCGGCTCTATGGTGGTGTCATCGGTAATAACCTCCGTACCCTGCTCCAAAGAAACAGGCGTTCCCCCATCGGCGTGCTTCTGCCCCATGGCCTCCATCGGCGCCTCTCCGGGCTGCTCCACGTACTCGCCCTTCTCTACCTCTACGTTGGCTTGATCTTCCATCGACTTAGGTAACGGATATAAATACTCTCCGGTAAGGCTACCGCTATCGAATCTATTATTAGGCCCTAGATAAACACCACCTCCATTCTTATACCGCATCTGGGATTGCCGTCTCTGCCTAGCCTCTCGCTCTTGAGCTAACCTGATATTGGTACGGGTGCCTTTCTCAGACGCTATCCCGGAAACCACGTTACGAGCCAACCCCATGATACCACTAATACCTGATGCTATGGTAGTTATCGTATTAGCTGTTTTAGCTCCAGTAGATAAATCACCATACCCCTCGCTTCTCATACGCCCTATACCACGACCCATCTGGGTAAACCTAGATCCTATATCATCAGCGCCATAATAAGGTATGGCGGTAAAGTCAAAAACATCCGTGCTGCCAGACTCGTCAACCTTCTTATTACTGTCAACGATAGCGTTCAAATCACTTGTATCAATGGTATTAATATCAGGATGCTGAATATCAAATCCTATCCGGGTAGACGAAACCAAAGGCTCCACTCCAATACCCTGAAGACCAACAACATTACCGGGCATAATAGGGGTGACTTCCCCAGCCTCTTGATATTTAGGTATCTTCCTCTTGATTACATATTTGCCCATATCAAATTAATTTCGTTCTGACACAAAGATAATTTAAAAAAACAGAGACTCATCATTTTACAACGATGAGTCTATCAACAAATATTATTATGCGCAAAATTTAAATGTGAACTACCGCTAAGCTAAAGACTTAGCGGCTTCGGAGATACCAATACCTCCTCTCTTTTCCTGCTTCTTCCTGCCGTTGCTTTTTAGGACACGAGGTCGGTCATCCACAAGAGGACAGTCCACAGGCTTGACTTTCCCACGCTCCGTGGGTAGGGCTTTCAAGCCAAATTCTTTGATATTGCAAGCTGCATTGAAGTCCCGGTCGTGGTGCGTGCCACATTCCGGGCAAGTCCAACTGCGCTCGCTCAGTTTCAATCCTTTGTACACATAGCCGCATTGGCCGCAGGTCTTCGAGCTTGGGGCGAAGCGGTCTATCTTGACCAGGTTCACTCCGTACCACCGGCACTTGTACTCAAGCATCGTCAGGAACATCCCGAAGGAAGCGTCTCCTACGGCTTGCGCTAAGTGATGGTTGCTCTGCATCCCCTTCACGTTCAGATTCTCCATGCAGAGTGTACGCACTTGGCTGTCGTGCGTGAGTACATGGGTGATCTTGTGAAGGTTGTCCTTGCGGCAGTTCGCGATATGTTCCTGCAGTCGCGCCACGCGGATGCGTGCCTTGTTGCGGTTGGCAGAACCTTTCTGTTTGCGGCTCAACCGCTTCTGCAGCAAGGCCAGGCGGTCTAGGCTGTGCTGCAGGTTCTTCGGGTTGTCAAACGTGCGTCCGTCAGAACATACGGCAAGTGATTTGATGCCTAAGTCTATGCCTAAAGCCGTATCGCCCTGTATGGGTGAAACCGGAAGCTCTTGAATAACCGTATCCACCAGCACGGAAGCAAAGTATTTGCCCGAAGGTGTCATGCTGACGGTAACAGTCTTCACTGTACCCTTGAACCTGCGGTGCAGCACGGCAGGAATATCTTTTGCCTTGGGTATGGAAACGGTGCCCTTTCCGAAGTCCACGCTGCAATGCTGCGGACACTGGAAACTCTGCCTGTTCTTCCGGCTTTTGAAGCGGGGAAATCCCACTGCATGCGTGTCGCGGAAGAAATTCTTGTAGGCAGTATCAAGGTTGCGGATAGGATTCAAGAGGGCTTGTGAATTTACCTCTGTCAGCCATTGGTTCTCCTTCTTCAGTTCGTTCACCATCCGGTCTTGAACTTCCTTGTAAGCTACGGACTTCTTTTCTAGCTTGTAGGCTTCAATCTTCAGGTTGAGTGCCCAGTTATAGACAAAGCGGCAGCA